GGTTGGGGGAGTCCCCTCAATTTCCCGATATATTCGGCTCTATAGCCGGGGGTCTGACGGGGGGCCGGGCCGGGGTCGGGGGGTAGAGCGCCTGTGGGCGGTGTTCACGGCACTTTCAGCAGGGGGCCTCTACGGGGGGTAGCGGGGGGCTATGGCGAGGAGAGGCTGTCTGATGAACAGTCAGCAGAGTTACGCATTAGGGCTACTGTGAGCGTGTGAGAGTGGGGGTAATGAGCGGACGGCGGAGAGCGGCGTAGCGTGACGTTAGGGTTATCAGGGGCCGTCTCTGTGAGCGACAGTAGGGCTACCGTGAGCGCTCATAGTATGGATACTGACAGGTTCTCACAGTAGGGCTACTCTCGGCGGCGGATATGTAAGCAAATGATATACATATCAGCGTGAAAGGTTCAGATATGCTATGTATATGAGATTGGAAGGTTCGACAGAGTTACACGACAAGCGTGACGTTAGGGGTATCGACAGAGACTCACAGAGCGCGGCGTAGAGCGTGAAAGAAACTCGTAGCGTTAGCCTCTCTCAATAGCCATATCGGCGTCCCTCGCACAGTAGCCGTATCACCGAACCAGTGCGGTGGCGTGACATATAGCCGTTGTATCATGATAGAAGAGATATGTATAGCGGTTGGCATGGACGAACGTCCACGTCCCTTATGGTGGGTGTTGAACCTCAGCACTTCCGTTTTCGGCGGTATTGGCCTTATATAGTAGCACTACCGCTCACAGTATGCCTATCAGCGTCTCTACGGCGTCTCATTCCGATTTGGGGAAAGGGTCTATGTTAACATAGCCCTGTCCTGCTGGCCGTAGCGAAGGCTCACGGCGGCGTAGAGAGCGTCGAAAAAGAGTCCGTGTCAGGCGTCGTCAGTCCGGCTTGATGGGCGTCTCGTCGTCCCACGTCCACTCACCGTCGGCGTCTTCGTTGAACCGACCAGCGTGGCCGTCGTCGGGCGTGAAGCCCACAGCGTCTTTGCGAGCGACTTGGACGCACGCTTCGTGAGCGACAATCTCGGCGTCGTCGTTCAGCAGGTTCGGCGTCGGGATACGCACGAATCTGTCCCCAGTCTCAATAGGGGTATCACACCGAACGCATAGGTCGTCGTCGCTCATGCGTCCACCTCGGCTTCGAGGCCGTCGATGTATGCGATAGCGTACACACCGAGTTGGTTCGTCCAGTTGTCACCGTCGTCCTCGGGGCCGTGAGCGCCACGGGCTTCGAGTTGGCTGGCGGTGACGACGCGGCGGCCTTCGACGTACAAGACGAACTCATACGCGTAGCCACCGGCACTGTCGTTCTCTTCGCGTTCTACTGTGTAGGTCAGTCCTCTGTGTTCAGGCATTGTTGGTTCAGTCCTCGAAGCACACCGGGGGAATCGAAGCCCCCGCGAAGCACCGAACGTGTGCGTTGGCCCACGTCAATAGGGCTATCAGTGTCCGCCGTCGGTCTTCGCTTCGGACGTGAGTTCAGCGATGATTTCGCCCTTCACACCGCCCTCAATGTCGTCAGCGAACTCGTCCAGCACGTCTTCGACCGACAGTCGAAGGTCGAGAAGGTCGTTGTACTGGGCGGCGAACGAGTCGCCGTCTTTGACCGTCTCTTCCGCGCTGGCGATAATCTCTTGGGTCAGTTCCTCTTCGTTGGCCTTGACCGCTTCCATAGCATTGTCGAGGGCGTCTTCGACCTTCGACTCAATGTGCTGGCGAGCGCGGTCTTCGACCATTTCCCGACGTTCGTCGTCGTTGACGACCGGGATACGCTTCAACTCACAGTCGCGTCCGTGGGTCTTGAACCGGACGTTGATTTCCTCAATGAGCGTCTTGAGGCCGTCCAGCGTGTCGTTGTACTGGGCCGGAACGAAGTACACCGCACCACCGTCGCGGAACTTCACCGTGTGCGTCCAGTCGTGGGTGAACCGGTTCATCATTTTCTGAATGTCCCGACCGATATGGGACACTTCCATTTCGTCCATGAGCGTCGTCGCACGCTGGCTGAACGCTTCCCAAGCGTCCCACATCCGGTCGTCGCGGTCAATCTTGGGAACCGTCGCCATAGCCTTGTGTTCGCTCATGTAGCGGAACACACCGACCGTGACCTGTCGCCATTCGCCGTCTTCCGCGTTCAGGTCTTCCGCCGTGAAGTACGCGTTGGCGAGTAGGTGGAACGAGTCGCGGCCAGCCCGCTTCGTCTCGAACTCCACCGTCTGACCGTCGAAGGTCACTTCGTCGTTGCGCGGCGTGACGAGGTGGTCACGGGTTCGCGTGAACGCGCCCTTGGCCGACACCTCGGGCGGGGCCATGAACTCCGGTAGTTCGAGTTCGTCCATGCGGCGGAGTAGCCATTCGCGCCCCGTCTCGTCACCGTCAGTCCCATCACTGGAAATGACGAAATCGGAACCAATCGTGTACCAAATGGCCTGTCCGACGACCTCTACGTCTTCGGGGTCGTCCGCGCCACTGATACCCATGAGGTTCTGTCCATCGTCGTCCTGTGCGTCACCGTCAATTTGGTAGTCTCCGATTTTCATTGTGGGCCTCTCCGTACAGTATAGTAGTACCCCTATTGGCTTAAGTCTTCCCCTTATCGGAGATGAATACGATTCACATACACGCTGGCGTGTTGCCCATGTGAAGGTCAAACACACCCCGCCTCCGGGTATGTCTGAAGCGTTCACACACCCAACGCGTGCGTGACACAGTGAGCCGCCGTGAACCGTCTCGGTAGCCGCCCCGAAGGGGTCTATCCTAACATAGCACGTTTATTTCATTCCGCATACGGGGACGCTCACGCCGTCTAAAGCATGGCTCTCACCGGATGTATAGCGATTATGATATGTAACGAAACCGGAAACGCGTGGGGCGGCGCACAGTAGCCCTAATGCGATTTCACATCATGTCGGTAGAGTTAGGTAGGGGTCAACGTGTCAGGCTCTATACTGTATGTAGAAAATAAGTTCATCCCGTTAACAGGAATGGGCCGAAAAGTGTCAGGAAAGAAAGTAAGGTAAGGAACGTGATACATCTCACAGTATGGCTACTGTGAGCGTTGCCAGTAGCCCTAATAGAGAGGCCAACATTTTGGCTGGCCTAAAACGACCGGAGAGTCAAATAAGCCGCGTCTACGTCTCTCTCCGCCATTCTCTCACAGTAGGGGTAATGCTGGGATATGTAGCCTCGAAAGGATAACTCTGCTTACTATGTCAGAACTCCGAACTGGCGACGAATGTATAACTCTCCTTACTGTATAGCAGACAGCCTCATACGCGGACAACGGGCGTCTACGGCCCTCTACGACTTTATTTCGACGGTCAGAGACAGCCGTAGCGTGTCAGTAGGGCTATTAGCGACCGATAGACACTACCCCTACTGTCAGTAGAGCGCCGCTACCCCTATTAGCAACCGATAGAGAGTACCCCTAATGCCAGTAGAGCCACGTTAGGGCTATTAGAACACGATAGAGACGCCTTCCCCAGCCTGTAGACAGCCCCTATGAGACAGAGAACGAGTATGCGCCCCACGGAGAGCGCCATAGCGACTTTCTACGGCTCACAGACAGCCCCTCTACGAGACAGAGAGCGCCATAGAGAGCGCCTACAGACGACAGAGCCACGTAGGGACGAACGGAGAGAGTAGTAAGAAAGTCCCTCGAATCTTCTCTGACGCTCTCGCTCTCCCTCTCGGGGTTATATTTTCAGGGGGTGATTGGGGCCGTTCGTTACGTTGGCGTGGTATGCTGTGGATGTTGTTGCTATGTAGGGAGTAGTGAGCGTGGTAGTGGGCGAGGTATTCGGTATGGAAGGGAGTGCGTTGGCTGTTGTGGTGGTAGTGAGTATGGGCGAGGGAGTGAGTGAGTTGGTTGGTACTGTGGTGTTGGCCTATGATGTTTCCGTGGTTGTAGCGTATGATGGGGCGTCCGTTGAGAGCGGCGTGTGGGCGTTGTGAGAGGCCGTAGAATTAGCGGGGCGAGGGGACGTGTGAGAGCGACGAGAAGCGCCACGGCGAGCGTGTGTCCAGAGCGGCCATTCTGACGGCGAGGGCAACCCCGGAAATCGTACCTCGAAGCGCGTCCTGAAAGTTGCCACACTCATTTAAAATTTAAGTAGGGTGGGAGTGGCGAGTGAGTCTTCAGTAGTGGCCTCTGTGCATTCCGGTATAGGGAAAGGATTATATCCGTGGAAGGACTACGTGAACACGCATATGGTAGAACAAGAGTTGGCCCGTCAATTCGAGGGCTGTGAGTTTCCTGAACACGTCGAAGAGGCACTGAAGCCCATATTAGAAATCGCTCACTCCGAAGCGAACCTTGAGGGCGAGGAATGGGAGAGAGTCTTCGAGTCACTGGCGACGGACGTAGAGTTCGGAGAGGCGAGGTGGCTGGACGAATGAGCGAACCGAAGACCGAGGAAGAGTTAGAGGAAGCGCTTGAGGTGTACCGGCGAGACACGAATGAGCCTGACCCGCTGTCGAACGCGGAGCGGCGACGTACTCTGCTGTTCGCGTTGGGCCGGGAAGAGGAAGCCGAAGAGATAGAATACAAGAGTCAGTGCCTACGTCCGCTCATGGCGGGTGGTGAGTGACATGGATATTAGTCAACTGGATATGCCTGAAGGCCACGAGATTCGAGCAAAGACGCGAGGAAGCGCTACGCTGTCTGAACTCCCTGACCCTGACGAATCGCACCCGACGCTGGAATGGGACAACAGTGGGCGCTCTCACCAACACTATACCTGTTCCTGTGGTGAGCCTATCGGGGACAGCGGGAGAGAAGTTGTGAACCACCTGATAGACGTAGGCGCTTACGACGAGGGCGAACAATGAACGGCCTCGAAGACCCGTGGCCCATCAAGGGAACGATTACCCCGCGTGAGAACGGATACGGCGCGAGTCTTTCAGCGGCGACGGAGTACCTGACTGAAGGCGAGGGTGAAGACGCCCTACAAGCCGCTGTGGACAGGGCGCGGTCGAAGTACGGAAACGGGAAAGAGGTGGACGTAGAGTTCCGTGGGAAGCAGTACGAAGGGTGCTTGAGTTGGATGTTGAAGGGCGTCAATCTGTCGTTCACTGTGGACGGCGAGGGTCTTGACGAAAGCGAAGCCAAGCCGAAGCGTGTGTTCAGTTGCCCGGCGTGTGACAGTAGGGCTACTGTGAGAGCCACGACGGACATTCAGGTCACGCTGGACTGTCAGGACGGCCACCCTGTGCAAGAAATGGAAGAGGAAGACGAAGTAGCGTAACTGTGCCAATCTCACCTGACCTGAACGAACGAATGCTCGAAGCGCTTCGGGGGAGTGGCAAGGTCGGTCACACTCATACGTTCCACCTGTCGATTGGTGGCTACGTCGAAGTGGTCGTAAACGAACCGGACGCCACTATGGTCGGTTTGTTCAATCGGTCGGTGGACGGAGAGGTTCAGGACTTGTCCGATATTACGACCGAACCCCTACGATATGAGCGGGCCGAGTACGTCCACGACCACGGTGACAGCGGCGGTACTGAACTTCACCTTCACGACGCCAGTGGTGTGGTAGACGGTTGGTTCTTGGCTATGGGCGAGGAACTGATAGCCTACGGGCCGCTGGGAACGTCGCGGGAGTTAGAACATTTGGACTCCTTACAGTTCGAGGAACCGCTGATTGAGATTGAGTGAGTGAGTCGCTATTACCCCTACTGTGAGTCTTCGAGGTTTTCTTTGTAGTCTTCGGGAATGAACGGATTGTCCCTGTGGAACTCGTCGGGAATGAGTAGCCAGTCGAAGGCTTTCAGGGGAGCGACGGCGAGTCTCAAGGCGAGCGTGTAGTAGTACGAGCGCCACCCTGTGTTGATTCCAAAGAGACTGGCGACGTGCTTACATACGTAGATGAACGCCCAATAGAACGCGGCGGTGGGCCAACACACCGCGCCTGTCAATCCGGCGAATAGCACGGAGAAGACGAGTTTCGTTTTGTAGTAGTCCGGCTGTTCGTACTCGGGTATGTCAATATCAGGGCCGGGGTCGTCGCCTGTCTTTATCGTTACCATATGAAGGAGATTATTCTATAGACCTATAACTTTAAGGGGATTCAACTCATTCCTGAATACGTAATGCTCGGACTTGGAACTGACGACGAGAGCGACGTGGACGAGACATGGAATGAAATGGTTGAAGAGGTGGAACGTGCCGCCGCTGAACGCGTTCAGAAAGAGCGTGAGCCGTTTCGGTTCCATGTCTTCCGTGACGACAGCGGACAAGTAACCCAGTGGGCGCTACTGTCGGACAAGACTGTGGACGGCGTAGAGAGCCGTGTGCCGGTTACTGTCGGTTCGACCGGAGAAGGGCCTTCGACGCTGTGGATGGACTACCACAGTCGATTCAACGGCGAGAGGGAGCGGAATGCAATCTTCGAGTTCGTTGAAAAGGAAGACGTGGTTCCGTCGAACCAGTTTTGGAACTGGCTTTCGGAGTGCGTCGAAGCCGTCGCGGCGTTCAACACCCAACTCGAAGAGATTGACGACCAGAGCGCGTTCGGGAATATCTCGCCTGACCTTCCGCCGTTGTACGACGACATTTGCGGATACGAGAAACAGGCGCTCAATTTCTTCGGAGAGATTCTGATTGAACATCGGAACTACACCGAAGAGCAAGGGCGGCTGATTTACGAAGCCGTCCGGCGATACGACGTGGACGACGAGACGTGGGAACAGTTTACCGGTGAAGCCTTCGACAACGAGGAAGACGAATGAACGACAAAGACCGTATCACGGTAGACGAACTGACTGACGAACAAATCGAAGCGATTCTGAACACGCGTGGGTTCAGGAAAATGCTGGCGTACCAGCGACTCGCGGAAGGCGTCGAAGTGCTGAAAGACCAAGACGAAATCTACGAGTCGCTGGTGACGAGTATCACCAAACAGCACGGGAGCGTCAGCACAGAGAGTTCGGTCGAAGAGGTGCTGAACCTCTTCCGTAAAGAGGTGGAAACGTTCACTGAACCGCTGGTGGACGCTGACAATCCCGAGGAAGAGGTAGACCTTGACGAACTGGCGTTCTCCGACGACGAACCAACTGTCCCCAACGCCTAACGAACCTGAATCGGGAAGTGACCGTTCCAGATTTGCGTTCGGTCTTGGTCGTCGGTGACGATTAGGCGTTGCCAGTATTTGTTCCCGCCGTCGCCTGTGGTCACGTCTCTGTCGATTACCACTTCGAGTTCACCGGCGGTGGCGTCGGTGACTTGAGCGGTGATACCCGTATCACTGTCGTCGTACAGAGCGTCTTCGTCAGGGTCGCCCTTGCTGGGAACGAGATACCATTCGACTGTGGCGTTGGTCAGGTCTTTCGCGCTTCCATCTTTTTCGACAGTGAACGACCACTGTGCGGTTTCCCCGGCGACGTAGTGGTCGTTCCGCTCAATGAGGTGTGGCATTCGTTGATATAACGTTGGTCAATCTTCCTCAAGAGTGCGTCGGATATGCTTGTCTTCAAGAAGCCGGTCAAGGCTACTGTAGACGAGGGTTTCGTCCAGAACCGGTTCGGTGACTGTGCGCGTCGGGAACGTGGCTTTCAGTAGTCGGTCGGGGTTTCCAGCGACGAGTGTGCGTACCTGTTCCGCCGTGTAGGTCAGGGTTCGAGCGGTCGTACTCCTATCCGCGACCGTCCGACTGTGCGTGCTGTGGTATTCGACGGTGCGCGTTTCGAGGGCGTGTTCTACGAGGGTGCGTGTAACGGCGATTTGCTGTGCCAGCGTTCGGTCTACTTGTAGGTTCCATTCGACCGTCCGCTTGATAGTGACCGGCGGGCGTCGGGCTTGTGCGGTCGTGACGAATGCCACCGCCGAGACAACGCCGGGATTCTCCGTTGATTGCGTCGTTTCGTTGGCCTGAAGCGTTGTCGCCGTCGCTTCGGGGATTTGCGTGAAGACGACGATTTCGGTGATTTGTAGCGGAGAGGCCGTCGCTGACGAAATGGACGCTGGGTCGGTCGCCGTTCCGAGTTCCCCAGCGCTCACTGATACCCCTACTGTGGACGTGACCGACGAGTTCGGACTGGCCCGCGTGGCTTCGCTTGTGGCTGTCGTGGTCGCACTGGCCGAGGTGATAGCACTGGCTGTTTGCGCGAGGGTATCTTCCAGCGTCGTGAGCGGCGTAGCAGAGGCCGGAGTGATTTCCGTGGTCGTGAGTGCCGTCCCTTGCTCGGTCGTCGTGAGCGTCGTGCTGGCCGCCGAGACAGGGCCGTCTGTCCCACTGGCGAGCGTGAGTGTATCCACGCCTGTTACTGTCGCCTGTGCGTCCGTGAGTGCCGCGCCACCACGGGAGCGAGTGAGTTCGTCAAGAGATTCGGGAGTCGCCGTAGCCGCTGTAATTGTACCGTCTACGGTCGAACCTGTGGCGGTATCCGTAGCCAGCGTCGTCGCTCTTGCCAGCGTGATTTCGGGTGTATCTCGTAGACTGGCGAACTCGTCGGGGCCGAACGGTGTCGCGGTTGCCAGCGTCGGGTCACTCCCACCGAAGGCTTTCGTCGTCGCTGGCGTCCCCAGCGTCGTCGTGCTGGCCGCTGTAATATCTCCGGCGAGGAGTGCAAGGGTTTCTTCGAGAGCGGACAGAGAAGTTGCTGTAGCGTCCGTAAGAACACCCTGTGTAGCCGAACGCGTTTGTTCGTCTACTGTGTCTGTCGCACCGAATGCGTCTGTTAGAATTGCTCCGACACTGGACGCCCCCGAGTCTTCAGACTGAAGTGACGACGCTTGTGCGGAGACGAGTTCTGTCGCTACTGTAATACCGAGTGTCGAAGGCGCGGAGAGTGGAACCGCTTGCGCGTCGATAATTGCTCCTTTCTCACGGAGAAGACTAAATTCGTCAGTGGTCGGGGAACTCCCGGTTGCGGGAATAATGACACCACCGCCGAGGGCTTTTGTAAACGTACCCGTTGCCGTGGTTGTCGCACTGGCGTCAGTAGGGCTACTGACAAGTGAGGATGCGGTTTCCGAGGTGGCTGACAGCGGGCTTCCTTCCGCATTAGATACTAATGTACTGACTCTTTGGCGAGCGCTCTCCCCCGATAGTTTACTTGTCGCGTCAGCACCCGTGAGAATCGGTAAAACTGACGCTCTTGTCGAAACTGTAGCACTAATAGCGGAAGCCGACGCGGGTGTAATACTCGTTGGAGAGCGAAGTGTTGCGGTTTCCGAAGTAGTTGTGGAACTCGCCGTTGCCACCGTAACTACTGTCGTCGCTTGCTTGGTTCCGACCTCTGAAGCCACAATGTCAGACGCTTGAATTGTGGTAATAGAACCATTGTCTTTCGCTTCCCGACTTTCAGTGATTGGTGACGCATTGGCCGCTGTAATCGCTGACTCGGGTGTGGCGGTGGCCGATATAGTTGCCGTGGTCGTCGTTGCTACTGTGCTTGTGACAGTACCCGACGAAATGGCTGTAGACACCGACGTTGTATCGCTGGGAGTAGCCGTGGCTGGCGTAACGGTCGTTTCGGCGGTAAGCGTAGCCCCTTCCGTGCTGACAACGGAATCGGCACTCGCGGTGCTTATCGACCCGGTGTCGGTCGTAATTCCTTGAAGTTCAAAATCAACGTCGTCGCTGACCGCTTCAGTGTACCCTTCTAACTCGAAATTGACGTTATCCGAGTCCGGTGCGGCGTATTTAGGCATTGGTTAGTCCACATAGGGTTTCGAGAGTGCGTTGTATTTCTCACTCCCGTCGTCGTACTGAACTGTAACGTGATACAATGGTTCGCTGGGAACAGTCAAAAGATATTCCCCGTTCCCATCCGTTGTTTCGGTTCCAACGATACTGTCAGTTTCAGTATCAATGACGTAAATGACAGCCCCACCAACACCGATTCCATTGAGAGTCACTTGACCAGTAATCTCTTGGAATCCCGATGTTCCGGCTGTTGACGGTGTTCCGGTAGCACTGATTATTAACGCCTCTCCCTGTGCTGTCGTCGTTGTATTTGTCCCGAAGGTAGACGCTGAAGCCGAGGTTATCACACCGGTTTCGAGCGAAGTGATTATCTCTTCGACAGTAGTCGGTGTTCCGACAGAGGATACAAAACTGGGAATGACAGTTAATGTTCCCACTTCAGAAGGAAGAAGTGGTGACGCTTGACCTTCGGTCAGAACAGTATTCGGACGAGAAATTCCGATTTCATCATTTTGCTGAACAGACGCTACACTCCCAGTTACCACACTTTCCGAAGCCGCCGTGGTCAGGTTATCAGCCACCAACAACGACGGATTCGCGTCTGTGATTTGTGCGTCACCAAGAGCAAAACCGTCAATATCGACAGATAGCACAATGCCAGTGGCGTCCGTTATACTACCGTCAACAGTCAATGTAGAGTCTGAATTACCTGTAATCGGACTCGCAAGCCCGGAACTGATAGTGGTAATAAGTGTAGAGCGAGTAGTAGTTCCCGCTGTGAATACGGTCGTGGTTGTCGGCGTAACGTCAGCCCCCGCTTGCGAAATTGTTTGTTCAAATACGGATTGAGTTGTTGTGGTTGTCGGCGTAACAGAACTCCCTACCAACTTTGTAGACGTTTCAGTAAGCGTATTGACGCTGGCTGTGGAATCTGTCAACAGAGTTTGGGAAAGGAGCGTTCCGGTTTCAGTAGACGTTGTTGAAACACCTACTGAAGTGGTAATATTCCCGCTTTCAGTTACAACGAATCTATCCGTTGTAGAAGTAGACTCGTTGCTATATCCCGACGTTGTATGAACTGTTGCCGCTCTGACGCGATAGGTGTAGGAACTGTTCGATTCCAAGCCAGTGTCCGAGTATGAAATTGTATTAGAAGTGACAGTAGTAATTTGACTAAACCCGCTTCCAGTATCACGCTCAATTCGGAACTCTCCTTCATTGTCGCTGTTATCCGTCCAAGACAGGTCGATTTGGTCTGTTCCCTGTGTTGTCGTTGAAAGCGACGAAGGGGCCGGGAGAATTGTAATTTCGCTCGCTTCATTGCTGGACGAAGCCGTATGCTCGGTGTACGATTCGACGCGGTAGAAATACTTCTCCCCGTCAGCCAATCCAGTATCCGTATATGCCGTTGAACCCGCACTGACAGTTGTCACTGAAGAGAGCGACCCGCTACTCGTCCCCCGAAATATCTCAAACCCGTCTTCATTATCCGAGTTGTTCGTCCATGATAAATCCAGTTCATCTTCGGTGTTTGACGCCGTGGATAGCGAACTCGGGGCTGGGAGAACCGTTACTCCGCTCACTTCACCACTTGACGAAGCCGTATGCTCGGTGTACGATTCGACGCGGTAGTAGTACCGTTCACCGTCAGCCAATCCGCTATCTGTGTAATTGGTAGAATTACTTCCAACAGTTGCTACTGAAGACAGTGACCCACTACTGGTTCCCCTGAATATCTCAAAACCGTCTTCATTATCCGAGTTGTCAGACCATGAAATAGTAATCTGGTCTTCAGTACCCGTATTCAGAGACAGAGAAGTGGGTGCGGGAAGACCGGTGAGAGCATTTACTTCACCACTTGACGAACTCCGGTGTTCGGTGTACGATTCGACGCGGTAGTAGTACCGTTCACCGTCCGACAAATTGTTGTCACTGTAACTCGTTGTATTACTTCCAACCGTAGCCAACAAAGACAGTGACCCACTACTGGTTCCCCGAAAAATTTGAAACCCGTCTTCGTTGTCAGAGTTGTCATTCCATGAAATAGTAACATCGTCACCTAACGCTGAAGCAGAAATATTGCTGGGGCCGGGAAGACTCGTTGTTTCAGCCGTTTGATTTGATAGTCCTGACGAACCAGCGGAATTATTGGCGTCTACCCTGTAGTAATACCGTTCACCGTCATTCAGTGAAGAATCTGTATAGTTCGTCGTTCCATCTTGAACAGTGGCTATACTGGTATAATCTGAACGGGACGAACCGCTTGATACCGCCCGGTAAATTTCATAATACCCTCTATCCCCATTCCAATTTACCGCGTCCCAATTGAGAGAAATATCATCACCGGAAACACTCGAAGTAAGATTCTGTGGGGTAGAAGGAGCCGATACGAGCGCGTCATGCTCTATATCGTCAATCCAAACTTCGATGTTGTTATTATCCGTATTGTCTTGGATATACGCATAACGATTACTACTATTTGCCCGCAACGCTACGCGGTCTAATGATACATTATTGGCGAAATTATACGTACCCGAAACACTTTTTGTAGATGTTTGGTCTGAAATGAAATAGTCAAATTGGTTATTATCAAAATCTATCGTAACTTCTCCGTAAACCCAATCACCGTAATCAGCACCACCGCTATCGACTGTATTCCAACTTCCATCAAAAACCAGCCATTGTGGGTTGTCACTACCCAATGCACATATCGGATTCCCGTTTGAGTCTTCAAAACCGAACGAGTGACCATTCCCGTTACTACTCTCGTTCCAATAGTAACTTATTGTAAATGTACCAGAGTTGACTCTTTGAGAAAGCGGTCTATACCCTTGTATATCGTCAATGGTATTGAGATTTGTACCGCTATTATATGTAGCAAGACCTGACCATGAACCACTATTACTTCTGTTGGTACTCGCTTCAAAGTTATTAGTAGTCCACTCATTTACGTCGCCATCTTCAAATCCGTCAAATAGAAACATAATTTATCTTATTAGTTTAGTTTGGAAGATGTTTAGCCGTGGTGGGGAGTTTATACGACTCGTTGACGCTTAAATCGGCAAACCTTCTACCGGCGTTTCGTTATTTCCGTATGACACGGCGGTTAGTTGACCTTGACACCAGTGCCACCAGCGGAAATTTCGAGGGTGTCAATGTCCGACAGATTCCGCGACTGGGAAAGCGCTCCCGTCGCAATCAGGTGGTCAGACGCCGTTCCACCGTCGCCAGCAACGTCGGAGTCGAAGTTGGCGACAATGAAGTACGCGTCCACCGTCTGTGAACTGTCGCTGGTGTCGAACGTAATCAGCGAGTCGTTGTCGAATCCATAGTCCCCCGAGAGACTGGCCGTAGCGAAGGTATCCGACTGACGAGCGTAGTTCGACCCAGCGGGTTCGGTAGTAAGCGCCGCAAGGTCGTCGCTATCGCTAATGGCGTCTGTGCTGTCGTTGTAAAGACCTACGGAGAGAGTGACGCCATTGGTGTTCGTTTCCATGACGTATTCTTCACCAAGGTCGGTCAGGATGAAACTCATGCTCTGTAATAAGGTTCTAAACACAGGCTAAAAAGCGTTCGCCAATAGGGGTACTACAAGATATGAGTATAGCCGGATTCTTCTTCCCGCGTTGTTCATCCCTGTATGGGGAAAGACTTATGTTCGAGGGGGTGCTACTACTATGTACGCGGGGAGCGACCTCGCGTACACACGCTCCGGTTCCGTCAGGTGAACCCCAAAGTCTACCCGGTAAGAGGTAGACGCCTGACGCGAACTTTCCCCTGACTGTACCCGGTGTCACACCCGGCGGGGGATTCAAGCGAGACGGGCTGGTTCAATACCAGCCTCTCGGCGTCAACTACCCGACTGAAGCCCTTACGGGCGTGCCACCGGGCCAGCGCCGAAGTGGCCGAGGGCGCGATACCTCGGTGCGGCTGGGTCGCAACAATCACCCAGCGCCTTCCCGACCGAACCGTGGGGTAATGGCCCACGTCGCGGGAGTCTACGGCACTTACCACTCGTCTTGCGCTCGCCCGTGCCGGTAGCCGGTTCGAGGGGTTGAACCCACCTCGCGGGTGACTCGCACACGACCACCGCCTTGACGTTGGCGTGCGGGCTTGAACGGAACCAAGCGTGGTCAGCACCCGAGCGCCGAAGTGACACAGATTTCGCGTCGTGCGTTAGGAGCGTCGTCGCGCCCTGTGGTGTGAAAGGCCGGAATTAAACCGGGTTCGAGTCCCGGTGGGTGCTTTATGAGTGAAACAATCTCGCGGTCGGAAGCACCGGGAATCCTGTACGTCGTGTACGACGACGACCCAGCCGACCCGGTTGTGACGACCACCGACGAAGACGCGGCCTACGAACTCGCGGACGAGCGAGACTACCGCGTCGTCACCTACGAAAAGGCGTAACGGGCGACGACAAACTTTCTTCGGTTTTCAGTCTTCAGTAGCCGTATCGCTGAACAAATCACCGAGTCGTTTTCCGAGTTCGATTTTCACGACGCCGTTATCCAGATTCACCCATACGTAGCGACAGGCGGAGAGTTCAACTTCGGTGTGACACGTTCCACACGCGTAGCCACCACGGTAAGGAAGAGCAACACGGTGGTCACACGCGGTCGGGTCGGATTCAGCGGCCTCGTCGTCGCGGAGCATAGCAAACGCACTCTCGGCCATTTCAGGCAACGTGAGTTCGACCCCAGCAAACTCGAAGTGATAGCCGTCACTCTTCTTGTCCATACACCTGCTTGTACCCGGAGTCCCTTAACCATTCCCCATACGGGGAAGACTTAAGTCAGTAGGGACACTATTGTAGTGTACGGAGAGACGATAGAAATGCACTGTAAGCACTGTGGTTCGACGACTGGCGGAGAATCGGTTTCGACGCGGGGGAGCGATACGGTTCCCGCGTACAAATGCAAGGACTGTGGCGGCGTCTACCGGCTCAAGTGCGACTGTGATAGCCCGGAAGACCATAACACGACGAACCCGCCGACGAACGCGGGGTAATCCATCATGAGCAACAACATAGAAATTCGGAACATTCCACAGTGTGACGCGGACGTACCCGAAGAGGTGGATGATTTCTACCTCAAACTGTGGCTGATTCGAGACACGGGCGCGACGAATATGTTCAGTCCACAAGGCGTGGCTGACGTAGCCGAACAGTTGGGCTACGACGATTTCGTTGACTGGCTCACGCCCGACCGTGGGACTCGTCACAACGAAGACTACGGCGAACTGCTACAGGCGGACGTGAAGACGGTCGCGGTCGTGGACGGCGAAGAGAAGCAGGAAGCCACCCTCGAAATCGACAACGGCGAAATCGCCGTAGAGTTCGGAGAAGGGTCGTGGGTCAAGAAGTACGACCGCTACTGACGTTCGCTGTTTTCGGCTAACTTCCACCGTCTTCGTCTCTGTACCCGAACTCGCGTAGGAACTCCCTCATGCTCTTGTCCGTCGTTGGGAGTCCAGCGTAGAAGATTGCGGCGTACACGTCCAGTTTCCTCGGGTCGGGCGTGAACTCCCGGCCCAACTGTGTCTGTAGGTCGGAAACTTCGTATAGCACCATACGGTTTATGTACGCGGTGACGGCCTTCCGATTCTCCTTTCCATCCTGTAGCACACGCGGCGTTCCGTCCAGCGCTTCGTCAATAGGGCTATCAGGAATTTCGTCGGTGTCGTCCTGACCGCCGAGCGGGTCGTCCATTTCTTCGTCGGGGCCAGTCTCAAGGTCTTCCAAGTCCCCGTCGAAATCTGGTTCGACCGGGCCGTCGCTCATGCTACCACGCGGGGTTTCTCGTATTCGATGTTCAGGTCGCCCACCATGATTGCTTGAGCGAGGTAGTGATACTTTTCCAGCACCTCGGGTTCGTAGTCGTACAGGTCACGCGTCTCGTCGGACTCCGCAAACTCGAAGAGCGTCATTTGCTCTTCCATAGCCTGTTCGTAGGGGCCTCTGTCCTTGAAGACGTGCGGGAACAGCGGTATCTCGTCGCTGTTCTGGAAGTAGCCTATGTTGTCTTGGTGAATCGACTTGTTGTAGTCCACCTGTGTCGCCACGACAGCGTTTATGTCGAACTCAATGTCTATCCCCGCGTCAGCGAGCGCTGGCTGTGTACGGTTGAATAGGTACTCTTGCGCGGTCTTCACGTCCGTCCGACCCTTTCGGTTTGGGAAGACAGGAACGATAACGTTCTGTGTCGCTATCAGCGCGTTGCGTTCCTTGAGTCCTTTCCGGCCTTCACAGTCGATGAACAACACGTCGTAGTAATCAGGGATATTTGCCTTGACGAGAGCCTGTCGGAACACCGTCCACTCGTTCGGAACGCGCTCGCGGGCCAGCACCTTGTCGAAATCCGACCACTGGAACGAGGAAGGAATCAGGTCGAACGGGAGTTCGTCGTGGCGCTCTTTCGAGAGTATCACGTCGTTCAGGTCGCCGTCGAACACGGCTTCCAGAGCATTCGCCCGGTCATTCGACAGGTACTCCGTCATGCCAATGTAGTCGGTAAGCGACTGTCGCTGTGGGTCAATGTCCCACACCAAAACGTCATGTCCAGCCTTTTCGAGAGCGTGCGCGGTGTTCATCGTGACAGTGGATTTACCGCCACCGCCACTTTGCGTCCACATGGTTACAGTTCGTACCATTACACCTACTGCTATAAAATCATAGAATAATAAAGGTTAGTCAGACGGTCGGCGGACTCGCGGGTTTACTCGTAGGCTTACGAGTAAGTAAACTCGTCAGCCCGACGTGCTGTTACCCTCTTCGACCGTCACGCTTCCACCGTCAGGGACACACGTCGTTTCAGTGGTTCCGTCCGGGTATTCGACTACGATGTTGAACGCGCAATCGGACGCGCTCTCACTGTCACTGTCGCCAGTGTCGTCGCTCTGATTACCCGTAGTGGGCTGTTCTCCGGCGAGGAACGCGTTGACCTGACCGGTCGTCTCTACCAGCGCCGTTTCCTCGGTGTCCGCGTTGAAGAACCCGACGAGGGTAATGCGGGACGACGAGTCAGGCACAATGCGGACTTGCCAGTAGAGTTGGCCGTCCACGACGACCGGGATGGGTTCGACCGCGTTCATGTCGTCACCAAGCCGAGAGACGCGTTCAGTCGCCATTACAGAGTCCACAGCCTTCCGCGCCCCACGCTGGGTGGACTGACCGTCGTACTCTTTCACGGCCATGTCGCCGGTCTGTGCGTCGATTGTCCACACTTCAAGGACTCCGTTCGCGTTGCCCCACGGTTCAGTGGCGACGAAATACTGAATCCCGTCGTCTTCAGTTGGGACAGTGAACGGCTGGTCGTTGCCCTGACCCGGAACGCCCGGAACCTCAATCTGACCTTCGTGGCCGAACCACGTATTGACGATTCCGTTCTTGTAGGCCATAGATTCAACCTTGAAGCGGGCGAGCGAGTACGGGTAGTAGTTCTGTTCCTCTCCGAGAACTTCGGAGTTCTGTGCCTCTTCAGGCGACAGGTCTTCGATACTCCCGTCTTGCTCAATCGTCTTCACACCGCCGAACTCCGGCACAGCGTAGAACTGGGGAATCGGCGTCAGACGGAACTCCCAGTTGTGTTCGACGTAGGGGACAGCCATAGTCGATTTGCCTTCGTGCGGAACCACGAACGGGTCGCGGTAATCCGCCGCGTAGTCGTGCTTGGCGAGTTGCCAGTCGTAGGCGTCAGTTAACGCGACTCCCTGACCGTAGCGGAACTTCTGGTCGTCCTGAATGGTCATATCCTTGCTCATGGACGACTGATTCACGTACACGGCCCCGCGTTGCTGTAGGGTGAACGAGTTCACCATGCCGTCAGGCGACAGCGAATACGACCAATGTGGCGTTCCGTTGATGTACGTTATATCACCGCCTTCGAGGTTGTACTGGGGATACTGTAGGCTGTTCGTCGCCCAGTTTCGAGAGACGGCTTCGGGAGCGATACGAGAACGGTTCTGGTCACTGTTCGGGAGTTCTTCGAGGGTTCCAGCGTTCGACTGGACTTGATTCGCCATGTGTTCTTGGGCGTACATTCCACTCACCATTGGCCCCACGAAGAGGAACCCAACGGCGGCGAAGACGAGGAAGAACCCCGCGACGTATGCCCAGCCGGTCGTTTCGGTGCTGGACGAGTAGCCGGAATCGTCCGTGCGAGTCATGAGCTTCAGTAGGGCTATCACGACAGCGGCCAGCACACCGACGACAAGCCACTGAAGACCACCGGGATTCTTGAACGCCAGCGCGTAAGCGATTCCTTGCCACCACGGATACCAGAAGGCGAACCCGCCGACGAAGAACAGTAGGACGCCAGCGAGGGCCGCGTAGACTCCGTAGTCCTTTCCGAGTAGTGCATACGTACACGCGGCCATGCCGACAAGGCCGAGTACGAGCGGGAGAATGCTTCCCGTCAGTGCCGTGGGGAGAACGACGCCGAGTACCGTCGCCACCATAGCGACAGCGGCGGTCGTCTTCCCCGTTAGTTCAGTATCGTTTGCCATTTTGAATGCGATTAAAGGATTTGGCTATAGTTTAATAAAGTTATTGGAAGAAGCGAGTTAGCGACGAACCGTGACGAGAACCTTCGTATAGTCGTGTTCCGAGATTTTAGTGAATGGTATCTCACAGGACGGACACACGTCTTCTACGGTACGCTTGAGGCGGTGTCCTTCTGGATTCGTGACGCCAGTATCAACCAACGTCACTCCGGCGTCCACACAGGCACAAGCGAAGGCTTCCTGTGTGTACGACCAACTGGTGTCGATTTCCATTAGGGATACTGTGGTCGTGGTTGCTCCGTGCCACAGACCATGCACTCGGCCCGATTTTCGTCTCGAAGCGTATCCCAATCGCACAGGCACTCGCCTTCGGAACACTCGGGATTGACACACCGCATAGCCATGTACGTCGGCCCGACCGAGCGGCGTCCCATACCAGCGTCAAGGAACTCTCGAACATCTATGTCGTCACGGTCAGCCTGAAGCCCCCGACCGAGAGAGCCAGCGTCGGGCGAGTCAGGCCAAATGTGATAGTCCAAGAGTTGCGCGGCGTCGTACCGCTCTTGGTGTCGCTTCGTCGGGTCGTGGGCCACCGCGTCCAGATACTTCACCGTGTCGTCAGCGTGAAGCGCTTCGTGAGCGCGGATACTGAACGCGTCACAAAACTCCCCACAGTCCTGACGAAAGCCGGTGGTGTAACTGTTAGCGGCGGATTGCGATTCGTGTTGCTCGTAGCCTTCGACGTTGGGGTCGGTGTAGTACCGCTGTCCGGGCCACCAGCGCTCTGACCACTCGCTGTAGTGGTCTAAATCGACGCGGACGCACTCGGCTACAGTCGTCCCTTCTACGATTCCTCGTAAGTGCCAGTGAAGTGTGAGTCGGGTCATTTCTCTAACTCGAAGGTAAGGGTATGGGCGATTATACCTGCTTCCTCGAATTGGACAGACCGCTCGCCCATTTCCTCTTCTGTTATCAGTGGCGTCCGATTCACCTTGATTTGACGGATTTCGCAAACCCGTTCTCCACGCGGGCCGCTGTGGTCTTCCAATACGGAATTGACCGCTTCCATCGGGGTATCACCTTTGTCTACCGTCTTGTGTCTACGGCTTCGATTCCCCGACTCGTTCACGACCGAATATGAGATTCTGACTTGTTGAAAGCCGTGGGGTCTACCACACGAATCGCACGTCTCACCCTCGCTGATTCGGTGAATGTACTCCCCGTTTTCATCCTCTTGGTAGCCGTCACCCTTACAGGTGACACACTGTGGACTCACTCTTCTATCTCCCTCGCCTTCTCTCGGAGTTCCTGAAGCGCTTCGAGAGCGCCTTGCGTTTCCCCGTAGCGAGTCATGTCGTCACCGAGCGTTTCGCTGGCTTCGTCCTGATACTCGCTGTGTAGCGCTTCGATTTCCGACCGAAGTTCCTCGAACTCGCTCATTCTTCCACCACTTCCCATTCCGCGTCCATTCCAACACGAATCCGCTGGTCGCCGTCAGCGTGGTATCCGTCGCTGGACGTAGGAGCGAACACTTGGTCGCTGTGAGTGACGTACTTCGTTCCGATACCAGCACCACCAACGAAGCCGTCAGCGGTATGCTCGTCTACCGTGAACTTGAACGACGTTCGGTTGCCGAAAGTACGACCGGGCTGTGCAACGTCGTAGGACACTTCAACGGTCGCGCCAACTGGCGGAAGTTCTTTCTGTTCCATCTTCGTTCCAAGATAGGGGATGAACTGACTTAAGTCTGTCCCCTACGCCCGACGACAGCGAAAAGAACGCTCGTCAGTTGACGACGAGTAGTTCGTAAGTGCCTTCGGAGAAGGCCCCAGCGCCGTCCTTCTCCCGAACGAACCCATCTTTGTCGATTCGCGCTTCTATCGTCTCGCCCGTGCGGGAGTTGACGACCCACACTGGCTCTTCCTCGGCTGTTAATAAGGCCATTATGCTATCGTGAAGTTGTTCACAATCTCGTCGCCGTTCGTCCAGTGACCGATAGCGTGGGCGACGTGCGGGCTTTTCTGTGGCTGGTCTTCGAGGTGGACGTTGGTTTCGTGCTTCTCGTAGGTGTCGCGCTTGAACTTGAACAACTCCTTCTTGTCCTTGTCGTACATGAACAGGTATTCCACATCGTCGTCAATCTTGTCCAGAAGGCCGACTGACGTGGAATACGAGTCCTGATACTCGTGCATGACCTTCCAGAGTACGGCCACCCGGCCACCCCGAAGCGTGGTGGCGTAGGAACCCACAGTCTTTCCCCCGTACTGAATCCGGTCGCCGTAGTTGAAGATTGGTTCGCTCATTCCGTTTCGAGATAGGGGATGAACCGTAATAAATGCTTCCCCGATACTTACCAATTAGTCCGCCGCAACAGGATTCGTAGCCCCTCGGCGTCGGCCTGTCCCGGCGAGACTGTCGGCTTTCCGATTACGTTCTCGGGGAATCCACTTCACCTGAAACTCGTATTCGACAATCAGTGAAAGTTCGTGCGCTCGCTTCTCCCACTTCGTTGACTGGGGGTCAGATAGTTTTTGAGCAACAGCCTGACAGTCGGTGTAGAAATACACCGGCATTTCGGCCTCAAAATGTTGCTGAACCACTTTTGCGGCCTCTCGGATAGCCATGTATTCGCCGTCCATTGAGGTGTAGTCACCCTTCTCGAACGTGGCGTTCTCATGGCTCTGGTTGTTGTCTCGTATCACATATCCAATACCGACGACGTTGCCCTTACAGGAAGCGTCGGTGTGGATTATCACTCTTTACCACCGAAGCAAGAACCGGCTGGGTGTGAATCCATCCATCTAATTCTTTGTCAGTAGCCCTAATAATGACTCCGCCCGTGCCAATCTTCAACACACGCTATTTTCGCACGACAACGCGGGGAAACGTGCCGCGTGCCATAGAATTACAGCCGCTACAGCGACCCTCTCGGTCGAACGGGTTCTTCATGCCGTCACCCTTCCCACAGTTTCGACACCTCGTTTCGTGATAGATTTTGATTCCGGGTTCCCACCAATCAGGCATATCGTTCATCGTTTCACCGTCACGACGAGTTTCATAGTTACGACACCCTCGAACTCTTTATTGCACTCGCAACAGACCTGTCCCTGAATCTTCGTTTCGTAGTAAACGCCCTGCTTCTCACAGTTGGGACACTGAATACAAATCTCCGTGAACGGACTGTCGCCTTTGCCCACTTCCCACTCGAAATCCAGCATGGTCAGCGCGTGATTTTCAACGACACTTCGAGTGGCTGTTCGTCGCACACGGTGGTACTCCGGCAACTCCCACACGACACGGTGACAGTCCCGTTCGAGTTCTCCGTGGCTATGCTGGCCTGTTTCTCACGGCACTGGGGACAGCGGAACACCTCGTTCTTCTGGAAGCGAATGTGAAGCGCTCCGTGGCGTTCCTCGCGCTCCCACTCTTCGTCGTCCAGCCCTTCGACCAGATACACGTCAGGCCGGTCAGACGACAGTTGACGCTGGTTCTCGCCCGTAGAGTACACTTCTTCCCACTTCTCGCACTTGTACTCAATGTCGTTGTCACCCAGCAAGACGAACCGTTTCGTCTCTTGTCCGTAGCGCTGGGCCGACTGGACGACTCCTTCGTGTTCGACCTTGTTGCTGGACTGCTGGCTGGTGTAGACGATTTGGACGCGCTCACCTTCCCGTACATCCGATATTTCGACGTGCGTGAGTTCTTCCCTGTCGGAAATCATTCCCGCTCACTCCGGCTGACGACGTTGTACGCCTGATTCTCTTCGGGAACCAGTTCGTTCACGCACGGCGTACACATATACGTCTCGTAGGTTCCGGGCTGACTGGACGCGACCTGACGCTGACGCGTAATCCAGCGAGCGGGTGCTATATCCGTGGACTGGCGCGGGCCGGTCATGTAGAACCGAACGATAACCTCGCCGCATTCGTCGCACAGAATCTCCTTCGTCACCTGCTGGTGGTACGACAGAGAGCGGTCGCGCTCGGGTTTGTTGATAGGCATTTAATTTACCTCTCTACCCTATAGTAGCGTCTCCGGGGTATTAAGTCTTCCCCGTATGGGGAATGGCTACGTCAGTTAAGCGACGTGTGGTGTCGGAAGATAGTGTTGTTTCATAGGTTTTTGTGGTCGATGTTCTCGAACTGGATTTCAGCCCGGCCACCGACTGATAGGGGTATTAGAATTTCGTTCTCGTAGTGTATCTCCGCTTGTCCGCACTTTGTGACGTGTGCGGTAATCCCACGAACCGACACATATGTTAGAAGTTCCTCGCTGTATATGAATCAAGGTGCTGTGGGCATAGCCAATTTCCGTCGAACTTCTGTTCCGCCGTCGTCGCACAGTCACCGACCGTACAGACCTTCTTCTTGCGGTAGACACGAACCCGGAAATACCCGCCCCTGTCACTGACGTTGAAGTGATTGTTTGGGGCAATTGAACCGACGTACTCTTCCACGTCTTCGAGAATCTGTAGGGTTACTGAACCACCAACTGATAGGGGTATGGTGACAGATTCGAGTTCGGTGCGTTGGACTTTCTCGGTTCGTAACGTCTCTTCGCGGCTATCGCCAACGAAGCCGTACTCGGCGGGCATATTATAACTTTATTATGCCACTACTTCAGTCTTTCCGAAAAGGGGAACGAGTCAGTACCCTTCAATACCCCGAACAAGTATCTCGGCGTCACCAGCCGAACCGTCGTTGACCAGCGTGTAGACCCGAGTAGCGTCAATCGGAATCTCGTCAGTCGTAGACACTGGCGCAATATCAGCGTCGTTAGCACCCTTCACCTTGTCCCACCCACGCTGAACTGCTTGCGTTGGCGTATAGGTCGTACAGGTCGTGTTCACTTCCAGAAGCGATTCTTCAGTATTCCTCGGCTTGTTCGGCTGTCGGAACGTCCCGTCAAGTGCTGTAGCCGGGTCGTACTCGTCCCACGCAATGATATAGACGTTAGTATCGGGTTCGACACCCAGTTCTTCAATGCGGAACGCAACGTCACGGACACCAGTTTCTCGCTTGACAGCCAGTGCTGGCTTACCGGGTTCGGCATTCACGTCGATTGATTCGTTGTTGACCACGACAGTATCGGAAATGAACCCATTGGCGTTCGTACCAGTCAGACGAGTCATTTCAGTGCCACGGTCTTCGCCGCCTTCGCCGCCTTTAATGTCCGCTCCGTAGACCGAGAATTGCATTCCACCGAGTTCAGCGCTCATAGCGGTCGCCGTTCCGTCATTGTCCAGAATGACCATAGGGGTCAGATTCGATCGGTCAAGACTGGAACTGTCAGGAACGAACTTGTGGGACAGAACCTCTTCGTCTTCCTCGGGTGGGACAATCCCGTCGAAGAGCGCTCCGAACGCATACCATGTATAGGGGAAGTTGTTGATTACACCGTCGTCAGGACGGAGTTGGACACCGCTGGGGTTATCAGCGTCGTCTTGCCCACTCAAGTCGTCCAGATTCCACTGGGGTTGCGGAACCGGACTCCCGTGAACGTGATTCCCGTCCGAAATACAGACCGCTTCCGCGCCTGTGGGAGTGTAAACCCGACCAAGGAACGTCTGAATCGGGCCGCCGTTTTCAGCCGCACCCCAGCCACCCGAAGACCCGTCGTGCCAACCAGCCCCAACAGCGATTTGGCCGTGCGAGGTAGACACGTATCCGTCAGCGTCGTAATTGATATTCGCACTATCTACGTCAAGACCGACACCCGGCTTCGCCAGCGTTTGACTGACGTACTGTCCAGCAATAGCAGAACGAATGCGTGCGGTATCTGTCCCGGTCGCTGTTGTAGAGATTGTGATTGTTCCACTTGGTTCGTTCGACGCTATATTCGTTGCGTCGAAAAACGCGTTATTCGAGTAATACCCATACCGACGCTTTGTGAGAGACTTGGACGGGTCGTGGGAAAACTGAACCGTCTGTTTCCCCGTCTTCAGAACATTGTATGGGGTACTGTATTTGTCGAACGTTTCTGCTGTACCGAGTTCGTATGCGTCACTCATTCTTTAATCACAACCAGAGAACGGAGTTCTTCGTCGTACTGAATCGTCTGTTGTCGAACACCCGAACTATCACGGAATCCTTGAGAGGGAACCGAGACGTTGGGGTCGGTGTTGACCTTCGTTACTTCTTGAGCGCCCGCGTCGATTTCAGCCAGTTTAACAGTAATCGACCCAGTGGGCGAATCCGAAGACAGCACCTCGTATTCGAGACTGTTCTGTGTATTGTCGTACACAGCGTAGAGGTAGTTGACCCCGGACGGGGCTTCGAGAGTAAGGGTATTGGTTGCTTCGTAGAAGCCGTGCCACGCCGCCGACCCATCATACATTCGAGCGTACCCACCGTCTACGTCGAACTGGTCGTTGGCGTAGTCCGGCGTGATACCGAAATCGACCCCGAACTCGGAGTCTGTGTCGGCTTCCTCGAAGAACGGTGGCTTCGTCTTCCGAATGACAGACGAGGTACTTCGGAAGGAGTCACCGGCCACTTCGTACCTTGTCATTACCCATACTGGTAGCGCCGAGGCTAAATAAGTTGGCTGATACCCGTATTAGAAAATGCTCCGTGAGGGATTTGAACCCTCGTCGGTTGCTCGAAAGGCAACCATGATTGGCCCCTACACCAACGGAGCGAATTGGGGAAGGTGCGAAACCCACGCCGGATGTGGGATTTGAACCCACGTCCCCGCCGTGACAGAGCGGGATTATAGACCGCTAAACCAACCCGGCATATGACCCATCCGGTCGGAGAATGCTACGAACGGATTTCTCACCGCCGCGCAATTCTCGTTTTCTTCAGTGCTTGTTTCTCCCGATTGGGTTTTCGGGATTTTGTAGCACGACGCGCTTTACAGCGGGTCAGACCTTCGTGCGCTATTGTCCCGCCGAGACTTGAACTCGGGTCACTGGCTCTCTTCCGGGCGAAGGTGTTACGTCAGGTGGTTGGAACCCTCTTCACTCCTTCGTCCGTCCAAAGGCCAGTAGGATTGGCCGAACTACCCTACGGGACTACTCTGAAGCGTGTGACGCGCCCCGGTTATGGGGGGTTGGGAGCGTCGGGGCGCGTCCTACGCTTCTCACCATAATCCTATAAAACTATGGGTACGAAAAAGAGAACTGGATTCAAATTTACAGGTCGAACTCTTCCAGCACATCCGCCGCCGTGTCCTGTGCTTCACTCACCTGCTTTCCTGTGTCTCCCGGTTCGTAGTGCTTCGTGGTCACTCGAATGAATCCGCCGATATTTATGTTAACAGTTTCGTGCTTTGTTTTCATAGTTCGTTCATTACGTCCGCCAGTTCTTGCCCCTTACCGGATAGCGCTTCACCGGCTGTCAACGCGTACTCGAACTGAACACAGCCGCCTATTTGTAATTCGATTTCTGCTTCCCTCATAGTTCGTCCATCGTGTTCGCCAGCGATTGACCCATTCTGTCACGCGCTTCCTTCCCCGAGTGTTCGTACTCGAAGCGAACGTACCCGCCGATTGCGATTTCTGACTTGTACGTGTAGGTCATTCGTAGAACTTCTCAAGAGGTGGCTTCTGGTCTTTCTCTTCCTCGCTGGCTTCGCTGAACGGCACTTCCTTCCAGCATTCGAGTTCGACGTAGCCACCGATTTCCAGTTCGATTCGCTCCGTGTACTCGCTATCGACCGTCACCTCGTCATTTTCAATCTCCGAGTGTGAGTCCGCGTGTTCCATTTCTTCCACGCTCGTCTTTCGAGGGTACGTGGTTCGGGCGTGATATAATATTGGGGGAGCGACAGCGGCGAGATAAACTATCCCCGGAATCCAGTCGAGTGCGTATATCACAGCAACACCGAAGACCCACAGTATGATGATTTGGTTCTCGTTCATGGGCCACTATATGTACCGACCATGTGTTCGCCCCGACGATTTACCTGTACGGACACCACTTCCCCGCTCTCTATGTCAATTAGAAGAACCGCTTCGGAGTGACCACCGGCGTCAACGAACTCGGCGCGAGCGATATTCTCTTCAATAGTCGGGTCGTGCTGATACTCGCAATCGTAAAGCGTCCAGTTGTACGGTGATAGGGATATTGTGACGTAGCCACCTATGCTCAAGTCCACGCGCTCGCTCTTCCCTTCTCCGTTGATTTGGTTCATGAGCGTCGTGAACTCTCTCGAACCAGTCGGGCCTTGCGTATTGCGACCCTGTGGGGGCTTGAGTTCGTCAGTATCAACGAGTCCACCCAACCCGACTGGTAGACTCATTCGAGTATGTTCCCCGTCTCGGGGTCAATCTCACCGTCTATGTTCACGTTCGGATTATCAGCGACGGTCGCATTGTTCGCGGTCATGAGCAACCACAGCCCTTCTCGCATGGCCTGTACGACCGTAGAGACGGATTCTATTGAGTCGTCACCCATCCGAAGTAGGTCGTCAGCAAGCCCGTCAGAGCGCCAGCCAGCCTCTACAACTGTCCGCCACTGGCTACTGTGTGCGTCGAACAGAACCGCGTTGCTGTCCAGCGCCTTCGGATTCTCCCCAGCCTTAAGGTGGCGATACACACTCTCCGTCCCCGTAGAGTCGAACTTGTACGCGGTAGAACCACTGAACTCACCGGACTCCGATTCCATTTGCCTCGTAGCAACCGCTTCCGAAAGTTCGTCGGCGTGTCCATTTTTGTGGAACACACCGTCACGGATTCGAGCGCGAATGAAGCCTTGCTCGAACTGTTCGCTCCCTTGGTAGTTGTTGTAGAGACGGTCGAACTTCGCTACTCGAACCTCTTCCAAGTCGGCTTCCGTCACTAAGCCTACGAAACGCTCACCTCGTTTGCCCTGAAGCACGTCCCCGAGTTCAATCATTTCTTATCTCGGGAAGAAATTGGTTGTAGAAGGTTATAAAACCTCTGCTACTATAAATTCTCGTAGTAGTGGTCGCTGTGGCGAACCTGAAACTTCAGGTTCTTTTGGATGTTTTCGGCGTCTTCGGGTTGGAACGTGAGTTCCGGTGTCCACGGTTCGTCTTCTTCGAGTGCGTCCTGAATCGACGCAACCATTTCCTCGGCCTGTTCCTCGGTCATGTCGATTGAGAGCGTAATCATTACGATGAGGAAAGAACAGCGGCCATACTCATATCGAAGAAAAGAAACATTCCTATCTCCGGGCCGGGTTGACTGTAACCAACAATGACACCGTACATATACATGGCTGTAGTAATCATCGTGGGTATTCCTCGTCTACGTCGTAGGGAACGTCGCTCTCGGTTACGCCGTCCATGAGTGCGTCAGTGTCCGTGTCCTTGTTTCGCGCTACCTCTTCCTGTGCCAGTAGGGCTATCACAGAAGCCAGCGACACTTCACTGGCCCTGTCACCGTACATCACTTCTCTCGCTTCGACCAGTATTTCGTACTGGTCAGACTTGAGAAGGAGCGCGTGTACTGAAATGTCGAACGACCCAACGTCTACCATAGTTGTATAATCTTATTCCGACGCGCAAAGCGTTTGGGGTCTAAAAGTCCAAAGGGTCGTCTGTCGTCGGTTCGTCTTCCTCGGGGTAGTAGTAATCGTAGGGGAGTCCACGCCGCTTCGCTGTCTTGCGAAGGAATCGCTTTGGATTCTGTGGGTCAGGCGCTTCCCCCGAACAACTGTAGTTCTCGGCTTGCATGAGACGGTCACACGACGAACAGAATTTCGTCGCGTTCCGACGAACCATGCGTTCGATGTTCCCGCAATTGCTACAGTGAAATTCGAGGTGCTTCCCGTACTTGTTCTCCACCCATTCAGTATGAACGTTGAGTACAGGTTTTACCATGTCATTCTTCAGACTCACCGGAGTCTTCGTCGTCGTCCTTCGGAAAAAGATTCTCCCGAAGGGCTTCCCGCTCACCGTCCGGTAGCAGGCCGATTTCCGCTGGGAGTTCTCGCCCAGCCGAGAGTGCAAACGACCCGCCGTCGAACTCTTCCATGTACTCGGGGCCGAAGTAGAAGTAGCCTTCGCGGCCACCCGTGTTCCGTTCGACCTTGATTACGGTTCCTTCCATTGTCGCACTCACGTCTTCAAATTCGACTATCATGGTTGGCATTGTTGGATTACCATTCGAGCGGGTCTTGCTCGTTAAATGATTCTTCAAGCGGCTTCTTGTCTCTTTCGGCGCTGTCCGTCGTTTCGTCGGTGTCAGCGTCGTCAGTAGGGGTACTGTCAGATTCCTCGGTGATTTCTTCCTCGCTGACGCCACCTCCATTGCTAACTGACCCGTCTTCGGAGTTAGCGTCGTCGTCTTCCTCGGGTGAGTCCGGGGTGTCGCCGCCCGAACACTCCTTGCACACCTGAATACCAGCCATTTTCTCTTCACGCTTCACCTCGTCGCACTCTTGACAGCGGATACTAACGACGGTCATTCTTTCTTTTCAACCTCGAAGCCTCGGCCTTCCAGTTGGTGTTCCAACCGTTCTCGTGCTTTCTTCTCGTTAATCTCACGTCCTTGAAGCGCGTCTCGGAGAAGTGGAGCAAAAGCTTCTACCACTGCTGTTCCGAATGCTTGAGTCGGTGTTTCTCCACGGAGATTAGTACGCCCACCTTGATTATCTCTTGAGCCGTTCATATCTCTTCTATCCTTCCTTGTAGCCACGCGACCCGCACAGTGTCGAAGGGAATCTTGTGTTCCTCGCCGGTTCCGTCGGCTGGGTCAACAGTCGGGACAGTGGTTTCGGTCACTTCGCCTTCGACTGTCTCGTCGGTCGTGGTGAGTTCTTCAGCGAGTAGGTACACGGAGTCGGCTTTGACGCTCTCGGTGAGTTCGTTACCGGACTCGGTTTCTACTTCGCTCTCTTCGACAATCGGTTCGATTCCCTCGAAGTGGATTTGCGTCGTGGCAACGTCGTATCGGAACTGTCGTCCGACCATCCACTCAAGGAACGCGTCTCGGTCGTTGGGGTCAGGTTGGTCAGTCAATGTTCACCCTCGGATTACAGACGGGACAGTGGTCTTCGCACCAGTAGTCAAGCCCGCGACCGGGTGCTTGCTGTGTGGCGTGGTCAGCCTCATTCTCGCATTCGCAACAATGAGGAATTACTTCGATTGGTTTGTAACCATACCTCTCAAGTAGGCTACTGATTTTGGATTTGAGTTTCTGTTTCATGGTATCAGATTTGCGGATATAAACCGGCGAGTTTTGCTATTCGCCCGAAGGCGGTGGTGGGCTGTTTGACCCCATTCAGCAGGATAAAAAACTTTATCTGTGAATATAGGGTCACTGGCCCCGCTTGCGTCACAATCCCGAAAATAAACCACATAGCGCTATACCGAATCCTCGGGGTCGAACGTCAGAATGTGGTAGTCGCCGTCGCGCTCCCACGTCCCCACGTCGATACTGTTACCGTCACCGTCTTCGGCTTCCACGAACTCTAACCCGTCACCGAACGACCCAGCAAAGCGAAGACGAACTTCGTCGCTCACTTCAAGTCACCCGGCACGTCGCCTATGTCCGTGTCGCCCTCAATCCAACTGTCAGCACGCATTTGCCGACAGTCGCGGGTGAGATTCCACGCCGCGTCAGAGAACACCTTCACGGTGAACTCGTCTATCTCAAGGAGTCCAGCCGCCTGAAAGACCTTGATGTTCTGTTGGTCGTCGTAGTTCATTTGCTCGTGGTCTAACTCGCCCCGGTGTTCCACAACGCGACTCTCAATATACATGAGGGTCGCCCGCTCACCCTTCGAGAGCGACGGCGCGGCCAGCGGTTCCTCGCACCCGTGCTGGACGAGTTCGATTATATCTGCTATCTCGTCCCCGCACGTCTTACAGTAGTACCCGTGAGCGTCTTGCATTTCTCCGCTCATGCTTGGGTGGGTTGCTGTTCGAGGTGGTTTTCGATTACCTTGGCTTCGTCCGGGTGGTTGTTCGAGAACGCTTCCCACGTATCTTCCTGAATCTCGAACACGATTTCCATAGGCCACGACACGGTGTCAGCCTCTTGGACTACCTCGGCAATCCGGTTCTTTTCATCTTGCGTAATGAGCGCGTCCGAGGTGTTAACGAAGAACTCGGTCATGCTCTCCTCGTCTTCAATTTTGAGTTTGCCTTTCCACATTGTCTTCATTCCTTGATAGGGGATGAACTGGTATAAGTCTTACTCCGATTCCAGCCACTTGTTCTGTAGTTCGACTGTCTTCTCGGGGTTCTTCTTGGCGAGATTCTTCACAGTTTGCTTCGCCAAGTCGATTTCGAGTTCGAGCGGATACGGCACTTCGTCGTCTGGTACGCCCTGTAGACCCTGTTCCACGTCCTGCTTCGTCATGAGGAAGCCTTCGGCCCAGTCGAAGTATTCTTCTAACTCTTCGTGCGACTCGAATCGGAGTGTTCCGCTGATTCCTTGCATTGTTAGTAGTCCAGCACGTCCGTCGTCTGTAGTTCCGCTTCGTTCTGCTGGCGCTCGGCTGGTACGTCCGACTGTGCCCACTTCTTATAGCGCTTCGGACTGACACCCAGCGCTTCCATTTCGCCGTCGTCAAGGCTCAATTCTAACACCATTTGACGGCGCTCGTCCAGCGGTAGGTCTTCGAGTAGGGGTAGCACCACGTTCAGGAAGTGGGTGTAGTCCCCGGCGAACTGGAAAGAACCGCCTTCCCAGTCCTTAAGTTTCCGGTACAGCCGCGCTTCGGGCTTCTCCCCGTGCGCGTTGGGTTGCTTGTGCCGGAACCACTCGGGAAAGTCCTTGTCCATCCAGCCGTCGTAAGGCTCTGTCACGCGCTGTGTCGCCGTCTGTTCGGCCAATTCCCCAGCGTACTTCCAGAACCGATAGTCTTCCTGCTGGGCGCGTGCGAGCCACTTGTCGGCGTTGGCGAGCGTGTCGTAGGCGGTGAGCGCTTCGACGCCCCGGAACTCTTTGCGAAGGTTCTCGTCAAGCCACATGACCAAATCGGGCGGGCTGACCTGACCCGCTTCCTTCGTCCCTCGCATGATATTATCCATAACCTCGAACTCACCGATTTCCACGTCACGTTCGTCCTGACCCGGCGGAATATCCTGCTTCGCCCACGTTTGCATATCCTGAATCGCGGAGCGAAGGTCAGCCCGCTCGGATAGGTCTTCAAGGTCAGCGTCGGACATTTCGTCTCGAATGCCCTCGGCTTCGGCTATGTCTTTCAGTTTAGCCGCCTTCGACGCCTTCGACAGTTTAAACTCCCGAATCTTACAGCGACTCTTGATACCCTGTGGAATATCGTACTCGTCGTTCGCCGTAATGATAACAGGGTTATTCGGAGAGTCCAGCGCGTCGTACAACGGACGCTTGTTAGTGCGAGACGACTGACTGTCTATCTCGTCAATCAGCACCAGTTGGAACTCCGCGTCCGGTGGCGTGGTGTAGATAGACGCCGCCAGTCGCGCTATATCTTCCGAAGAGCGCTTGTCACTGGCGTTGGTCTGATTCATCGGCCAATCCATCTTGTTGGCGATTACGTTCGCTGTGCTGGTCTTCCCAGTGCCTTGCGTCCCGACTAACAATTGCGGCGTATCGCCGGGAGTGAAATTACGACACCAGTCTTTCAGGTCGTCAAGGTCACTATTGTTCCCCTGAATGTCACCCCACACCTCGGGTCTGTACTTCTCTACCCACGACTCTTCGCTCATTGTAGCACCTCTTCGTCGTGGACGCTATACTCTTCCGACTGGGTAGTCTCTCGAAGTTGCACCTTCGCTTGGTGCGGCGTCACGACGATTTCTTTCTGTAGTGAGTTCTCTTCCTCGGTCATGCTAAACCCGTTTCGGACAGTGATTCGGTAGTCGCCGTCGCACCACTGTAGCGTTTGAAGGGTGTACTCCCCCTCGGGGAAACGCCGTTCCGCTTCTTTCTGTGCCAACTGAATAGCGTCACCGAAACCTCTCATTCGTGATTACCTTTCATGATTTTGAGGGCTTTACGCGCCCACTCGCGGTCTTGCTCTTTCACGTCGTCTTCGAGTTCCCCGTAGGGAATCCAGTTCTCTTCCCAGCGCTCTACGAGTCCGTCAGGAAGGTCTTCGCGCTTCGCCAGCGCTTTCGTCCAGTGAATCCACTGACGGTGTTCGAGGGCGGACAGTTCTTCGAGGAAGTTGTATTTCCCCGATTTCTCTCGCCACCCAAAGTGGTTGTCGCACTCGGGACACACCACGTCGAACTTGTTGACGACAGAGGTATTCGACACCTCTATACTGAAATCGCCACAGCCACACGGAACTGTCGTCAGATTATCCGTATCAGTCATTTTTGAATTGTGACTCTCGTATTCGCTCGTTCGACCGTGACGCTCTCCTTCGGGATATTCTCGCCTTCAGCGAGTTCGTCCCACTCGGTACTCTCGAAGACGAGGTAGTACCCACCACGGTCACGAGCGTACATCCGAACGAAACGGGCGTCGTCCGGTAAGTTAGCCGTCACCCGGTTCTCGTTGACCAGCCACGCTTCTATCACTTCGGGCGTGACGTGAATCCGTCGCTGACCGTAGTTCGGACGAACGCTCATAGGTCTAACAACTCTTCGAGTTCTTGCTTCGACGTTTCAGTCACTTCGACTGTTCCAACCGCGCCCGGAACACGAAGCATTTCAGCATGGTCGAATCGCTTGAGGAAGGCATTTCGGAACTCGTCGCCGTAGAACCACTTCCGAACGGACTCGGGGGCTTTGTGAGCGATACCGAGAACGTAGACGACGCCTTCCTTGTCGTCCAGTTCCGTGATTGAGAGTTCGTCCATTAGTATTGCTTCCCGTGCTTGAACTCCCGGTCGCGGTTCACCTCGAACTTTGCTTCTATCTCTTCGGTCAGGTCGATACCTTCCGTCTCGGCGTGGTCAAGAATCCTGATAACCGTATCAGCAAGTTCTTCCCGGTAGTTCTCGTCGTCGCCTTCCCTGTCCGCTTCGAGTGCTTCGGAGATTTCGGAGTGAATCAGAGCGAGTATCTTCGCCCGACTCCGAGCGTCTTCCCCGGCTTCGTCGCCTTCATGGAAACCACTCTCTTCGGCTATCATCCACGCTTCGTGTTGTAAGTCTCGTAGTTCAGTCATTTTGCTGTTGCCCGCACCCACGCACCGTCGTCAGTGACGTGGTGTCCGTTTCCGTCTCGAAGTTGTTCGATTAGTTCATCCGCGTCGGGAATCCTCTGTTCCCCGCCACCCGGCATGACGAGGATTAACCCCGTCACTCTTCGGCCTTGAGGTTCATGACCGGAGTCCAGCGGTCTTCGATTTCCGCTGTCTCTTCGATTACGGACTCAATGACAGCGGTGTCCTTGTAGGCGGCGGGGGCTTCGTCCAGCGTCTCTTCGTTGACCGAAGTGCTGAACACGTCGCTCATGGTGTCGTGGAACTCGTCTACGTCCAGTTCCGAAAACGCACGCGTTCGACTCATACGGCGTCCAGCGCCGTGTGGGGCCGACATATTCCAGTCGTCGTTGCCCTTCCCACGACAAACGATAGTACCGTCTCTCATGTTGAACGGGATAATCAGACGCTCGCCCTCGTTGGCCTTCGTCGCGCCCTTGCGAATCATGCCGTCCTGAAAGTCGATATAATTGTGCGTGGATTCCACGTACTCGACTTCAGTAGCGTTTCCAATCAGGTCAGCAACGGTATCGACCATAATCCGCCGTGACTCGCTCGCGTAGCGTTGGGCAAAAATCATGTCGATACAGTAGCCGAGTGCTTCGTCGCCTTCCAGCCAGTCAAGGTCGTTGTTGCGATTGTCAGCGTTCGGGCCGTATTCCTGAATTGCACCGCTAATACGGTCGAACATACGCTGAATCTCTTCGCCCTCGAAATCCGAGCGAATCGCGTCAGCGTCCGGCTTCCAGTTCTCCTTGAGGTAGGGCCGAAGGTCGTCGGGAACGTCTTCGATGTTCTTCCGAGCGGTCGTGAACTGGGTCGCCTTATCTTGCCAGTGCTGGGCGATTGAGAGGCCGATACCCCGACTCCCCGAGTGGACGACAACCCAGTAGTCACCGTTCTTTTCAGACTCGGCAATCTCTACGAAGTGATTCCCGCCACCAAGCGTCCCGAGACTGTTGATAGCCCGACTCTGGTCGTAGTGTACCCGCTGGCACACGTCCATGAAGTATGCTTTTCCGTACCCCATGAACTCGTCTACGTCGGACTGGTCAAGCCAGTCAACAGCCTCTACGAACTTCTCGAAGGTGTCCTGACATTCGTCCCACGGGAAATCGTCTACAATGTGGTAGTTCTGTTCCTCGTAGTCGTACACCTCTCTCCCGAACGGAATGTTGCTCCGAATGAGTTCGTCTATCTCCGGCATTCCGATATACTCGGGAGCGTCAGCGAATAGGTCGTCGCCAAGGTGGCGTGCGGTCATGCCACAGCCAATGTCAACTCCCACCGTGTTCGGGACGACACGCTCTCCGATAGACATGGTAAAGCCAATGACAGCGCCACTTCCGTAGTGACAGTCCGGCATAATGGCTATCGGATTCTCGAAGGCTTCGTGGTCAGCAATCGTCTGAATTTGCTCACCACAATTGTCGTCGTATTGGTCAGTCATGACCGTCGCGGTCGTTGACTCACCCTCTATCGTTTGCTTGGGCATTTCTATCCCTCTACCTACGCTTCAGTCTATAGGATTATAAAACTTCTTGAAGGGGATTAATCCAGCCGTTTGACGTACTTCCGAAGGTGGTTGTTCCAGAGCCAGTCCAATGGCGTCCATACTCCGGTCGCGTGTTCGTAGGCGTCGTCAAGCGCCCACAGGAAGGCCACAGTAGCGAAAAACTTCATTGTGGGTGAAAGTGCGGGACTCATGATTGCCCCACCCAGCGCGGCGCTCAAGCCTATCAGCGTCAGGCTGGCCCCGAACGCGTGGTAGTGGAACCATACGTGATACCAGCCGAAGAGCGACAGGAATATCGGAACCAAAACGAATGTCGCGTCGTGAATCAGGGCTATCAGCAAGAGCGCCCAAGCCCCATGTAGATAGTGGTGTGGGAGAAAGCGGTCGCCGTCAGGTTCGTCTTCGTTTGGAAAGTCCATACAGTATTATCCCTATCAGACAAACAAAAGCCGCTGGGTGGGTTCATCTTTGAACTTGAAATCCCCGAAGCACCAATCTTCGTGTTTTCTGTCTACAACCACCACCAATGCGAGGATGAAACCGCTCACCATGCTTTTCCACCCAAACAGGTTCGACGGTCATTTCGTTATTTCGACAGTTATCTCTTCTACCTCTCCGAGGTGGTCAGACAGCGCCTCAAATATGCCATGCTTCTCTTTCCCGTCCAACCACACACGGTCTTGATTTGGCCCTTCCTCGCCACGGCCAATCGCTACTGAAGTATTGGTGTAGAACTCAATCCACACTTTATCGTCCTGATAGTCGTCGCTGATTACAAGTCGTTCTTTGATGTTGCTGGGGTCGGCTGGCATTAGATTACCCTCTCTATCTCTACTCCGGGTTTGATGAAATCGCACACGTCACCGAGTCTTCGGGCGCGAACGACCAGCACCCGGTCGTCTTCGAGAACGACCTTGAACAATCCACCCTCGTCGGCGTAGAACATATGCTCGGGACAGTACGGAGTAGCGGCGAGACGGTCACATACTCCTTCATGACCACGCGCTTTCGGAGCGCCACACCGGACTTTGGCTCTCATTTGACTATCCGAAACCCGCCAAGAACAGTTTCGTCTTGGTACATTTGCATTGCCATTCCCTCTTCCTCGTTGTTGTGTTCGACCTGATAGTTCTGGTAAATCGGTTCTATCATTTCTCTACCTTCGCCTGTGGCGCTACGGTTCCGCATTCGCTACAAACCGGGTTGACGTACCCGAAGCACGATTCTCCTTCCCAATCCGCCCCGCACTCGCTACATTCGTACTCTGTTTCGTCGTCTTCGTCCATATTATCCCTATTGTGAAGTATGCCGTCACCGTCGAACGGGTCGAGGTACGCTTCCATTTTCTCTTTCATGCGAAGTGTATGATTGCGAAACCCAGTAGCAGGAACGTCACGATAATCGTACACGCGACGAAGAGTGTGTGACGAACAATCCAACTGGGGTGCTGACGGTGACTCATAACTCGGCCACCTGTTCGACTGAACCGTCGCCGCCATTGTGACCACAGTTTTTACAGTGATACCAGAAACCGAACGACGTGAAGTGTGGAACTATTTTCGACCCGCATTCCTCGCACTTCGGATGACTCCCGCCTGTAATGCGAGGATTTCCGTTCGGGTCGCCGTCGCTTGACCTATCCATTAGTATTCCATCGGGTTCAGTGTATCAACCTGAACTTCGTCGTCTTCGTCCATGACCAGCATTTCCTCGGTTCCCGACCACTCACAGGCGTCACACACGAACGGGTCTAATTTCTCTCCCCGCTCGCGGCGCTTGACGTTACGAAGGAGATTAGCCCCTCGCTCTCGAATCTGTTCAGACTTACAGTTTGGACATTCAGACATGATTATCACTCCGGGCTTCTTCAGGCTGTAGCGCTTTGTCGTCAACGTACACGTCAGCGGCCCCTTTATCCATCCGAATCCCGTGCCAGCGGACGCCCCACTCGGTCAGTTTCCCGACTGTCTTCATGGCTTCCGACCACGGGCGAGCGGTATGGATAATGATAGTGTGACCTTCCTTGTAACGCTCGTTGACCCACATTATCATGTTGTTGTTCGGGAGCGTCGGTTCGTCTGTGAAGTACGTCCCGCCGTCCGGGTCAGTGAGCGTCTTGTCGAAATCGACAGCAATTCTCTGTGGTTCAGGCATGGTTAGTTATCGTAGTAGGCTTCGACTATCTGTAGCACTTCTTTCTGAACGTGGTCAATCGGTTTCTCGGCGTTCAGTGTGACGTACCGGTGGTCGAACTCGTCACGAATCTCGTCGTAGTTGGCCTTGACACCCTCAAGAAACTCGCGGTTCTCGTATTCCTCGTCACCAACAGAACGCTCGATAGCCGTATCAACGGATACGTCCAGATAGATAGTCAGGTCAGGTTCGAGGTTCCATTCCGCCATAACGTCGCGCATAAACGTCGGAGCGTCTTCGAGGTGGTCTTCAAGGGCGACCGGCTGATACGCCAACGTGCTGTCGGAATACCGGTCACTGACCACCAGCATATCGTCGTCAAGTGCGTCCTGAATACGTTCGTTGATGTGGTGGTTCCTATCCGCCATGAACAGGAAGAACGTCGTGAGTGGGTGTACGTCGGCTTCGTCGTTACTGATAGCCCGCCTGACCTGCTTGCCAGTCCACAGGTCGCTCGGCTCTTGCGTCTGAACCGTTGCCTTGTACTCTTCCTGAATCACTTTTGCCGCACTGGTCTTCCCGCTACCGTCGATACCTTCGAGTGTGACGAAGGTTCCGTTTGAATCTGTCATGGGACTTGTTTCCATTCGATTTTCGACGCGCCGCACGACACGCACTTGATTATCTTTTCAATCGCACTGGACAGCATTTCTCGCTCTTCTATCTCTGGATTCTCACACGTACACTCATTGAGTGTCATTAAGAATCCTATTCACGCCCTCGGCTACAGTTCTTACGCGTTCCACGCTAACATACGAGTCTGTGTCGATATGCCTATTGTAGCGCTGATTCCTCAAGTACAGCGTAGCGTGTTCCGGCACTTCGTCTACGAATCCGGGGTTGTCGTCTATGTACCACCGATATTGCTCGAACTTCCCCTTGCTAAACCGAGGTGGGAGTGAGACGAAGTTGTCGTAGGGAATCTCTTGCGCGTCCAACCACTCTTCTTTGGCTTCGTCAAGGCCGAGACGATTCGGGTGGGCGGTAACAACGTGTACCTCATGTTCCTCGTTCAGACGCGTAATGACGTTCGAGAGGCCACTTTCCATCGGGGGTATGTCGGCCCCTCGAATCGTCCACGCGCCCCACAGAGCGTTCAGGAACCGGGGGTGTCCGTATTCGTCAACTCCCCAGTCCCAATATGCTAAGTCGTCGTAGGACTTGTCATGGTCGGGGCCTTCCAGCAACTCGAAGGCCATTTCCCACGTTGCGGCGAGAGTGCTGTCCATATCGACAGCAACCTTACTCGTCATTCCACACCCCGTCTTCCATCATGCTCCGCCGAACAAGGTCGCCAGTGAACGCGTACCCCACCTTGTCCAGTTCTTCGTCTTCTCCGGGGTCGCCGGTTTTCGTCCGTGCAACCTTGGCGAGCAACATCATTTGAGCGTAGTCGTACTTCGAGATAGGCACACCGAGATAGGCTGACCACAGGTCAGCGGCTTTCTGGAAGTTCTCGTCCGGTGGGCCATACTCTTCAGCCCGCTGTGCAACCGTGTCGTTCGCCTGTTCGAGAATGTTCTTGTCGTCGCTCATAGTTTTGGCTCTCTGACGTTCCGAAGGTCTTCAGCGTCCATTTCCCACGCGTACTTCGTACCACTGGTCGTGACCATGATTTTGCCACCGCCACACCAGCCTTTGACGTACAGCGTGCAAGTCTCGTCACTACCGGGCGGTTCTCCCTCTCCGACTTTGCCGACCATTGCTTCGGCTTTTTCTTGAAATTCTACCATTCTAAGGGGTTGTTCGTGGCTTCCTCGTCGTCGCTCTCTTCTTCCTCTTCGGACTCTTCCTCGGTGTCGTCAGTATCGGTATCAGCGTCGTCGTTACTGGTGGAAGCGGAAGCGAACGGATTGTCGCTTGAATCGCCGCCGCCACCCAAGTCGATTGCTTCGACCTGACGGCCCGACCGAAGTTCCTCGAACGACCACGGAACCACGGGGTCGATTGGGTCTTGAATCTTCTTTTCGATGATACCCTCAATATCCAGTCCGTATCCGTCGGGTAGTTCCTCGTCCGACCATTCGAGGGCTATCACGTCAGTCGCGGGCTTCATGGCCGGAGTGTCCTGAATCTTGTATATCCACGGGTCGTCGCCCTCGCGGAACGAGTACCCGAGGTGGTCGTTGCTGTAGAGACACGCCCGCTTCGTCGGACGGTTCGGGTACTCTTCGAGCGGTTTGTTGATTACGCCCGGCGTCCCGAGTTCCGACAGTTCCTTCTCGTTGTGCTTCACCGTCTGAACGATACCGGAGAGGTAGTCGCTCACTTCCTCGAACTCCGCACCGGCGAGTACCATTTTGATTACCCGACGTTGCGTCTCGGCGGTAATGGGCGGTACGTCGGCCCGATTGGCTTCGAGTCCGGTAATGTCCGGCTTCGGGAAATCGGGGTCAACGGCGTCGGGGTCGATAAGCCACTCACCCTCTTCCCACGCTTTGTTTCCAGCATAACGCTTTTTCTTGCCGGTCTGTAGGAAGCGGCGATACAGTTTCTCGAACTCCCAGTGAAGACAGTGGCGGTCAGTCCCGTGTAGGTCTTTGTCCTTCAGGAACGGGTGTTCCTCGGGGACTCCGAACTCGTCGGCTACGTCGTCCATAGCCGCGTTGATTTCTTCTTCCACTTCCTTGCCACGTTCGACTACTTCCCGTGCGGTCACGTCTTCGTCGGCGTCAGCAAGACTTATCATAATACTGTCAGTATCTCCATATTTGACAGTATAGCCCATCTTCTCCGCGATTTCGGCCCCTCGCCACAGAGTGTACCGTCCGCCAGCGGTAATCGTACTACCGATACCCTGACTCCCCTGAATGGGCGTAGACAGGCGGTAGTATTTGTTTTGTGACACTCCGTAGAACGAGTTCATGATAACCTTCACCGCGTTCTGCTTGTTGTCCCAAACCGTGTAGCGTGGGTCGCCGTGTTCGTACTGGTTCCGAATCTCCTTCTTATCAGCACGTTCCTCGAACAGCAGAGCGAGGTACTTCGGGAGAACGCCTTCGCCTACACCCACTTCGTCAGTACGCATACCGACAGCGCCCTCTTCCACGTCCCACTTGATGTGGTGGTCTTCGATTTTGCCACCAACGTCGTCTTCGCTGGCTGGCATATCGGGACACACCAAGTCGGCGTACTCGGGGTTCTTCGTCAGCGTCTCTTCCGAAACGTTCAGCGTAATGAAGATGGACGGGTACAGGCTCTTCAGGTCAAGCACCGCGACCCACTCTTCCACGCCGTCACTCGGGGAGAGAACCAGCCCACCGGGAATACTTTCCAAGTCCTTCTTGGACTGGGTGGGAAGTATCTCGTCGTCGTCTCGGTGGGCCATGAGGAAGCCGTCAACGAGACGCATTTCCGAGAACGTGTCGTAAATCTGGATGGACGACAGGTCAGCGAGTTCGTAGAAGAACTCATGAATCCCGTGCTTCTCGTCCATGCCGACCAGCAGTTGCGTGTCGATTATGTTGTACGCGAGGAAGCGATTGCGGTCGTTCTGGTAGGCTTCCCCGATAGACACGTCCGCCACCTTCCCCGTGTTCAACTCTTCCTTGGACACGTAGTCAAGGCTCTTCGAGCGCCACTGTGAGAACGTCATTTTCTCACAGAACGCGTCCATCATGTCGAAGCCGGGGAGGCCGTCGATTTTCTCGCTGGTCTTGAAGCCGCTGACAGTACCTATGTCAGACAGTCTATGCTCATTGATACCGTCGAAGTGATTGCGGAACCGATTGAGTAGGTATTCGTGGTCGAAATCTACCCAATTCCAGCCGCTCAAAAGGTCTGGACGGTATTCTTCCACCTCGTCAATGAACGACAAGAGCATATCTTTCTCTGTCGTACTCTTGATAAGCCTAATGTCAGCCTGACCGACGTACTTCTCGTAGTTCGCACCGTGGCCGATTTCGTCGTCGTCCCAATGGTCAGCGAGGTGCTGTTTGACGCGGTGGCCTTCCACCACGTCTTCGGGGTCAAGCACGAACGCGATATATTCCTCGGCGTAGGTGTCGTAGGTCGTAATCGCCGTGACCGCCTTCTCGGCCTTCTCGGTGAACGTCTCGAACGACCCCCCTTCGCCCGGCGGAATCACCTCAATGTCAGCCATGAGAACTCGGGGTTCGATTTGCTCTTCGAGTTCTCCGCTGTCGATTTCGGTTTCGAGTTCGTCCACGTCTACCGTCACGGCGTCCGACTCCCGAATCTCACTCCCGCCAACCTCGCTCACTTTCTCGCTGGGGACACGGATGTAACCAGAGAGTCCGTAGTCGATTGACGAGCGGCGAACGTAGGGAACGTCAGCCTCATACACAACGTCGAAGTGTTCTTTCAGGTCGTTGACGTTGCCGGGTTCGGCTACCTCTACACGTCGGAGCGGCACGCCGTCGTAGCCCTGATAACCGGGTTCGACGTGCGTCACCCAGTCTTCGTCGGGTATCTCGTTCGTTAGGTCTACGTGACCGCCTATATCCAGTTCCACGTTGTCGTGGTCGGGGACGAAGGCGTAGGGAGTCGTACCCGTAATGTGGCACGCGACCCGCTTGTCCTGTTCGTCGGGGTTCTCGTTTCGCGCCCGACCAGATACGATTACCAGCACTCCGTGTTCGTCGGAGTCGCGGTATATCAGGTCGGTAACGCGGATTAGTGTCATACTCATTGGTTCAGGGGCGTCTCGGTCAGCGCTCGGTTCTCGGTCGCGTGTGTGCTTACGTCGAAAGTATCACCTTGTGTGAAACCGCCCGTCAGTCCCGTTGGTGTCCCAAGCCTCTCTCCGTCAGTTACGCCGCTCTTCGATAATGTCAAGTTCTTCCTGAATGTCGTCGTCAGACCGGATGATTTCGTCAACCGTGTCCTGAATCGACATATCTTCAAGGTCAGAAAGACGCTTGACAGCAGTGTGAAGACCGTTATCAATAACAACCGTCTTGATAGGCTGTTCGTCAGTCTCGTCAGATTGGGACATTCCATTATAGAGTCTTTCGCATAATCCTATAAAACTATCGCCCTATAATCCTAACAGTCGGAACAACCGAGTCAGGGGGCCTTCGCGCCGTTCCTTCGTCCGACGAGAACACTTGTTTCCGACGAATAACTCCCTGTTGCGGACGATTACGTGGGTATAGTAAACGTGGTCGTAGTCGTGAGTTACAGCCACTTCGCCGTCCCAATCGCATTGAGGACAGCCGTGTCTATTACCCCTACTGTGAGTAATATCGCTCTCGGCTTTCAGAGACTCGGGGTCGCCCATTATATCCATTCCACCTCGCCGTCTCGAACGAAGCAGTGGAACGTCAGCGGCGACCCCACACCGATACTCGGCTTGAGCGTCAGTTTCTCATGTGGGTCTTCGTTCGGGTTTTGCCACTCCCACACCGGGTGCTGGCTGAAGTTCTCCTTGTCCGGGTACGCCGCCCACGGCGCGTCGTCCTTTTCGACCGACCGGAACGGGAACTCGAACGATTTCCAGCCCTCTTCACAGTCGGGTTCCATCCGGTCAGGCCAGTAGAATCGGATTTGACCGTCGATAGGCACATCTTCGTTCAGCGCGCGGTGGTCGCGGAGTCCGCTCCGGTCTACGCCGACAGTGCTGTCGTCAGGGTCGGCTATCCGCTCGTCTTGGTAGTCCTGAATGTGATGGGGTGGCGTTCCGCCAGCCATGACCACGTAGAACTCCGTTTCGAGGTATTTGTCTTCAGTATCCATATCAGATTGCGTCCCACATTTCAGTCTGACCGGAGTCGATTTCCGCTTGAATCTGACCGGGCGAGACAGCGGATTCCGAACACCACATTTCAAACCCACAGAAGTAGCACTTTCCTTCCTCGGGGTCGGCTTCATAGGTGTCCGTCTGTTCGCTCTTGACGAGTTCGCGGGCGTAGCCCAGCATTTCGTTCCACGCTTCCTCGCCGGGCGTGACGGTGCGAACCTTCTCTTCTTTGAGATAGATGAACTTGATGTACTTCGGGAGTTCACCGTACTCGTTGTGGTAGCCGCCCATGTAGACGGCCCCCTGAATGATTTCGTCACGCTCGGTTTCGTCGCCCCGAATCGTGCCGGTCTTCCAGTCCCAAATGCCGTCCATCGTGGCAACGTCCATGAACCCGATAGCCGTCCGGTCAATACCGTCCAGATTGTAGTGACAGACAGCCTCTATATCTCGGAACTCTACGTCGTTGTCGGGCTTCGCCAGCCACTTGGCGGCCATTTCGAGACAGTCCAGTCCGTCCGACCGTTGCCGGTCGTCTATCAAGTCCATGTCGTACTCGCCGCTGTCTTCGAGTTCGTAGAACTCTTGCTTGAGACGGCTGGTCAGGGCGCTCTGGTTCTTTTCGTCCGGGCGCTCGGTCAGGACGTTTTCAATCGCTTCGTGGACGAGGGAACCGATTTCACCGTAGCCCTGTCGCATTTTCGTCGGCTGTTTGTCCGCCTTGTAGCGGAGTCGGTACTTCTCGGGACAGGACGCGTGCTTTTTGATTCGAGACGCGCTAATGTCGTAGTCTTTCCAAGGCATTAGTCTATCACTATGTTGTTATCTTCACCGTCAACCTCAATCCGAATCTCTACCCCGATAGGGAGATTGTCGATTACGACGCACGGGACGGACTCGGGTGCGGCGTACATCGTATCACAGACCATAACCAACTGGTCGGGTTCGGGGTGTGGCGAGACGAGACACTGGTACTTGATTCCGTTAACCCGAATAGTGGCTGGGTCATACTGACCGTCGTCGCCAGTAGGGCTATTGAAACGAACTTCGTCTTGAATCCAGTCGTGGACATGACCCTTCGTTTTCTGATTCATGAACAGGTAGGCGTCTTCGGGGTCGCCACCCTGTTCGTGCAACTGTCTACACCCGTCCATGAGCGTATCCACGAAACAGCCAGTGCCAGCGGCGTCCAGTTGCTTGTTTTCCGAAGCCTCGGCCACGTCGAAGAGCGCTTCCCACGTCTTGTGTTCTATCTTCTCCCGACGACGCTGGGTAGCGCTCTTCAGCAGGGACTCGGTAGCCAAATCTTCCAGTCCGAGTTGTTCCAAGTCGGGAACCGTCACCTGCTGGGTGTTGAACCCGATACTCTGTCTCGGGGGAACTCTCCCGTTCATGTTGAACGCTTCGTCGTTCGAGATTAGCACCTCTTTCGTGGGGATACTACCAATCCCACGTCCGGGGTCGAAATTCCCGTACAGCGAATCGTCGTCGCTCATTGGTACACCTCTACGTACCGCTCCCACGGAATCAGTTCAACTTCCTCGGGGTCAGGAACAGGAATCAATCGCTTCCGATTGCATTGGAAGTTCGGTTCCTTGTAGTTCCCGCTGATAATCGGACAATCACCGAGAATCGCACCCGTGGTGAATCCGACCAGTTCAGCCCGTTCCTCGTCTTGGTAGTAGTCCACCAAGAAGTACAGGTCAGCCCGAATGCCCTTCATTTGCTGAATGAGCAACGGGCCGCCGTCAGTCATTTGGGTAGCCTTCACATCAACGGTAAGCCAGTCACCCGTATCACCGAGTCGAATAACGAAATCGTATCCGTCGTCCAACTCACCTTCTTCGCTATACGGGAAATCGAAATCGTAGTATTGTGCGAAGGCTAATTCGCCAGCGACACCCGCTTCGTGAACTTCTTGCACTTCGTCGTATAGGTCGCTGTTGACCGCGACCGTCGATTGCCGTGCATTATCCATATCCGACAAGTCTTCGTTGTCGTTCTTCGCTCGGGTTCGGAACAGCCCCCACTTCGCAATCAACCCCATGTCGGACTCGTCAAATTCGACTACAGGCGTAGATTCCGCTATCTCTACCGAACACTTCTCTCTGTCCGGTTCGGGCCACTCTCGTTCTTTTATCTGGTAGTCTTCCGGTGGTGGGGTGTATTCCATTATGCTATCACCGCTTGAGACAGCCAGTAGAACGCCGCTCCGTCCAGTAGAAGCGGGCCGAGGGTCAAGTACAGTGGAAGGGCATCGTCCGGTTCCAGTTCCTCGAACTCGGCTTCGGCGGCGAAGATTTGCGAGATTGAATACCACATGACAGCGGTCGCTATCATGAGTCTGACCCCGCGAAACGACAGTCCGGGTTAACAGGCTCTTCGACCAGTGATACCGCTATCAACTCAAGGTCGGTCAGTACGTAGGCGTCGTCTTGACTCATTTTAGACCTATTCGCTCTCGTTCTTCGGCTGGCATTTCTTTCAGGTCTTCGAGGGCCTGACTCCACATTTCCTGTACGGCTTCGAGCGCGTCGTCGCTCTCTTCGGCCTGTGCGAAGACGTGAAGTTCACCAGCGGCCATTTCCATTTGGCTGGGTTCTTCGCACACCTCGTCGTCTTCGTCCGACATTATTCCTCGCTGTAGTTTGGAAGCGACAGGTGGTACGCGATATGTACGTCGGACAGCAGGGAGTGAAGTTGGACGTGCGGGTTCGCTCCTTGCATGACTCGCCAGTCGCACTCGGCTATCTTGTCGATACACTTCGCACGGGCGTCAGCGGGCATATCCAGCGTCTTGACGACGCGAAGAGCGGTGTCGATGAACTTCTGTTCCGAGACACCCGCCTTCAGTACGTCCACGTCCAGCGTCCGCATAGCGTCGTCCAGATTGCCAGCAATCGCGTCTTCGAGGATTGCGCGAACCTCGTCGTACCCGACCGCTCCGGCAATCGACTGTACGCCTTCAGCAGTGAGTTCTCCGTCCAACACGCACGACTGAAGCGTGTTGATTGCCTTCCGGGCGTCACCGCCCGCTTCCTGAACGAGTGCGTCTATGGCTTCGTCAGACGCCTCAATACCTTCCTGTGCGATTACGTTCGCAACGACCTGACGAATGCCGTCGTCCCCGAGTCTGTCCATGCGATACATGGCACACCGTGACTGAATCGGGGCGATAATCTTGTTGGGGTAGTTACAGGACAGGATGAACCGCGTCTTGTCGCTGTAGTCTTCCATGACCCGCCGCATTGCTGACTGGGCGTCTTTCGTGGTGCTGTCAACTTCGTCAAGGAACACGATTTTGAAATCGTAGCCCCCAACGGTGTCAGTGCGAGCGAACGACTTGATTCGGTCACGAACCGTGTCGATACCACGCTCGTCACTGGCGTTCAGCGACAGCATATTGCTCCGCCAGTCGTCACCGTAAATCTCTTTGGCGAGTGCGGTAGTCATGGCGGTCTTCCCGGTTCCCTGTGGGCCAGCAAGCATGATATTCGGCATTTCAGCGTCGGAACTGAAATCCTTCATGCGGGCGACAATATCCTCATTGCCGACTATCTGGTCAAGGTTCGAGGGGCGGTACTTCTCTACCCAAATCGCGTCTGAAACAGTCATTTGAATCCGATTATAGTTTTATAGTCTACTGACTTAATGTCTTCGGGTGATAGTTCGCCAGTACCCATATCAGCGGTGCGGTTCCATTTCTCGCATGGTCTTCCCGCCGTTCGCTTCGACGTTGGTTCCGTACTCCGCCATGAGAGCGATATTCTCTGTGTAGTCCAGAGACGCGTCCACTTTACTCGTCCAGTCGGGAACCTCGTAGTACATGGCCGCGCCCTTGACCGCTTGCCAGCGGACGACGTTCCACTTCGTGTTCTGATTCCCCATCGGGAGTCGGTCGATTTCGTGGTCGGTCAAGGTTGCTTGACCCGTCTTCGCCGGGCGTCCACAGCAGGGACAGGCGGTCGAACTCATTTCCATTCCACCTTTCCCCCCGACCAACCGAACGTCGGACACTGTTCCGCGTCGTCTACTTGTGGGTCTTTACCGTCTTCGTCCACCGTACAGAGGCCCTTCCGACGAATGCTCGCGCACGTCATGTCGGAGTACCCCCGGCGGTAGATTTGGTCGATTTGGTGCTTGCTTGTCTCATAGTCGTAATCAACCCAGCCGATTCGCTGAATGATTTCGTGTAGTTCCTCTTTCGAGAACCCGAGATTGAACATCAACACGGCGAAGTTCTGTCGAATCCGGTGGTCGGGTTCCGGTTGCTGAACGCGCTCGTACATACAGGGCATTTTCAGCCATTCCTGTAGGAAGAACTCAAGCAGGGTGTCGTCGTCACCGTCACCAAGTACGGAGTCGCCCACTTCCTGCTGTTCCGCCTGCTGTTCTTCCGAGAAATCCGTAACGTAGTGGTCGTGGATTTCCATTTCCGGGCGCTCGTCTTCACCTATGTCCGGGTCTATATCTCGCTCCGTCCGCGCCATTTCGAGCGCTTCACTCGGGGAGATACCGTCCGCTAACTCTTTCCGCGTCAGCGGAATCGTAAACACCGAGCATGGCCGCACGTTCGCACCGCCGTTGGTGATTTCGATTCGTTCGATGTTCGGGATACGGACGATTTTCTTCTGGTCGCCGTTCAGCCCGACTTTCGGGTCAGCCGTCCCGAGGTTCAGGTCGCCCACGTACTTCCGGGCGGTCGTGCCGAGTTTCTTTTTCAGGTCTTCGTTCGTCTCTTCGTACAGTAGGTGAACGTGCATACCCATTCCCGAGAATACCCCTATCAGGGGAACCTCGTCTTCTATCGCACGTTGGGCCAACTCGCTGGCGTCCTGAAACACCTCTCCCAGCACGTCGTTGGCTATTCGGTCGTCACTCCGCATACGCGCCACAATCTCGTCGTCCGGGGGCTTCTCGCCCTCGAACATAGGCCAGTCCGGTTTCGCTGGCGTGTCAAAATCAAGCGTCACTTTGTCCAGTTTGATGTTACCCCCGATTGGACGCCATGACACGGACGCGTAGGCATTTCTCGAACCGTTTACGGCGTCGGTGAACACGTCGAACTCTCCGGCGGAGTGAACAACGAACTGTCGTAGCCCCCCGAAATCTTGCGTTACACCGACCGCTCTCGGGAACGTTCCGAAGAGCGCGTTAGTTGCTTTGTCCATTGTGTGTCAATTCGGTCAGTTTAATCGTATGTGAATATTGCGTATCACCTTATTAAAGTGTGAGAGTCAGTTCTACGACACGTTGGCGATAACGTGGCGAAGGGTTACTCCGTCACGTTCCTGAACCACAGCAAGGGGAGCGCCCCCGGAAGCGGTCTGTAGTCGAACGTCGCCGCCGAGCGTGTCGAAGACAGGCTCGAATCCTTGGTGGTAGTTGTTGTGAACCTCGGAGTCGGACGTAACTGACGTGGCGCTCATTTCACCCCACACAGCGTTCCGACCGGTGTCACGGCCAATGTCCAGCGCGAACTCGTACTCGCCACTCCCGTCGAACTCTTCACCTTCACCTTCTACTTCCGCTTCGACATTCTCCCCTTCAACAGTAGCCGAATCTACCTCTTCGACCGTAATCGGGAAGAACTCTGTCTCGGAGTCGTAGTTGACGATTTCGATTAGCCGCTGAATCTGTTCCACGTCGGTTTCGATGTTCGTTTCCAACGCCCCGCTCTTGCCTTGGAAATTGTTCTCGTCGTCAAACCGGTCGAACATGGCGTTGACCGGTACGTCGTCCAGAATCGACTCGCTGGCCGGGAGCATGACGCGGGTGTTCAGCGCCCCGGTCACTTCCAGCACGGACGCGAGTTTACTGTCGGGTTCGCCCCGGAAGGCGAGTTCCACTTCACCGCCGTCAGACGCGAAATCGAGGTAGTTCAGGAAATCCGCCACGTTGACGATTGCCTGTGCCGAGTCCGCGTCGTCTTCAGTTACGTCAATCTCCGACAGCGCGTCGTCGGTGAACGTACAGTAGGTCAACAGAGTGTTACCGTCGCTGGCAACAACCGTGTCCACCTGACCGGGCGTGACGGAGAGATATACGTCGCTGTGGAAGGGGTCGCCCCGACCAGCCAGCGCCGTGTGCGTGATAATCTCCCGAATGCGTTGCGAGGGGCCGCGAATCGTACCGAGTTCTTGTTCACTCATTTTCAGTTTCCGTGTCTTCGATGTACCGCTCTTCGACCATGCCAGTACCCCTATTGTAGAGCGTGTCAAGCAACTCGTCAGCCGAGACGACCTGCTTCATTTGCTCTCGGTAGAGGTAGTATTCGACTACTCTATACGCCGGAACGCCGTCGCCAGCCAGTGCGAAAATCCGGTCATGGATTTCCGGGGTGACGCCAATCGAAACCTTCTCTTCGTTCTCAAGCCGTTCGTCGGCCTCTTCGGGGAGAATCCTACCCAGCACGTCGGAGTGGGTCTGACCCCCTTGCTTGAGTTCGTTCAAGCGAGAGCGGGAAGATTCCGTTACGCGAACTCTTTCGTCCATGAGTTCACTCGTCGTCTTTCTGGAACTTGGGGTTCCCTTCGTGGATACTCACACCCTTCGCACCGGCGAGGGCGCTCATAGACCGACCACCATTCTCGGCTTCGAGAATGCCGTTCACAAGGTCTTGGTGCTTGTCGAACGTCGGGTAGCGGAGTCCACTGTACCGGTGCTTGACCTTGCCGGACTTGTTCAGCACGCCGACCGGAGCGCCGTCTTCACCCTCTTCGATACGGAGAACTTCGTCTACCTTGTAGGCGTTCTCTTTCTCGCCAGCGGGCTTGTCCGCGTCCTGATTGCCCTTCATGGCTTCCTCGTAGTCGTCTTCTCGCATGGCCGTCCATACGAGGTGGTACGGGGAGTCCAGCATGACCTGACGGAACTTGACGTTGTGGTAGCGCTTGATTTGCTTCCAGTCAGACTGGCCGCCACCGAACGCCGAACTGAACTCTACCTCGCTCGCGTCCTTGCCGGGGTAGAACTTTTCGACGTATTTCTGTTGCGACCAGCCCCACATGACGGACATACTGTCCACGACGAGCGTGCCGGTCAGACCGGCCTTGTTGCGGTACTCGTCCAGAATGTCCAGCGCGGAGTCCAGCGCTTCAACGGCTTCGTCGTAGTTCGTCGGCTGGAAGATGAACGGCGATTGCGGCACTTCACCCTCGCCCTTGAACTTCCGGGCCACTTGGTCAGCCTTCCCCTCGGTGTCGATGATAACGACCGGTTCCGGGCTGGTACACGCGAAGTGCGTCTTCCCCTGACCGGGGTCGGCCCACACCAGCATGGTGTATCGCGGGTCGCGCTCGGCGGCGTCGTCAGCCGTAATCACGTCGGGCGCGATACTCTTCACGTCCACTTCGACAGCCGAAGAGCCACCGTCACCCACCGCGTCACCCGTCTCGGGTTCGGGGTCAGGCGTCTCGGTCGTTTCCGGCGTCTCGGGTTCCGGTTCGGGTTCTCCCTCGGTGTCGATAGGGTTATCAGCAGATTCTTCCGAATCCTCGTCCCCGTCGCACTCGGGACAGTGACCGTCTTCGATGGACGCGCCACAGTGAACACACTCGTCCACTCCGGGCGTCGGTTCCTCTTCGTCTTCCTCGGAGTCGTCGCTACCGGGGAATGCGTCGGTGGACTCGTCTTCCTCGGTATCGGCGTCAGCCGCTTCGGACTCTTCCTCGGGTTCGTCCGGGTCGGTGTAGTCGTATTCACCGATTTCGACCAGTCGGTCTTCGTACTCTTCCTGTGCCTCTTCTCGCGTGTCGTTTTCCAGCCCTGCTTCGAGGGCTTCCACGTCGTCCACCTCGTCCAGTCGGTCACGAAGGAGCGAGACGGAGAGTTTTTCGACACTCCCGGTCGCTACCATCGTCCGAATCTGACTGGCGAACTCTTCGTTACCTTTCGCTTCGACGCTGGTATCGTCAGCGTCGTCCGAGTCGTCCGCGTCGGAAATCTGTTGTTCCATCCAGTCCGCCATGATTAGATACTCTGTTCGCTGACGTTGCTCTCGGTGGTACTGTCACCGCTGGTCTGTTCGTCTTGGTCGAACGGAATGAGCGGGAAGACGCCGCACGCGTTCATCGAAATCTGACCGTCGTCGCCACGGGTAATCGTCCCGTAGATTTCGAGTTGCGAGTCGTTCCCGTACTTGAAGAACTCGTCAGGACACCAGATAGTCATACCCGGCGTGCGGCCACGGTCGGATACCACGTCGTCACCGAGTTCAGCGGCGTCCACAACGGAGTCGTCCAGCACCGTGTAGGTGTTGAACCCGTCACCCGCGTACCAGTCCACGACAGTCACGACCATACGCTTCACGTCCGCACCGAACTCGGCGGCGTAGCCGTCAGAGTTGGTGACAGACAGCGAGTTCGCAATCGTGGCGATTTCCGCTTTGTCGTCCACGAAGTTGTGAAGGTAGTCTCGCTTGTCCGCCATACTCATGTCGTCGTCTTCGTCAACTTCCACGCGTGCGTCGTCCGACGTGCGGAGAACGTAGACGTTCGAGAGTTCGTCACTCTCGTCCACTTGGAAGTACCCCGTCAGGGTGTCAAGCGTGCCGAACTTGTCCTTCCAGTTGTAAACGTCCACGCCGTCAGCCGAATCGCAAATGAAGACGCCGAGTCCTGCTGGGTCGTCTTCCGGGTTCACGACGCCGTAGGCAATCAGCACGTCCTTCTTGCCACCGTCGCCGTCGTTCCACGACTGAACACCACTCTGACCGATAGAGAGGATGTTCACCTCTTCCACGGGGCCACCCGTGCGGGAACCCTTGACGAGTTCGCCGCGAACCATTTGGATAGCCGCCGGGGCCAGCGTCTCTTCGCCCACGCCTTCTCCCGCTCGCTCTTTGGCGAGTTCGAGTTTGTTGTGGTACACTTCCCACGCCCAGTCCAAGTCGTTGTTCGTTCCCTCTACGAAAGCCGCGAGCCGTTCTTCAATTTGGTCTTCGTCCATTGTCGCGTTTCCATGTATTCCACGTAGGCATATAGTGTTTTCGGATGGGATTATTCATAGATTCAATCGACGCCAGTTCGTAAACCCGAGTTTACCCGTCTCTCGCTATCATTATCCCTACTGTCGTGATTTCATCCAAAGAACTAACCCGCTCGAAGCCGAATCACGGATGTATGGAACTCGGAGATTTGAAAGGTGTCGGCGGCGTCACCGAAGAACGACTCGAATCGGCTGGCATATCCAGCGTAGACGAACTCGCACAGACGACAGTCGAACACCTGTCGGACGAGGGTATGTCGGACAACAAGGCTGACAAAATCATCCGGCGTGCGAAACAGAACGCCGTAATCGTCCAGACTGGGGACGAAGTAGTCGAAGAGTACGAATCAAAAGACAATATCACCACGGGCATGGACGTGCTGGACGAAACGATTGACGGTGGCTGGCAACAGGGCAACGTCGTCGCTATCTCTGGTGAGTCCGGTGCGGGGAAGACACAGGTCACGTTTCAGGCTCTCGTCGCCGCCGCCGAAGCCACTGGACAGCCCGTTGTCTACATTGAAACGGAGCGAAACCGATACAGCCCGTCTCGGTTACAGAGTATGGCGAATGACGAAAATACGTTAAACCTGATTCATCGTGTCAAGGCATACGACCTTGAACAGCAAGAAATGGCCTACGGCAAGGTGAGCGAACACTTCGAGGATTGCGCCCTCGTCGTTATCGACTCGTTCACCGCACGCTTCCGCCTATCGGACGAGTTCGAGAACCGTGGCGACCTACAGACCCGCTCGAAGATTATGGGTCGTCACCTACAGAAGATTGAGCAAATGGCCGAGTATCTGGAAGTGCCGGTTCTCATGACCGCACAGGTCTACGGGAACCCTTCGGCCTACGGTGGCGCGAACAATACCTACGGCGGGTCGCTGTTCCACCACTCGGTCAACTACTTCCTGAAAATGAAGAACGCCCAAGGTTCGTTCAGTAAGGCTAATATCACCAACCACCCGGAAGTGGGTGATATTGAGTTCCACGTCAATATCACTGGAACTGGCCTTGAGTCCATGAAAGACGTATAGGCTCTGTTTTTAGCCATAATTATCGTTTGTACTCTTGCGGTAGCGGTTGCTGTGCTGTTCAACCTATAGTGGTTGTATATCGTAGTATCAACTGTTATTGGTTGTATTATCGTATATAATATATAATATAGTATATACTATAGGGCCTACTGTATATTAGAACCGCCCCGCTACAGCAACAGCAATTATACTATACTACTATAAAGTTATTATGATAAGGGACAGGCGACCCAAGGTACATAGTGGCATAGTGCCTCTCACAGTATGGGTAATAACGAATGCACCTCGAACCGTGGAATAACGGCTACCTGTTATCCGAGTTTCAGGTTGAAACAGTGAGAGAGAACGAACCAGTTGTCAACGAACAAACGTTCCTCGAACTACAGTGGGAACTGTATCCGACCGGGGAGCAGGAAGACGATATAATGGTCAAGGTGGACGAGTATCACTTCGAGGTAGCCGCGTCAAGTAATACCCCTATTGGCGTGCTGGGGTTGCCACGGTCGGAAATCGAAGAATTACGTATCAGCAATCCGCCAAAGAAATGTCCTGTACTCGTTGTCAGACCGTGGTTTCAGGACTACCTTTCGTGGGCTGAAGAGGCGACTTAAGCCGTTTTACGAGCGAAGAATTATATGGCGCTCACAATAACCTTATCATAGAGTATGAGTAGCGACAAAACACACTTCAATACCACTGACGGGATTGAAGACGTTGAACTCGAAGACGTGGAAGTAGACGAAGCGTCCTTCGATGAACTGGTCAAGCAACGCAAGGAAAGTACCAATGAGGCTGTCCAGCAGTACCGTGAGTCAGTCGGAGTTACTGGCGAGGGCGGTGAGTCCGACGAGGTGGAGAAATCCGACACGGACGAATCTGACGGCTCTGTGGAAGGCGTGACGGTGGACGACCCCACGACTGACGGCGAGGTAATCAAGCGAACTGGTATCGCACGTCTCGGTATCGACCTTGAAGACGAAGACGACGAAGCCATGCGCGAACTAATCAAGGACGCTCGTCATGGCGACGTTGAAGTTGGACTCCGCGAAGAGTCCAGCGGCGACCGTACCCACGACGCCATTCAGAAGGGGACTGAAGGCGTCCGCGAGCGCTTCGAGCGCGACGTTCCCATGTCGGAACTCGCTCCCGGTAAGCAAGCGTCTACGCTCGCCAAGGAAGCCTCTGACGACGTTGGCGTTGATTCGCTGGTCGAAGAGGCAAGTGAACTCCCGAAGAGTCCGAGCGCGGTGCGAGAACAGGTCTTCGAGAAGGTCTACGGTGACATTACGAAGTTCGTTCGCACTATCTACAGCGAGTCGGCAATCGACCGAGACGTGCTGAACACGGTTCGGGAGAAGATTGCGACTGACGCGGCCCGACGTGCTATGGTCGCTCGGAAGGCGAACGAAGACGGTGTGACGACGGACGCTGACGGTTACAACCCCGAGGAAGGTGGCGAAGACGCGACCGACGCCGAGGAAGGGTCTGACGGCGGTGACACGGACTCTCCGAAGACGGAAGGCGACAGTGAAGACGTGAACCTCGAAGGCGACGTTGACCTCGAAGGGTAGCCGCTTTCTTATCTAATTCGGAACGAGACGTTCGTCGTAAACTCTACGTTGCTGGTTTTCTCGAACGGGTCTACAGTTGCTCGCCAAAGCATATTGCCACTTGAGTCGAATACCCCTATCTCGGAAATATCGTGTGGCTGGGAAGAGGGCTGTTGTTGGAAAACAACCATGTTGGCCGTGACTGTTTCAGACGAGAGTAGTCGTTGGGCGTTTTTCTCAAACACTTCATTTTCCAGTGCGGTATCAGACGCGGTGGGTTCGGTTGTTCCTGTGCCAAATGCGATAGAGTTCAGCCCAATAGCCGTATCAAGAGCGCGTAGGGAGTCGGCTACCCGATTTTGACCAACGTCTGTTATGACCGAAGTGCCTGTCGTGTCGTTTGTCACCTCGAAATCAATTTCGACACGGAGTTCTTTTTCGTTCGACGGATTGAGCGTATCCGTCGTAATACGGTTGTATAGGTCGCCAGCCCGACTTTTAGCACCGAACTCCGAAAAAGTATCTCCGTATTCTTGGAAGAGGAAAATTCCTTCAGCAGTTGACTCGTTGCTGGAATCACCGGGATTCGGATATGCGAACGTAGTCGCACTTGGTGTTTCTAAAGACGAGTCATTGATAGTGGCGTCTGTTGTACCACTTCCAACAGAGATTTTTCCGATAACTGCTTCGGATTGACCCGCAAGCCCTTCTGCTACGATATTTCGTCCGTCAGTGACGAATTTTTCGCTGTTTTCTACGTCTTCCACCAGTGTCCAAGAACCCCGAAAGTCGCCGGAATCTCCCTGACCTGACCCATGACGGCTTCCATTGGGGTGGCCGCTGATTAGCGACTCGTTTAGGTCGCGGGTGTAGACTCTGACCGAGGTGACAATCTCGAACTGATTTCCGCTAAACGTGTAGTTGGAACTCCGCTGACCGGATATTGGAATGAATGTGGAGTCCAGCCGCTTGACACTTTCACGGTTTTCAGATACGAATTGGTCAATGCGTTTAGTCATTGTTGAATTAGAGTATTTGCGATTGCCATTGGACACTTACAGTGTCCGAATTTTTGATTGAGTATTCGTGGAATTGCATGGTTCCATACGAAATCTCGAAACTTATGAATCGAGTAGAGTTCGCTCCGACACGGAGCGTTCTTGCGTCAATTCGAGTTCCGTCTTCGAGGAAAGTTGCTACTACGTCAGCACTTTCGTTTTGCGTATTCTCAATATCCACGCTGATAGTGACAGTTTCGTCAATAAAGGGGAAATCGTCACTGGTAGAGATATTTTTAAAGTCGATAGAACCAGTTTCTTCCTCTTCAGTTGGCGCGGAACTTTGGCTGAAGTGAACCTCTTTGCCGTACACTTCGGTTGTACCAGCAGGAACACTCACACCATTTCGGGTGACACCAGCAGTTTCGTGAAATCGAACACCCGCCGCCGCCTGACCACTGGATGTGGTTGTGTCACTGGTGAGTTCTGTGCTGGTTCCGAAGCCGGTTTTTATCGACTCGAACGATACAGTTTCGTTGATAACAAACTCTTTGAACTCGTCAAAGGAAGTACCACTGCTATCCTCGTCGCTAAAGTTTTGCTTGATTTTCTCTATGAACGAGTCGGCTTCGTCGGTGGTGAAACCGATTGAGTCAGACCCTTCAGCGAGATAATCGTCAAAAGAGGGGTAACTATCCAACGATTCTTTCGTTCCGTCACCGTTGTAGTCGTACCCGTTCTGAAGGTGGTCAAGGAACGTACTGAAATCAGGAAGATTTTGCTGTAGTAGTTCTACCTCTTCTTGTACGTCCGACAGGCTTTCAGCGGCGCTACTCAATCCCAGCCATTGTAGTTTCTGCTGGGCTTGTAGTTCTTCTCCCGGCATTAGAGCGTCCCCCGTTTGGTGATACTGATAGTCACCAGTCCGTCTTTGTCAGTCTCGGAGTTACTGACTTGGAACGTACCAGCGATATTTTCCGGCGGCCAATTTACCAGTATGTCGTCACCGAGCGAAACAGATTCATATTCGGTGTTAGCAATCACGAATTTGAACGCTTCGTCGTCCCATGCCTTGTTCGACAAGAATCCACGACCACGACGGATTGCCTCTTCCTCGGTTTGGATTTCGGTGTCTACAATGGGTTCGTCGCGGGACGAAACACCGTAGAACTCAATCGAATCTGGTTGTGGAATCGTAACTCGAATATCACCGTCGCCTTGCACTGTAACCTTGTTCGTCACGTCTTGGTAATCCCGGTTAAACTCGGCGTCAACGACATTCGTACTCGAAAAGTCAATCTCCCGAGCGGTGTTCTGACCAGCGTTCTCGTAGTGTAGAACGTCGTCTATGTCCACGTAAGAGATAAATTGGTCTTCGACAGCGAACTCTTTGAGAGTCTGAAATGCACTTCGCTCAATTCGTCGGGTAATGACATTTCCACTGTCTGTCACACCACCGGGGGTAATATCAGTATCACGACTATCTACTTCAAAGGGAATGGCTGACGCATAGTCGATAGCCACCCCTCGCGCTCCGGCGAGTGTTCCGTCAATACTGAATCGGTATTCTAACGTTTGGTCTGTGGACACGGGAGAGCCGATATTGGCGTCTGAAACCGCGTCTTCGGCCTTGAGTTCAAATTCTGTGAACCCTGACTCGGGGAGTTCCAACGACCAAATATAGTTGTTTCCGAAGTTGTCTCGTAGGTCAACCTCGGCGGAAAATGGCCCACCGTTGTTGTTGATTGCTAATCGGGTATAGAACGTGTCTACTTGACCGTCCCCAACAGTTGCGTCAGTTGGAACGGAGTCGTATGTCGCGTGATAGGAGTCTTGCGACCCGGAACCACTCGGCCACCCGAAAAACATGAAATCGCTCCCTTGGTTTTCGAGTGAGAGAGATACAATCCCCCCTTCGCTTGATTTTGGGATGTTTGTATCCCATTCTGACGCCGATTCCCCTTTGTGGATAAACTCACCAAGGTCGTTGCTGAAACTGAACGGAACCAGTTTCTCATTTAGGATTTTTCGGATGATTTCACCGGTGTCGGTTTCATAGAAGACGCGGTTGACCTGCTGGTGCTTGAGTTCCATCCGCTTATCCACAGCCTTAACTTCTAACTCTGTTCGACTCGCTCCGGCTTTGGTCGGCTTCCCGATAATGTACCCTCGGTAATCAAGCGTACCGTTCTTCGAGATTTGTATTTCGTCGCCGGATTCGATAGCCCTATTATTCGTGTTGTTTCCACAGACGACGGTTGCTTCACCGAGTCCTTCCGTTCGTCCGTTGTTGTAGGAAACGTCGAAGATACTATCCAGCGTGACGCTTCCGACCGTTACATCCCATTGAACCATGTCTAATCACCCCACGTAGGCGCTGATATGCGTCATTTCAATGTCCGCTTGGTAGATACCCGGCTTCGGACTGGACGCGCTCTCCGACGCACTGAATGAGGTTATTACGACCGGGATGTACTGACCGTCCCATTCGAGGGTGTCAATATCGCCGTTCGCGTCCGGCCCCCACTGCTTTGTGGCTTCTTTGAGGGCAATCATCATTCGCTGATTGTGGTCGTCAGCGGCTACGTCAGCGTAGTATCCGCTCGGAGCGTCGTTGATGGGTTGGTCAGGGTAGTCTTCGTCTTCGATTGCCTGAAGGTAGACACCGGTCAACTGATAGGTAACGCTGTTCAGTACCGGGTCAGCACCGGCAATATCCCCAGCGGCGGAGAGGATTGCACGGGCTATGAGATTGTTTCCGACGCTCACTTCGACGTTCTCACACTTCAAGAAGAACGCCGTTTGACTGGTGTCAAATGGTTCCGATTCGCCCGCCTTTGCGATAATTACCTCTGTCGCGTCTGAAATGTCACTCATATTGTTGTGTTCCTCACCTCGTCACCCAGCCGCTCGGCCAGCATATCGGCCAGTTCCTTCATTTCCCGCCGGGTCAGTTTTGACAGGTCAAGGGACTGGTCGCCAACTTCGATACCGCCCACGTTGACGACAATTTCCTGACCGCCGCCTTGACCTGTGCCTTCTCGCATAACCTCTTTCGTCACGTCAGCCGGAACAACAGCCTCTCCTTTGTGGATTTTCGCCACTCCTTCTTTCTTAACGATACCACCGGAGTCAAGTCCGACCATATCACCAGCCGAAGACAAACCGCTACTAACAGTGTCAACCGCTCCCGAAGCGGCGTTGCTGGCGGTGTCCACAGCGCCCCCAGCGGCGTCAGCGGCGGCCCCAGCGGCGTCCTGTGCCGCTCCTACAGCGTCAGAGGCCGCGTCCCCAATACTGGACGCAACTCCGCTCACAGTATCCAGAGCGCCTTGGAATCCACTGGTGATTGCCCCGGTCACACTTCCAACCGCACTTGAGACAGCCCCCACGGCCCCACTGATAGCGTTTTTCGCGGCGTCCATCGCTCCCCCGACGATACCAGCAATCGCCTGACCACCGTTCAACAGGGCTTTGAACGGAGCGAGAATTACGTCGATAACCGCTTGAATCGCTCCCTTAATCATACCGACAGCACCGGTAATGACGCTCTTGATTCCGTTCACAAGGTCGGGAATCAATGAGTTACCGACGATTTTGTTGTAAATGTCAACGAAGGGCTGAACGAACAAGTTGTAGAGAGTGTTTCCGACACTCCCCAACCAACTCATGAACCCATTGAACGCGCCCTTAATCGCGTCAATGACGTTCATCGTAATGTCACGGATTCCGAGGAAATTCGTCTTGAACGCGACGTAGAACGCCACTATCACCGCAACGATAGCGAGGATTGCGAGTGAAACTGGGTTCAGAGCGGCAATAATCGTCCCGACCGCACTCACAACTGTCCCGATTACAGAAATGACAGTTCCAAATACGGAGATTAGGGTAGCGAGTCCGCTCAAGAGCGTACCGGCGGCACTCACAAGTGCAATAGCCCCGGACGCAATAGCCGCGAGTACCTGAACTATAGCCCATGCGGCGGCGAAGGTAGCGATTAGGGCTGTCACCCAACCGACAATCTTCGTAATCATTTGCGACTCGCGTTCCATTTCAGCAAGCCAGTTGACGATACCCCCTACTACCTTCCCCACAACTCCGGCGAGTTCGACCAGAACTCCGCCTACGGAAGAGATAATGGGGCCGAACATAGACCAAAACGCCTGAAGCCCCTGTGTGATACCGTCAAGGACTCCGGCGAAGATAGTCTCTAAATCCGCGATAGACCCGCCCCCTTCCTTAAATCCGCTTACGAAATTATTCCATATGGCGAGGGCTGTCGATTTCAGGGTTTCCAGCGCTCCCTGAATCCAATTGACAAACCCCATGACGTGTTCGCGCATACCGCCGAAGTTCTCCTTGAAGGCGATAGCCATAGCCACGACAGCGGCGGCTATACCCGCCCCAAGAATCAGAGCCTTCAGCGCCGTCAGTCCGCCAATGAGGCCAGCGAGCGTCGAAATGACTCCCGACAAGGCCGACCCGAAGAATCCCATCTTCGCGTTCAGTTTGTCAGTGACACGGCCAGCGCGTTGCTTCGCGTCGGCCATGCGACTCATGCCTTCGCTGTACTGGCGTGTCTTCTCGTCAGCACCCTCGGCGGCGTCTTTGGCGTCGTTGACCTTCTCTTCGACCTGCTGGGCTTGCTCTTTAGCCTTCCCAGCGTTGTCTACTTTGACCTTCCATTCGAGAGTGCCGATACTGACCATTAGAAGTTACCTCGGGACGGGGAGTTCTCCCCGAGATTACCACTTTTCCGGCGGGCTTCTCGCTGTGCGTCTTCCTGTTCTTCTTGTTTGATTTCTTCCATTTCGTCGTGGTACGTCAGGAACCGAAGCACCTCTTGTTCGCTCATTCCGGGTTCCTTTTCGACGGTTTCCACAACGATGGGTTCCGGGTCTTCGAGGTACGGACACCAGCGTCGGACGGAAGCGAGGAAATCGGTACGCGGTCGCCGCTCGGTGTTGCGACTCGTAGTACCCCTAATGTCACGTAGCGTGAATCCGGCTTCCTTTACGAGCATGGTTTCGATTACCTCTCGGCGGTATAGGAGCAACGACGGGTCGTCAGTTTCCCGTCCGCCCCTGACTGCTTTCCTTAATTTCCCTCGTCAACCTCGTCCATGACCGTACCGGGGTCAGGAACGATTTCCTGAAGTTGGTCGCCCACTTCCGGGGACATTCCCTTGAGGAAGACCGGAAGCGACCCTTCGACGGAAATTTCGTCAATGACGGTTTCCATCATGTTCCGGTAGTACCCCTTCAGGTCAAGTTCAATGTCGCCGGTGCGACTGTCGGTCTTCAGAGAGTCGTCCAGCACGTCGGTCTTCTTCTCCCACGAAATCTCCTTGATTTCGACCCAATACACTTCGTCAGGTTCGCCGTCCGCACCGGGAACCTTGAACCACTCACGGGTTGTATTGGATTCGTCAATGAGCGCCGATTCACGGCTACCCATTTGAACGTCGTTATCTCCGTCAAGGAACCGCTCTGGAATGTCGTCGGGGTCAGTTTCCGTCATGTTATTATGGTTATTGTGAAGCCTGATAGGGCTATTGGTGTTTTAGAGATACGTTTCGCCAGCCGACTGGTCGTCTTCAACGCGAATCTCAAGGTCTTCAGGAATGATTGTCACGTCAACCTGAATCGTGCTGTCGTCACTCGGAATTTCGTGGGGCGCTTCAGCGAAGTTACAGTCGGAAGCCGTAATGCGGAGTGATTCACCGCTCGGCTTCTCGAACTCAATCTCGCCTGTGAAGCCACCTTCAGTCGGGCCAATAAGTTCTTGATAGAGCGTATCGTCGTCTATCGTAATCGTGGCCGACATTTCGATTTCAGCGCTCGCGTAGGTCAACTCGAACGGGTTCTCCGGGTCGTCAGACTGGATGTACCGACCCTGTTCGAGATTGTTGGTGAGCGAGAACGAGAACTGTTCGACGCGTGCGAACGGCGTACCGAACATCGTCAGGTCAGCTTTCGTGTCCGCGAAAATCCACGGGTCGCGGTCAGAGGGCGTCGTCGTGGTGGACGTAATTGACGTACCGGTGTCCACGTCCATAGCGATATAGTCAAGCGAAACCTGAAGTTCGCTCTCGTTGTTCATGCTGATTTCGCCGGAGTTGACAGCACACCCGCTGAACGTCCGAACGAAATTGTCTTGACCGGTGTCGAAGCCCTTGTAGGCGGCTTCGATAGTTTGAGTCGGTGGAAGGTCGGCGGTATTGATAGTCAGGACGTGGGTATCAGTACCCGTTTCCGAACTCCCATCAATATCCGTATCAGTGTTCACCGATTCGGTTCCGAAGAGGTAGGCGAGCGGAGCGCCGTCGTAAGGGACAACGGGAATCGACCCACCTTCGTAGGCCCGCTGGCCGTCAATCTTCTGGAAAATCTTTCGGTCGCCACCAATGACCCGCTCTTCAATCCACTGGATAGAGGGGTCAGGGAGCGACGTTGCTTCCTGTACGAGTCCGAAGGAGTCAAACTCACTCCCTGTCGTCACCGTCGAAGCCTGTGAAGACTCCGTGGCGACGGAAAGAGTGGCTTGCTCCGGTTTGTATGGTGCGTTTCCGGGCATAGTTTGATATTAGGGGTATTAGCCGTTCTACTGTTAAGTAGATTATTCAGTCAATTAAGTCCTTGCGCTTGGTGTACTCGAAATTCAGTTCTCCGACCCACCAACCGAAGTTCTCGTCGTCTACGATTTTGGCACTGAACTTCAGGTCGTCCCACCCGCCGGGGGTGTCAGGACGCTTCCGGTGTGCCACAGCGATTCGGTCAATCTCGTCGTAGATTTCTTCTCGGCGGGAACGGGACTCGTTCGTAGAGAACTCTACGTAGCAGTACCCGGTGAGATTACGGGTATTGCGTTGAAAGTCCGTGTACTCGTTGCCACGCTCTTGCTCTTCAGCGACGTGGATGTACTCGTTCGTCCGACGAACTCGCTTGCGAGCGTTCCCTTGCTCGTCTTCCGTGACCAGTTCGATATACTCCGGCTTGCGCGGGTCAGTATCGCCTTCTCCCCACTGTTCATCAATCAGGTCACGCGTCAGTTTCGCAACGTCGCGGGTAGGGGTACTCATGATTCACCCTCGCCTTTCCGAATCTCCCACGACCCACTATCTTTCAGCGTCTCGGTGTCTTTCGCTTCCTCGTCAATAATGTCCTGTGAGTAGTCGAACATCATTTCTGTCAACTCTTCGGCTATCTTCCGGTGAGCGTCCGTGTCGTCGCTGTCAGCGTATTTTCCGACTATCTTGTTGGCTTGGTCTTTCCCGTGGTCAAGTGAGCGCTGGGCGAAGTGAACGCCGTCAATGCCACTTTCAGCGATTTGCTCTACGATGAACCACGCAACCCGCTCTTCGTGGTCAGACCGCGAGAGCGGCTTGTTTTCGTTGCTGGTCATGTCGATAATCGCCGGGTGAATATCTGACCAGTTTCGTTGTACCCATTTGTGAATCGGTTCAAACGGTGGCTTTGTCCCACCGTAGGCCGTATCGTATTCGACGTACAGCGCGTAGGGTGCTTCGTACTGAATCGTACCTTCCCAGCCTATCAGGCCGCCGAAAATATCTTCCAGTTCGGCTTCCTTCTCGAAATTGACTGGCATTAGAAGGTACGCACCTCGGCCCGCCGGTCAAGACCTTTCCATGCGGCCTCTTCGAGTTGCTGGGCGGCTTCAGTGGGATTGACGGAGTTCTGACTACCAGCCGGGAGAAGGTCGCCAAACAGGTCTGTACGAATCAGGTCAGCGGCGGTGAGTTTCGCACAGGCCATTTGCACGTCCTTCGGAATTTTCTCGGCCCCGTACCGGTACGAAATCCGAAGCCCTCGGTACTTCTCGAACCAGAGCGCCCGCCGATAGATGTGAAGCGTTCCCTCGGTTTCCTGAACCCAGTAGTCGCCGTTGTCACCACGGCCTTCAGTATAGGTACTGCTACCGACCCATTCTTCCCATTCGTTGCCGTCGAACACTTCTACCTTGTCGCCTTTGGAAGCGTCCATCGGCGTGCGAACCTCTCGCTTCTGTAGGTGAATCGGCGTCCCGGCCCAGTAGTAGTACAGGCCCTCAAGGTCGTGGTATTCCTCTTCGACCTTCCGCTCACGCCATGCGTGACCCGTCTCTTTGTCGATTCGAGCGGAATTTTCAATAATAAAGTCCTTCACTTCCTCTTCGCTGGGGTTCGAGTCGAAAGCGAAGCCGTCGCTATCCTCAAGAGTCCTGAAATAGCGTGCTACGTCCTTCGGCTCACAATAGCCGTCTTCGTTGTTTGGTATGATTGCCATGCGTTATTATCCCTATTGTCAGCCACGCCGCCTAAAATCTCGGTTGGCTACGTTCCTTCCTTTCCTCGGTCGCCCTCTTCGCCTATCACGTCGTCAAGGTCGAATGGGCCTTCGCCGTCACTCCGTGCTGGGTAGGAACCGTTGGACGAATCCGCCCGCGAATCTCCGTCTTCCTCTCCTTTCATGAAATCCTCGGGTTCCATTCCGTTTTCGACAAGATACTCGTCTACGATTTCTTCGTCTACGCCTTCCGCGCCTTGACGTGACAACGCCCGTATCACAACGATTGAACTGGTAATCTTCTTGTCCAGTTTGTAGATACGGCCCCGTTCGCCACGGAGTTCGTAAGCCACGTAGGCGAGGACGATTATCCATCCGAACTCGGGATTTGAGAAAACGAATGAGATAACGTCCGAAATGCCCACCATAGGGCTAATTCGAGTCTTCCTCGAAGGAGTGTCCGCCACCACTCGCGTTGTTGCTCATTAGCACGTAGGTATCGACTGACAAGTCACTACTGGCGCTGTCGGTGAACGTGTCGATTCGCGCTCGAACCTGTTCGACGGGAACGTTCGATTCCCATACGAATCCAGTGTACGTACCGTCACCGTCCTTGTCGGACATTTCGCTGTCAGTCACCTGAACAACGGAATTGTCTTTTCGGAAGAGTGGTGTGAAGTACGTGTCATTGCCGTAATTGAACCCACCCTCAAGCGACACTTCGAGCGTGTCGTTACTGGGGTCAAGGTTCTGTGCTACGACGAATACACCTACGGCTGTGTGGGCGCGGGTGAAGTGTGCTTCACCAGCCCCCGTGGCGGTCGCCCCGTCGTTGCTCTTTTTGCTACCGGGACGACTCATGGATAGTTACCTACCCATGCACGCAAGGCGAACGAGAGCGCCTTCGTTGTTGTTTCCAGCGAGTTCGACCAGTTCGGTGTTAGCGTCCGAACCACTGTTGTCGGACTGAACCAGAAGCCGAATCGCTCCGGTGCTTTCGTCATACTGTGCTACGCAATTCACGACAGTCGTTGCGTCACCGCTTCCGTAGATTACCTCGGCGTTCACTTTCTGGAAGCGGTTCATACCAACGTCAGACGGGGTGAACGACTCGCCGTCGCCGCCCGCGTCGTCGTCGTAGTTGGTAATGTCCACGTCCACAAAGCGAGTCTTGACCGCACCAAGGAACTCGGTAGAGGTGACGCTAATGTCTCGGGTCATTGTTGTGTGTCAGGGTTGCTCAATTGAATCCGTCATTTCTTCCACAGCAGGGGCCAGCGCTTCGGTCAGTTCTTCCTCGGGGGCGTTCCCTTTCACTTCCAGATTGAGAGCGCTGGTGAGCCGCTGTTTCTCGCGGTACGACAGGTCTTTCAGAAGCGAACCCGCTTCCTGAACGGAGTCGCCCGCCATGCGAGCGAGTTTGCCTTGAGCCGTCCATTCCACCTCGAACACACCCAGCGAAGCGAATCGCTCGGCGTCTTCAACAGCGTAAATAGCGGTGGCTCTCGGTTCCCCATCAACCGTGCGGGTGAAGCGGTATTCGTTACCACTCGGCCCCGTTCGGTTATGGGAGCGGCTTCGGCCTGTGTATTGGGCGGTTGCTACTTTCATTTTGAGAGTTGGGGTATCAGACCCCTAACTCGGAATAAGGCTATTATTCCAAGTCGCGGAGTTTGCAGTGCGCGGACGGGTTGACCATAGCGAGTTCGCCAATGGTGACGAACATACCCTCGTTTCCGAGACGGTCAATTCCGAACGGGTTCCCGTCAACTTCCGTACCAGTGCTGTAGAACTGGGTCGGAAGCAGGGTCTTGATATACATGGTGGACGAGTCAATGAGGTAGACCCGACCGATACCGTCCTTCGCCACGTCTTCCGACTCGAAAATCGGAATCTGCTTGTAGGACTGGACGGTGATACCAACGTCGTCACCGGGAACGGTTTCGACGCCGTTCAGACCGACGCTGACGCGCTGGGGTTCGAGACGTTCCTTGCCACCCACCTCGTCTTCGATACGCTGGTAGGTGTCGTGGTTGGTCAGGAAGAAGTAGTTGTCGTCGCTGACAGGCCGCTTACCACTGTTCTCCTTGACCTCACGAATCATGTCGTCAAGGTCGTCCAGAACGAACGTGCGGGTCGTCCCACCGTTTTCGAGGACGTTCGACTCGAACTCACCGGACGAGCGGTCGAACCCGTAAATGTCGTTGTCGCCAGCGTCCGAGAGGATACTGGACTCCGCCGAGTTCGAGATTGCGCGGTCGATAGACTCCATGTCGTCGCCAGCCGGGGAGTCAACGGGCGAACCGAGTTGCTCGTTGATGTGCTTCGGGTGTTCACCCATACCGGTCTGGTGTTCCGTACCAGTACCGTACCAGCGGCGAAGCCAGTCGAAGGGGTCGTCAAGGTCGTCGTCGTCCGTGTCAGCCAGCAGTTGCTTGGCTTGACTCACGTCGAAGTTGTGAGCGACGGTCTTGGCGTCCGTCTCGAACTGGTCGAGTTCCGGGTGGTCGGTTTCGGGGAGAGTCGCGTTCTCCGCCGTGCCACCGGAACCGTCGGCGTGGCCGTGGTCGGTGACGATACGCTCGCCACTCTTCGTCCACGCACGGTTTTCGAGAAGCGCGAAGATGTTCGGCTCGGAGTTAACGAGCGAGAACACTTCCGACCCGTAGACGGCGTTCCGCACACCGCTGTCGGTCGTGAGCATGGGGTCGTCCTGCTTCCCCAGTCGGTCGCTCTTTTGCGCGGACTGGTACTCGGGGACGAACCCGTACCAGTAGTCAATCATGTCGTTGACCGTTCGGATGTATCCGTCCGCCTTCTGGATTTCACCCGGCTCCGACCCGTTCGGGGAACGGGCTTGAGTCTTGTAGTAGCCGTTGCCCACGGACGAGCGCTCAAGTTGCCGCTTCTTGAGGAACTTCCGGGCGGGCTTCGACTTCATGAGTTTCTGTTGCTTCGTCAACTGTGCCTTCGTGAGTTCGTATGCTTGGCTCATTGTGTTGTTATTCCTCGTAGAAGTTTGCGAGAGCGGGGTTGCCACCGTGCGCCCCTTGGTCGCCGTGGCTCTCGTCGTAGGACTTTTCGGCGTCACCGGACGGGGCTTCCGCGCCGCCCGCCTTGTTCAGACCTTTGCCATTGAGAACCTTTTCGACAGCGGCTTCGATAGTCGCGTCGTCAGCGGCCTCAATGTCAACGGCGGGTTCGCCCTCTTCTTCCATTGCCGGGCCACCCATTTCTTCCTCTTCACCCATGTCGCCACCTTCGTCAAGGTACTCTCGAACTACTTCCCACACGTCGCCGGGAAGCACTTCTTCGAGTTCGTCGGCCCCGTAACCCTGCTTTTCTTCATGGGTTCGCGTCTCGGGGACACCCTCGTCGTCGGTTTCGATGGGGTCTTCGCGGTCTTCGTACTCTTCGGACTGACCCTCGTCAGTCATGTCTTGGTCGCCAGCGCGGTCTTCCTTGGACTGACAGTCGCACTTGCCCTCGGGAGCGCCGCACTCGGGACACTCGCCCTTCTGACCAGCGGGGGGCTGGCTTCCGCCGCCACCGCCGCCACCGCCACCGTTGCCGCCGCCGGAACCGCCGCCGGAGTTGCCCCCACCGCCGTTCCCGCCGCCGCCACCGTTCCCGCCTGCTTGACTCTCAAGCATAGAGCGGAGTTTTTCTTCGGTCAGGTTCGGGTACTCGTCCTGAAGCATACCGAGCGCTTCAGGAACCTGCTTCTCTTCCATTTCCTCTTCCGGGGGAACCTCTTCCTCTTCTTCCTCTTCGGGTTCCTCTTCCCGCATTTCCGGGGGAACTTCCTCGTCTTGCTTTTCCTCTTGATACACGTCGCGGGCCACTTCCCGCATACTCTCTTTCGTGGCGAGTTCTCCGTCGGGGAGTTTGTCGTCCAGAACGGACTTGAACTCACCCTGAAGGTCTTCCATGCTGAAGCCCCCGGAGGAGTCGCCGTCGTTGTTGTTGCTCATTGTTTTTGAGATTGCCTTGGCCGCTACAGTTCCAACGGCGTCCGCCGAAGGGCCTCTGCTACTTCCGTTCGCGTCATTGACTCCGGCTTCCGCGCTTCTGGTGGTAATACCCGTATCAGAATCAGAAACTACTCCGAACTTCGCCTTCTGATTCATTCCCTGTTCGCAAATCGTCACGGCGGACAAGTCCATGTCAACAATGTCGTCATGGGCTTCCCCGTCGGAGATTTTCTTGCGGGTTACGAGTGCTTCACCAGAAATGGAATAAGAATCCAATTCGCCATTCTCAATCCGCTTACGCGTTTCTTGAGCCTGACGAGTGTCGTCGTAGATTTCACCAGCAACGAAAAGTGCTGGTTCCATGCCGTCCAGTTCGAGTACGTCGGTAGGGAAATCAGACCGTTCAAAGGTCTTATCTCCTACCTCTACCGTCACGGGTTCGTCTGTATCGAACCGTTCCAGAATCTTTCCAACCAATTGGTCGGAGTGTTCCAAAGACAGACGCGCACGCTTCAGCAGTTGTGGAAGGGCTTTTTCAAGCGCTTTCGCCTTGATACGGTCGCCTTCCTTGTCAACCACTTCAACGCTGGCTGGCCCCCATACAACGAAATCTCCGTCCGCTTTGAAGACCGTCGCTTGAGACGTAACCTGTGCGTCGAACCCGACTTTCTCAATCGTGTCGGACTTGGCGAATGACTGACGAGTAGACACTTCGTCTTCGTAGCCACCGCTCGTAATCTTGCTGACGATATTAACGAGAACTTCGGGGTCAGTGCCTTGAGAACTGATTTTCTGAACCGTTCCAATCCAGTCTTCCGCTCCGGCGTCTTTGAGTATCTGTGCGAGTGCTGTATTGTCACCTGTTACTTGTGCTTGAGCAATCGCCTTTGCCGTACTCTTGTCGATATTTGAGTTTGCTTCAAGAACCGACGAAGCAAAATCGCCAACCGAATCTTCACTGTGGCCGGTCATGGTCAGATTCCCTTCCGAAGCCGGTGGCCGCTGGTTCCCTCGTCGTCAAGGTCAGCGCCGCAATTGGAACACTCTTCAGGAGATTCGTTCTTCTGAACAGTATCCTCGCTCCCTCGAACGAGAGACTTGCTTAGTGTAACCGGTTCTCCGCATTCGGGACAGGCCATATGTCGGCTCTGTCCAATAGTTTCATAGTGTTCACTAAAAAGGTTCTGCTAATACCCCTACTACAAAGCCCAATATGGGTAATGAGAGAGGTGGTTAACGGAAAATGGTGTGGCTGACGCTCGTCCATTTCAGAATAAGCGGCAAAAAATCGACTATCGTTGTCTTACGCGGCGGTGGTTTCGGTCACTTCGCGCACTGACTCGTTCCACTCGTCGCGGTCTTTGAGTTCGCGGTTCCCCCGACGCGTCACCTTGTACGCATTCGACCGCTCGTCGTGCTGACCTTTTTCAAGAAGCCCTTTTTCGACCAGAGTATCCAGATTCGGGTACAGACGCCCGTGGTTGATTTCGCTATTGTAGTACGATTCCAGTTTCTCTTTGATTTCGAGTCCTTTCGGTTTGTCAAGTCCAGCGGCAACACGGAGAAGGTCACGCTGGAATCCAGTCAAGTCGTTCATTGTTGGGTGGTAGGTGTGGCGGGCGCTCCGCCTGAATTGAATCAGATTCTATAGGGTTATAAAATCATCGGAAAATAGAATATGATTAGTCTTTCCAGAGATATTTCGTACACAGTGACTTTTCCACGTCGTCGGTGGCAACGAGGAACATTTCTTCCGTATCCTTCTTGAGAGTCGCCGTCTCTTCAATTTCCTCGCTCTTAATCCCATATTTCTTGCACCGAATCATTTCAACACCATAGCCGTCTACAAAATCCTGTACGTACCAATAGGGGTACAGACAGCCACGCGTGCGATAGAAAAGAACGACCCGCATTACACGCCGAACGAATCCGCGATAGTGTTGGATTTGTTCAGCGTCTCTTCGACACGGGCCGCGTGGTCGGAATCGACAGAGACAGTGTACCCGCCCGCGACGAGGGCTTCGATTACCGCACCTACGCCGTCAACGTCACACACCCATTCGTCTCCGTCGTAGGTGTGGTGAGCGGTATCCCAGTCGATTTCGTCCGCGATTTCGTCTTCCTTGAACGCGCCGTAGGTGTCGCCCGCGAGTCGGAACTTCGGGCCGTAGCGGGTATCCTTCGTGCCGACGACTCGCACGTCGCCTTCGTCCATCGTACCTTCGTGCTGACTCTCGCTGTCGATTACGAGGTTGTCTTCGTCCGCCGGAGTGGCGAACGCCGTCTCAATGACCGAGAGCGGGACGGATTTGCCAGCGAAGCGGTCGCGTTCATCGTGACCTTCTCCGAGTCCGGGGCCGACGCCGTAGGCGTCTTCCCAGTTCTTGAGCGCCTTGTGACGGGCGCGACGGACGGCTTTGCTGTTCCACCCGTTACCGGACTCGGCCCGGCTGTCAGCGCGTCGTAGGTGGTCTACCGGGTCTTTCAGGCTGGTTCCCTCGTCCACGAATAGCGCTTTCCCGCTCGGGGAAACACTGTCCGGGCGAACGACGAACCAGTCTTGCCATACGCCGAACGCTTCGTTGCCCCACCACGACGATTCGAGTTCGAGGGCAACGGTGTCTGTCTCATCTACGACCGTGTAGACGTGCGCGGCGCGTTGGGCGTCGTATTCATCGTCAAGGTCGAGGCCCATTACCTCGGCCACATCTTCGGCGCTGTTCACAATTTGTACCTCTACGGCGTCTGTCTCAATTCGGCTCATTTCAAGCACCTCGTATGTATTAGTAGTACCCCTATCAACATAAGTCTTCCCCTATACGGGAATGGGTAGTCAACCAGAATAGCGCTTCCGCTATTAGGCGTATTGGTGCAAATGGTTGCGGTAAGAAAAACTAAGCAGAAGCAACTTCTTCGTTTTCCTCACTTTCTTCGGATTTGTCGTCTTCTTCGATTTTGCCTTCGGTGATTTGTTTCGAGACTGCTTCTTGTAGTTCGGAAGCGTCGATTTCAGCAAGTTCGGGGGTTGCTTTAATGAGTTTCTGAATCTCTTCGTCTTCGGGGAATTTGATTGTGATTTGGACAGGGAGTTCTCTCGTAACCGTGAACTCGGTTGCGTCCGGGCCGACCTTGTGGTCGTCCATAGTCGGTCGTTGGGAAGCGGTCAGTCCAGAACTGGAACCGCCAGCACCGAAGGTTTGCATAAGTTCAGCAGTCGTTTCGTCAGGTTCGGTTCGTTGAACTGGACTCCCTTCGGTATCTTGCATTTCCTCTCGCTCGGAGAGGTATTCGTCCAGTCTATGTAGGTTATTCACAACACCCTCGTCAACGCGTTCAATGATGTACGGAATGTACGATGGATGAACGCCAGCCATGTCAGCAATTTCGCTCGCGTTTGCGTGCGGGTTTTGGGCTATGGTTTTGAGAACCTTCTTCTGCTTCGGCGTGTAGTAAATCTCGTTTTTCTCCTCGTCACTTTCTCCTTTGACTCGTTCGCGGAGTTCGTTGATTATTTCGGCCATTCTTGTTTGAACCTTCTTGGCAATACGCTCATTGCCACAGCCTACATTATAGAATTAGTATCTTATAAAAGTGCCCATAGTTCAGATTTCGAGAAGCCGATTCAACATTTTAGGCGGCTATTAACAAGCCACTTACCCCATTATTGAGGCCATATTATCTTCGAGTTGTCCACTTCGTGACCATTTCTTTCGGATTTCGAGAATGAGTTCCTTGCCACGCGGAGCGAGCGTGTATTTGTGCCAGTGCTGGGTATCGTCGTCGTTCTCTTGGCGGTCTACGAGGTGGTTTTTCCACATCCGTTTGAGGTTGCCTTCACCACGACCTTCGGTCAACTTGAATATCTGGTCGGAACGAAGCGGGTCACGCGACGAGAACAATACTTCGAGTACCGGAAAGTACGGGTTGTCACCATTGTCTCGCATGATTCGTTCTTTCGTGACGTATTCGGTAGACCCCAGCACTTCCTCTATCTCGTCAACGTCAGGTCGCTTCGAGTTCTTTGTTCCAGCGTTGTGAACGTTTTTGTTTTCGTCTTCGTTGTTTTCCCGTGCCGCTTCAGTAGCGAGTTCGACCGGGTTGCCGGTAACTTCAGCGGCTTTGGTTTCTTCCTGAACTTCACGGAACGTTCCACTCTCGAAGTTGTCTAAATCGCCGTCCACCTGAATCGTGAGAGAGGTAGCGTCAGCAACTTCAAGTCCCATTCTATTGAGCCGTTTTTGCGTCTCTACGAACAAATCCGACCCATCGTCTTCGTCTACAGTAATCGTGATTTCGCTCATTTCCATGTAGACATGGAATCTATAATCCTATTAAAGTTTCGGCGTGTTCTTGAATCGGATTAAAGAGGGTGGATTGACCCGTGGCAAGAAATGCATAATGTTGATAGGTTCTCTAAATCAAACTCCGCTCCGTCAGGAAGTGGTTCAATATGGTGAACGAGTAAGTCGTCTTTTGAACCGCATTTCGTACACTCGTATCCGTCACGTTCGAGTGCTTTCTGACGTGCCTGCTTCCAACGTTTTCTCTGATAAAATCTGTGTGAAGGGGTGTTTTCTTTCCATGCCGGGTTTTCTTCACCGGTTACTCCGAACATTCCGTTAGATTCACCACTATTGCCTTCCGACATTTTCTCTTTCGTTTCCTGTGTATGGTGTCCGCGTTTGACGTGTGGTTTTTCCAGATTCCGCATGAACTCGGCTTGTTTCTCACGTCTTTCTTCGTTGTCTTCCCATTGAGTCTCAATTGCTTCAGACCCTTGACGAATTTTTATATCGAACTTGTGCAACCAGTGTCTCGGTGTTGCTTTTGAGACACCACACTCTTCAGCAATATCCCTAATCGAACGCCTTCGTTCTATATACTGTTCTCGTAGCCATGCTTCGATTTTGTAACGGCCTTCTTTTTGAGGTGTTCCATGACCCCTTCTTTCTATATCGAATTTGTCCATCCATCGAAGAATAGTAGAGCGTGTTACTTCCGTCAAATCGGCTATTTCAGACGTACTGTTTCCCTCTTCATGGTATTTCTTTCGTAGCCAATCCTCATCTTGATACTTCATACCGTACAACAGTATGGCGACAGTCAAGAAGATTTGGTTGGCTACGTCCAGCGGAACTCGCTTCTAACTAACGTGTGTCTACAGTTGAAATGTGGTAAATAACTTGACACTCTCTCCGGCGTCCCACCGTCGTCGCGGTGCTTCCGGGCTTTCTCTCGAAGAATTTTCTTCAGAGTATCCATACTGACGTAGCCACCACGATTCTCTATTTCTTGCTTTACCTCGGTGCAAATATCAGTCGTGTGTTCGTCCTGTGGCCCTGACCAGTAAAATTGAAGGTCGTAATCCGACGACTTGTACGCCATAGCCCGTGCGTCGTTTAGCACAGCGGCTACCTCGGTGCGAGCAATTGTTTCGGCTTGGCGCTTACTGATACCCTCGAACTCGTCAGTCAGGTCGTCCGCTATGGTTTTGATAGACCACCCGTCGCTCGTCACGTTGTCCTTGATTATCTCATGGACTTTCAGCGCCGCCATGTGCGGCACGTCGTTGTATTCGTCCCACAGGGCGTCTCGTTTGGTCGCGGCCTGTGCGACGAACGTGCGGACGAATTGAGGGACGTTATCTCCCCGTTGCCACATTTCGGGTGCTTTCTCAATCGAATCCGCGCACACTTGTTTTTCCCACGCGTCCAGTAGCAGGTCGTCAACTTTCAGGAAGTTGTCACTCGCTTTCTGAAGGGTGCTGTCCTTGACCGGATTCCAGTCCGGTTTGTTCAATGCCCCTACTTCCACACGGCCCTTCAACCGCATGGGGCCAGTGTCACTTTCGTCAGTATCCGTATTGATAGATTCTCGGCGTTTGCGATTGGCTTCGACCAGTTGCTCGAATAGCTGGGGTGAAATGTCTTCTCGCTCGGGTTTCTGACTGGCGTCAGAGAGCCATGTCGCGGACGCTTCGTCAGTCAAGTCGATAGTAGGATATTCCGTGCTGTCAGTCGTCTCTTCGGTGAACGTACCGGTGTACTGCTTTCCGAGCGGGCCGAGTCCGAAGTAGGTATCGGCGTCTTGCTCAATCTCTCTGGTAAGGCTATTGAGAGTGGGCTGACGACGTGCCAAGTCAGGATACGTTTCGGTCAGCGCTCGCGTCCACTCAAGAAGCGTCTTGTAGTGCTTTTCGGGAATCGGCGCTTCGCCTTCTTCCACGTCGTCTGTTTTCCGCATATAGTAGCCGGTCAGAAATTGACCGAACTCTACGTGTTCGCCCTTCTCCCACTCCGAAGGGTGTTCGCCCAGCGTCGGCCCATCTTTCCCAAACAGGTCGATACCGCGTGCGTCAACCGATTGGTCGTCACCATGAATCTGAATTTCGGCTTCGTCTTGCACAGTACCGATATTACTAATCGCGTCTGTGCATAGCACCACGTCGTCCTTGTCGGCGTCCAGCGTTACGACAGCAGTACGTTCCCCGAATCCGTTGGCCGTATGCCGACTCCGGCTGAAGTTGTTCAGAGCGAGTTGCTTGACGTTGTACTTCGTCGCGTTGGGTGTCTCAAGCCACTGGGGGAATAGATTCTCGAATGCCGTGTTCGAGATACCACGATGTACCTCGGCGCGGCCACCGAAGTTTGCTTCCCAGTATTCGTCAGAGAGGTCAGCCATGACCTTCGCTATCTTCTGGTGTGCCTTCGCCGCTGTAGACGGCTCTTTGTCGTGTAGTGCTTCAGCGTGCGACGGCGATTCGATACCCAGTGCTTCCTTGAACGCCGTTTCGTGTTCTTCAGCACTTCCAGCCGCGTTGTTGACCTTCCACGACTCTATAGACCCGTAGTACGCGTTGACGTACTGTTCAGGGAAGTATGTCTCAAGCGTGTTTCGGATATTCTCGCGTTGCTCTTGCTTGAGTTGGTCGCTCTGGTGCATGGTGTCTTTCAGGTCGATTCGCTCGCTCATTTCACCGACAATATCGTCGGTTTCCATAGCCATGCCATTCTGTTCGACGTTCTCGAACAGGTCGGGTTCCTCGGTGTGGATACGCTGAACTTTAGCGTTGAACTCGTTGCGGTTGTTCGGACGCCCGGACACCTCAATCTCGTAATAACCGTGTTCCCCAACGACCGAGATAATGTCTTTGTCGTCGTTGATTTCTATGTCGGAAATCTGTGCAACGTGGTCTTCGCTGTAGGACGTGTCGTAGGTAATCCAGTCGCCTTCAGTAACCATACCAACAGACGTTTCGACGCGCTCACCTTCGGGCGGTTGCGACCAGCCGACGACCTGACTGTGGCTGATTACGTAGCCATTTTCGAGTTTGTACGTCTTCTCGTCGTCGTTGAACTCCGCAATTTCGCCAGCCACTACCTCGTCGTCGTAGTTGATAAACGCCACCGCGTCGGTGAGTTGCATACCCGCGTCTCGTCCGAAGCCCTGTGGCTGTTCCCACGGCGTTCCGTGTGGCGATTCGGGCCAGTTACCGTCACTCGGATACTCTTCCCAGTGGTCGGCGTCGTACTCGTCGGCCACTTCCCCCGGCGGCTCTTGCTGGTAGACGACTTTGTTCGGGTCGTTCGCACTTTGCCAACCTTCCCCACCTCGCGGGCCTTCGTAGGGAATCCACGCTTTTCCAATGGGGCTACTGGATTTCTCCTGTAGACTCTGTTGCCAGTTCCGGTACTGGTTCCATTTCGTCTCTTTCACTGTGTCGGGAATCTCGGCGGGGTCATAGGCCGACCACCGAGCGGACGCGTCGTCAGTTAGGTCGATAACTGGGTTCGAGTCCTGCTTATCCTCGAACTCGTCCAGTTGGGTCTGTGGCCCTTGTCGAACCTCGTACTGTAGGAATGCGTCAGTTTCGATTGTCTTGACGAGTTCTTGTATCTCGGGGTTGGGATTCGGGCCTTCGACCAGTTCGGGGTGGTTCTCTTTGACTGATTCCGCCCACTTCTGGAAGATTTCTTCGTGGCTTTCTTTCGGAAGCGGCATTCGACCAGCGTAGTGGTGCTTGAGTTGTTCCACCATGTCTTCATGCTCTTCAAGCGACCAGCCGTCGGGGAACTCGTCAAGTTCGATTCGGTGTTCACCGAACGCAATATCGCTGTGGTCAACCGTCATACCGTCGCCCATGACGTGAACCTCGCCTTCGTTGTCCATTGAGCGAGCGGCGAGGGCGTCCATAGCGAACGCGATATTGTCTGTACTGACACGACTGGTGACGACAGCCGTATCGTGTGCGAATCCTTCAGCAATACCCACCTGTGGCGTATAGTTGTTCAACGCCATTTGACTCAAGTCGTATTCGTCAGCGTTCGGGTTCTCTAACCATGTGTCCATCAACCGACGGAATCCGGTGTTAGACATTCCTCGGTGTAAGCGAACGCTACTTCCGTGAGTCTTTTTCAGGTATTCCTGACTCACTTCGTACATGACCTTCGCTACCTGAACGTTCTCTTTGCTGGGTTCGTCCCACCCGCGAGCGGGGCTGTGTATATCCAGCGCTTCTTGGAAAGACGACGCGTGAAGGCCGGAGAGGCCACTTGAAGCGTCCTGTTTCCAGTCGTTGACGGCTTCGTAAAACTGACTGACAGCGGTCGAAGAGAAGTATTTCTCTAACTCATTTTGCACGTCTCGCTCAAGCGACATACTTCTATGCCACTCGTCACCGAGATTATCCGTAATGTCGCGTGCAACCGCGTCCGCTTCCCGATTGACGCCTTCCGCCATTCCCTCAAAATCGTCAGGAAGGGTTCGTTGTCGTTCGATGATTTCTATGTCGTCACCCTGAACGGACTCAAGTTGTGGGTCACGGCCTTCTTCAGTAGTAGATGAAAGTCGAACCATAGCCCCCGGCGTCGAAATCAGTGCTTCGACTCTTTGACCGTCACGCGCCGCAATTGTCGATACTTCTCCTTGATACGGGGTTCCGTCAATCTCGAAAGTGAGGAAGTTGCCCTCGGAAACGCGAGCGTTTGAACCGACCCGGAGCGCTTCTTTCTCGTTGGGGTAGAACGCCTCAATCTCTTCGTGATACAGAGTCTCGCCGTTTTCCAGTGTGTAGAGTACGTCTTGGTCGTCTTCGCCCTCATACTTCCAGATTCGGCCATTCATGAGGCCGTCTTCGGTTTGATAGAGAACAGCGTCTTGCGTGTTCACTGTCCCCCAGTCGTAATCTTCGCCACGACCGGGGACGTGTTCTTTCCAGTCCCTTGGCCCCTTGTCTTCCAGCGGTACTTGAGGCAACCCGTCAGCGGATTGCATGATATTGTACCGGTCACGCAACGCGTCAAGTGCCTGATTCTTTTGCGACTTGGTGGGTTCGAGTTCGTCAATTGCCGCTATAACGTCCATCGTCGCTTCTCGCGGCGTCTGAATGGTATCCAGATTCGTGAGTTCTCGAAACTCTTCGTAGTATTCCGCAACCGACTCGTCCGGGTAATTTTCACCAAAGACCACCTTCGCGGCGAGTTTTACGTAGCCCGAATCGTAGGGGTCTTTCAGAACCGTCTCTTCGGTGAACGCGTTGGCGAGGGAACTGGCGAAAACTCCGTATTCTTCTTCCACAGCGTTGACAAAACGCTCTTGGTCACTCTCACCCCACCCTTCCGCCTGTTCCTCGTACCCCTCTTCGATTTCTCCGGGTGGGTCGTCTACGTAGCGAATATCGTCAGGGTCGTTCGCGTTTTGCCACCCCTCGCCACCCATCGGCCCTTGATACGGAATCCAGTTTTTCCCGAGAGTACCCCTATCACGATAGGCGACAAGACGCGGGCCGTTGAACCGATTCAGTAGTTCGTCTTCGTCACCGAGTTCGTCGTCAGAAAGGAGTTCGGAAAGGAACCCGTCGCCGTCGGCCACAATTTCCCCATCTTCAATGCGACCGAGGGTAGACCACGACATATCTCCTATGTCGAACTCTTCGATAACGACAGCCATTACAGTAGGCTTCCTTCGCGTAGTGCTTTAATGTTGGTAATAATGTTATCACGGAACTGGTGTCGGCCTTTCCGTGACCACGTACTGTTTTGAACGTTCTCGGTCATTCGGTCAATATCCATATCTCGGCACAACTCCTGTGCGCGTTGGTCGATTTCTTCCTTTGAGAGACTATGACCGAGGTTTCGGGCTGTCCACGTAATCGACTGGAATCCACGGCGTTGGAACCGGTCGGGGCCGTTAGCGAAATCTCCACCCGACTTGTCCAAGTCCACCGCGAAGAACTCACCGTTCTCGTTGACCAGCACGTTCTTCGGGTGAAGGTCGGAGTTGCCAGCAATAATCGCTGTTGCGGCGAAATTCAGCACTCCGTCGCGGTCGATGTTCTCTTTCCACTCGTCGGGAGCGTGTCGTACTTCCTTCCCGTCCTTGCCTTCGACCGCGAGATAGCGTTGCTGGCGGTTCAGGAAGTGCTTTGGCGGGTCGAATCCCATGTTGCGGAAGAACGCGTCAGCGGCGATTGCACGCTCACCTAATAGCGGTTTCTCGCCTGTCTCGTTCCGTCTCATGTCCGGCCCGTAGTTCGTTACGAACGCTCGGCGTGGCTCTCCGTCTTCGGACTCCCACGTAGCAACGTGCATATGGCGCGAGGACGCGCCCTCTGACGCTCCGGCTTCGTGTAAGGACTGTGCGTGGTCAGCAGTGGCAACGTCCAGAGACGGCCCACCAGCACCTTCAGAGACGTAGCCCATTTCACTGTCTTCGACGCTGGTGCTTCGGTCGTCCATTTCCCAGTGGTCTTCGCTATACCCAGCGGCCACTGTCCCCGGTGGTTCGTCAAGGTCGTACCGAACGTCGTTAGGATTCTGTGTGTCTTGCCAGCCTTCGCCGCCTTGTGGGCCGCGATATGGAATCCAGTTCTTCTCGGTGGTCACTTCCTCGTCTTCTTCGCCCCACTCGGGGCCAACGACTCGAATGTCTTCGCCTTCCGCTGTGTATTTTTCACTATCTGACATATTCCATTGCCTCTTCGTAGGACATTCCCTCTTCGTGAATCAGTTCCCGAACGTGGCCCACGTCCACGTTGAAACTGAATCCGCCGTAGGCTTCGACGCTGACGGTGTTGTTCTCCCTGTCAACGTCTTTCACCTCGTATTGCGTCCCGGCGGGGAGTAGCACTTCGTCTTCCCCAGCGAACTCGCTGGCGGCCCGTGCGTAGACGCCGTGGTCGGTCTGAATGTCCAGTGTGATGTTGCCGAAGCCTTCCGCCACGTCTCGGTCAATCGTCGCGCTTTGGAAGCCTTCGTCCATGAGCGCTCCGCCCGATTCCATAGCCTCTTCAGCCTTGTCCATGAACGACCCAGCGTCCACGTCGATACCCCGAGCGACGTTCATTTCTCGGGGGAGTGTCTGTTTTGTCGCCGCTTGCACGTCGCTGATTACCCGAGCGGTATCAGCGTCAGCAGTAGCCATAATAGCGTGTTCGAGTTTCCCCTTCGAGTCCGCTTCTACCTCTTTCGCGGTATCTCGCATATGGCCGTTGATTTCTCGGTGGGCTTGGCCCGTGTACTCTTGTAGCGACTGGTTGTGCTGGCTGATATTGCTGAAGTGGTCACGGAGTTCGTCGCGTGTCTCGTCCAAGTCACGGTCTTGACTCTGGTACTGGTCTATATCCCACGTTTCGACTGTCTGAACGTGACCTTCGTCCATTTCGATACCGACCAGTCCGTCTTCGGGAGTGTGTCGAACCGTTCCCTCGAACTCGTCGCCGTTGCGAGTACCAGTAACCCTATCACCGTGTTCGAGGAACTGGGCGTCACCTTGCTCGAACTCCGTCCATTCTCCGAACGTCACTTCCTCGGGTTTCCCCCAGCCGTCAGGAACGTCAGACGGAGCGTCAGCGCCTTCCTCGGCTTCTTGAATTTTGGCTTCAGCCCACTCTTCCAACCCTTCCTCTTCGTCCAGCGCGATTTCGGGGTCAACGCCCTCTTCTCCGAGGTGCGATAGTAGGTCTTGGCGAAGTTCGTCACGTCCCCAGTCAGTCGATTCCTGAACCTGTTCGACCGCACTGTCGATGTAATGATTCGTGACCTTCGTAGAGGTGAGTTCGTCGTATCCTTCGACCGCTTCCGTCAACTCATCTCGGTTACGCTCTTCGATTATCTCTTCCCCGATGTTTTCGAGCATAGAGTTCGCCAACCCGGAAAATTGCTCGGTGTTGGCTTGGTCTAAATTCCCGATTCGGTCTTGGCGTTGCTCAAGTCGGTCGTGAAGGCGACCAGCAACCTCTTCGGGGCTGGTATCGGTATCCGACGCTACCGAGTGTATATCCTGTTCAATTGGTTCTTTGGCCTCTGTATGACTGAGTTCGTCAAGGAAGTTCCCGAGTTCTGAACCGCCGTCTTCGTTGTCTTCCTCGTTGCTCTCACCCCAGTCTTCCGCTTGCTCTTCGTACCCATCGGCTACTTCACCCGGCGGTTCGTCAAGTCCATATCGAATATCGTCCGGGTCTTGAGTATTTTGCCACCCCTCACCACCTTCCGGCCCTTCATAGGGAATCCACTCGTCTTTCTCGAAGGTAGAATCCAAAGCGGACTTGAGCGCCTTCGTGGCTTGCTGGGCCTGATTTTCTTCAGTAGGGGTACTGTCAGACTCCGCCACTTCCTCGTCGTCGTTCGGCTGACCTTCCTTTTCGGGACTGTCAGTGAGCCAGTTCGTCTCGTACTCCGACGCGTCGATTTTCACCATTACTCTCCACCTTCCTCGTTTGCTTCCGTTTGCTCCGTCCCGCCAGTGGTCTTATTCGCCCACGCCGCCTGTTCCATCGTTGCCTGTGGGTCTTTCAGGTCGTCGCCAGTCAACACGTCACCTCGTTTGTACTCCGTCTCTGTTGGCGACGAGACGACGAACTCGTTGTCTTGTGCGTCCAGTCCCGGCGACCCGGTAACAGACGACGCCAGTACGTCTTCCGTAGGTACTTCGCGTCGAATGACAACCGATTCACCGTCTTCAAAGTCTGTCCGTTGCGCGATTTGCTCAATGTCGCCCGACCACGATTCAGCCGGGCGGTGGGTGAACTGAATATCGTCGTCTTCGTCGCTCTCCTTTGCGTTTTTGAGTTCACTCGCGGCGCTTCCACCCACCGGACGGAAGAGCGGTACGGTGTCCCCGTAGAGTTCGGTGAGCGTATCCTGTGTCACTTCGTGTAGCCGTTGTACGGCCTCTACCTCTTCTTGCGTGACGTTCTCCGGGCGGCCTTCCATTTCGGGAATGTTCCCGTTCCCACTGTGCTGAACCGCGTAGTTCCAGAACGAGTTCATTTCCTCGCTGTGGGGGTCGTCTGACCACGGTTCAAAGGACTCGTTCAGTTGCTCGTAGGCTTCGGGGTGGTTCTCTTGCATACGGTCGCGCATGGCTTCAGGGAACTCGTTACCCCAGTCCATAGCGAGCGACGGCGTGTCCGGTGTCTCGTCTACACCGGGCGGATTCCGCTCGCTGGCTTCCTTGTGAGCCTCGAACGCGAGTGTCCGAATTTGCTCGTCTTGAAGCGGGTGGCCGTCGATTTCGGCGTCTTCTTTGAGACTCTGAACAATGTCGCCAGCGCTCTCGCCCTCTTCCAGCAGGTCGGTCACTGGGTCTACGAATGATTGCCAGTCACCCTCGGCGTCGTGTTCCGTCACGACTTGAGTCGCCCGGCTCTCTTCGGGTTCCTCGTTGGTTTCAATCAGACTGTCTTGCATTTCGCTGACAGTCGTCTCGAAGCCTTCCGGGTTGGCGATTTGAGAGAGCGTCAGCCCGTTCATGACCCACTGCTTCGGGTCTTCTACGTCCGCGCCTTGGTCTTCCATGAAGCCCGCTGTGTGGGTGAGAAAGTCCTGACCCAGCGTCTCTTCGACAGCGGCCCGTGCCTCTTCAGCGCTGGTGTTCGTCGGCATTTCGATACTCTCACCGCCACCCGACATGGTGACAGTCCCAACGTCGCCGTCACCCTCTTCGGATACAGCGGCGGAAACGTCGAACTGGTTCTGGAACTCGGTACGTTGTTCGCTATCGTCACCAATCTGTGTGAGAGCCGCCCGTACCCATGAGTCGGGGTCGTTCCCGTCTACGGCGGGGCTGTTTTCCATAGCCCCGGACAGCCATTCTACCGTCTCGGCGTCCATCGTCGCTCCCATAGCCTCTCTCACCTGTTCCGTCGTCACCTCGTTCGGAACAACGACACCACCCCGGTACTTGTCAGTCGAAACCGTCCGTTCACGAATCCGCTCGTCCAGAGCGTCTTGGAAGTTCTGGTTGGCTTCTTCAGTAACGCTATCACCAAACGCCCGAATCCACGCTTCGGGGTCTTCCTTCTCTTCCTCGCTCATGGTCATGCCGAGACGAGCGACCGTCTCTTCCGACGAGACTTGTGTAATCGCGCTCGTTACGTCGGTGACACCCGTTTGAGTCGTAGATTCGATTTCGCCACTCTCGGTCTGAATCGTCACGTCTTGAGCGTCTTCGGGTTCGCTCTCGGCTTCGGTATCCAACGCTTCCTGTAGTTCTCCGAGCGACCCCTTACCAGTCTGTGCGATATACATGGCGGCGGCGGTCACGAACGTCTGTGGGTTGAATGACCCACCGCCACCGGTCGCCTGTTGCTTGAGCGATTGCATGACTGTCGCGCCGAGGACTGACGTGATAGCCGCCGAGACAGTCTGTATCGTAGAGTTGCCGGGGACAGTAACGTCGGCGTCACTTCCCGCGCCACTCGGCTTCCCTTCCTGATAGCGGATTTCGCCTGTCAGGGTGTTTTGCCAGCCTTCCCCGCCCTGTGGCCCCTCGTAGGGAATCCAGTCTTTGAAGACTGTTTCGACGCTCTTCCGAAGTGCCTTGTCCGACTTTTGAGTAAGGGTATTAGGCGTCCCAATTCCAGCAACGATGTACGGCCCATCGTAGACGTTCAGTAGTTTCTTTTCGTTGTCCGCGAACTGGTCAGCGCCGATTGCGACCAGTTGGTCTTCGCCGTCTACGATTTCTCCGTCGTGGATACGACCAATTTCGGTGTAGTCGTTTTCACCGAGTTCGTAGAAGGTGACGGTCATTCGTCACCCCGCACTCTGTCGTCGTAGAGCCGCCCACCTTTGGCGGCGAAGACGTTCTCTTCGATAGCCATTTGAATATCCTTATTATCCACGTTGGACGCCATACTCTTTATATCGTCGGCTGTTCCGTCTTCGATTAGTTCCTGTGTCGCACGGGCCACGTCTCGCTTGAGTTCGAGAACTTCGTTATCGTCACCTCTCACCTCGTACATATTCAGCGTTCGACCCAAACTCTTGAGTCGCCCCCACGACGTGTGCTTCCAGTCGCGGGATTGCATATCGTGACCCGACAAGTCAAGGTCAACTGGAATCAGACCACCGTTCTCGGTCACGAAGACGTTCCCACCGTGCATATCCCAGTTCCCCGAGAGCATGGCGACAGCGCCGAGTTTAGCGAACTGGTCACGCATGGCTTCGTCCGGTTCACCGCCCCACTCCCTCGCTGGTTGACCGTCAGCCTCTTCAACTGTCCAGTATTCCGTCTTGAGCCGTTCGTGGCGAGGAACGTCCATACCAGCGGCCTTGAAGGCTTCGTAGCCAGCCATAGCCCGCTCGGCGTCTTCCTCGCCTTGATTCCGTACCTCGTCAATCCGCTCCGAGCGGTGGTGACTGGTGTTGGTGACGAATGCTCGGTGTCCGTCGTCGTACTCGGCTATGAACATACTGTCAGCGCTGATACCCGTAGACGCTTCAGTATCCGAAATAGGCACAACTCGGGACGCTTTTGCTGGGTTTAGGTCGTCGCTAATCTCTTCCTGTGCGGCGTACTCGTCGGTGTTTGAGAACGGATTCGCCAACTCCGCGTCGGCTATGGTATCCTTGAACTTGTCCGCCATTTTCCGGTCGCCGTAGTTACGAATCCAGCCTTCGGCGGCGGTAATCCAGTTGTCGGCTTTTTCTTCGTCCACGTCCCCGAACAGAACCATATCTTCGAGTTCACCCACAATCTCACTGTGGGGGCCAAAGGTGTCTTCCAGCATATTGTGAACGTCCACACCGTCGAAGCCGAATGGTACGTCGAAGTTGGCGTTTGGAGTATCGGCTATCTCTTCGTGTAGCAGGTCGTTGTACTGGTCGATAATCTCCGGGTGGTTCCCCAGCACTTCAGCCGTGCCATGAAGCACGTCCATCTTGTCGTTTAGGTTGCCGTCGTTTTGCATTTGAACGACGTTCGCCAGTTCCGTGAGTAGGTCGCCTTCGTTGTCGTCTCGGAACCGCCGAATGGTGTTCTTCAAGTCGTCAGCCGTGAAGTTTTTCGGGACTTGAATGTCCTTGTCGCTCCCCGGAATGTTGTAGTCTACGAGGGTCGCGCCCTGAACTCGGTCGGGTTCCTCGTCGCTACTCGGCCCCCAGTCTTCCGCCTGTTCTTCGTAGCCTTCAGCCACTTCACCGGGCGGGTCTTCGAGTCCGTATCGAATGTCGTCGGGATTGTTGACGTTTTGCCAGCCCTCTCCGTCCTGTGGGCCACGGTACGGAATCCACTCCTTCCGCATAGTCCTGATAGGGGTAATGGGATAGGAGCGAGCGAGTGACTTGTCCGTCAGCGACTCTTCGATTTCCAATAGCCGCTGACCGTTCTCGTAAATCTCGTCGGCCAAATCCGTGTTCAGTGCGGGGTGTTCTTCGAGAGCGCCGTGAATCGCGTTGGTAATCTCGTCACGTCCAGCACCGAGTTCACTCGCCCGTGCGGCGAAGCCTTCAATGTAACTGGTATCACCGAATCCGTCGGTGGACGCGGCGGAACGAAGCGCTTCGGCTTCGAGTTCTATCTGACTCGGTTCGTCTTCCTCGGGTAGCCACGACGACTCCGACCCAGCGATACCGTGGCCGAAGAATACCGCTTGTGGCGAAGCCAGTGTTAGCCCGCTTTCGGCCATTCCTCGCTCGTCGGTCGGAATCTCGAACTCGCGGTGCGTCTCGGTGTCTATCGCGTGAATCGCGTCGTCGGTCACTTCCTGAACGCGGGTTTCGTAGGGGTGGCCTTGAACCTCGAAGTGTAGTTTCTCACCTTCTACCAAGTCGTTGGCTGTAGTTTGCATGAGGCCGAACGACTGTTGAATATCAGCCTCTTCGATGTTCTCTTCGGTGAGTTCGTCGGGGTCGTTCTCGGCTGGGCGCGGTGCTTCGTCCAGTCCGTAGCGGATATTCTCGGTCGTTGTATTCCGCCACCCTTCACCGCCCCGTGGGCCGTGATATGGAACCCACTCTTTCCCCAGTGCGTCGGAGTCCATAACCACCGCTGACAGCGGCGTGTGGCCCGCCTGACGCGCCGTGTTGCTGAACGGGATACCAGCCTTGGATACTATCGTCTCTCCGCTGACGACGTGCTGGTAGCCTCTCTGGTCGCCTACGTCTATAGGAGTCCAGTTTTCTTTCGTGAGTGCGTCTTCCATCTTCCGGTAACGACGTAGCCAGTCAACCGATTCGAGTTCCCAGTCAAGTGATAGCGTTTCCCCGTCAGCCTTCTCTTCCTCTTCACTGGCGTCATTTTCGATACCCGAAAGCGCCCACCGCATTTGCTCAATCGGGTCGAACTCTTCGGGAAGGAATACGTCGTCGCGGCTGTGGTTAGTGTACTCTTCAGGATTGCCAGCAACGATTTCCGCTTCGTCAGACCGACCACTGGTAGTGGTATCAGACGACCCGAATATTTGTTCAACGGGGAGTTCTTGGCGGACAACAATACCGGGGTAATCTTCGGTATTCCACGTCGAAAACTGAAATGCGACGGTCGGGTTTGTAGACCATGAGTTCGCCACACCATTACGAATCTCTATCTCTGACGGGGCGTCTTCAGCCTGTAGCGCTTCCCGTGCTTCTTTACCTTTGGATTGTTCACCGGGGTCGTAGCCACGAAACACCGGAACGGTATCACCGAACACTTCACGGAACGTCTCTACGGTCTTTTGACGATAGCGTTCCAGCCTCTCTTGACGAACTTCGAGACTGTCAGCGGCTTCCACGTCGTCGGCTTCCGCAATGAGTTTCCCTACGTCACCACGCGTCGGGTAGAAATCGTTCTCGTAGGTGTGAGCGGCCAGTCGGTAAATTGGAAGTGTGTACTCGTCCACCATACTCCCCTGACCACGAATCCATTCACCCATAGCCGTATTGACAGTCTCTCGGGTATCGGGTGTCATACGACTCATGAAATCTTCGGTCAATTCGGGGTCAGCGTGACTTAACGACAGTTTGCCCTTGAGCGTGGGGTGGTCAGGTGCTTCATTGTCAAGGTGTTGGTCGATACCGTCCAAGACAATTTCTTGAGCGTCGTCTATATCGCGGTCTTCGTTTATACTCTGACCATTTGATTCCAGCCCGTAACGAGTGATAGCGAGTAGCGTTTCGTAACTCGGGTCATGCTCTTCTATTAGTTCAGCCGCGTAAATTCCAGCCTTTTTGTTTTCCCACGAATTGCGGTCACGAATCTCCTGACTCATTCTTTCAGCCGCTTCGTCTAAATCAAACGAAGCATTCGCCGCTTCACCAGTCGGGTTGAAACTCATATCTCGTGGTTCAGGTTCTCCGACGACTCCGACGAACTCTTGCTTGTTTTGCTTGCTGGGGATAGCCGGATTCTTGAACCAACCGGGTTCCATACCCTGTAACTTCACGGAATCGGATACGTAACCAAATTTGTGACTAACACCAGTCGGAATTGCTAATTCCATTCGAGGTTCAGGAACGTGTGTATCGCTACCTTGGAACCAGAGATTTTCTATATCCCATTCCCAATTTTGACCGAGTAGTGTCTGTCCTTCACTAATTGGGAACTCGTCACCCCATTCAGCAGGGTCGCCGGGAATCGGCGTAATGTCTTCCGGGGCGTACTCTCCCTCGAACTTCTCGGGGATTTCTACAGCGTCTTCTCCCGCCCCCCAGTCTTCGGCCATGTCTTCGTACCCCTCGGCCACTTCACCGGGCGGGTCTTCCAGCCCATATCGAATATCGTCTCGGTCTTCCGTATTTTGCCACCCTTCACCGCCCCGTGGCCCTTCATACGGAATCCACTCTTTCGACTTAATGTCGGGTTGGGTTTGCTCACCGACAGTCTGACGGAACCAATCGTAGTTTTCGATTGCGATTGAAGCGTACTGGTTCATTTCCTGTTTGGAAAGGAGCGCTCGCTGGACAGCCTTCGCGGCTTCCTCGCTCACGTCAGTATCCCTATTAGCACGTTCCGCCGCCCACACCGCCTGTTCGAGTGCTGTCGTCTCACTCGGGAGAATCAGGTTGTCGGGTTCGTAGCGCGTCTCGGGTTCCGGCGCGTTAACAACAAGTTCGTTCTCGTTATTAAGAAGGCCGGGGTGAGTGTCGCCAGTCACGAATAGTTGTTCAACCGGAACCTCTTGACGAATCACGACACCACCTTCGCTGTAGCCGTCAGTGTGGATGCTCCCGGCGAATCGCATGGCGGTTCCGGGTTCCGTCGCCCACGAAGAGAGGGTGGCTTCAGGAAGTTCGATACCCTTGCCTTCCTGTATATCTTCGCGCATTCCGTCGATTTGACTACTCTGACCGTCAATGCCACGGAAACACGGAACCGTGTCACCGTAGACGCTCCGGTACAGTTCAGTCATGGCCTCTTTGTATTCGAGAACGTGTTCGATTTCTCGGTCGGTTACGTCTGTCTCACGCACCTCTTCGCCGTTGACCGGAATGAAATCGTTGTCGCTCTCTCGCATGGCCGCTTTGATTAGTGGCGCTGTAGACTGACTGAACATACTACTGGTGATAGACCAGTTGCGAATAGCACTGTAAGCAGGCTTCTCGTTCGTCATTTGGTCGTCGGTGTAGCCTATTTCAGACTCGAAGTTATCCCACCAGTCTCGTTTGAAGTTGTTGTCAATTTCACCGAGAGAGATAACCCCACCACCTCGTTTGCCACCTTCTATCTCTATCTCTTGCTCGGTTTGGCGGTCAAGGAACTGGGTAGCGGCGTCTCGGAGTACCTTCTGAACGTCGTTCTCTTCGAGTCGCCCACCGTCCCCAATCTCCTTTTCCATGCTTTTCAGTTTCCATTCAGCGGCTTCGGAAACGGCGTTCGGGTGATACCCGGCTTCCAGTCCTTCCTCGAAGAAATCCGCTGTCGGTTCGTCCAACTTGTACGGACGCGCTCGAACGCCTTCGAGGTGCGAATCCACCAAATTAACAATATCTTCGTTGACCGGAGACGGGCGGTCGTGCCAGTAATCCTCGCTGTACTCCGGCGATACTTCACCCGGTGGTTCTTCGTCGTAGACAATTTTGTCGTCGGTGAAACTGAACGGCTTAATCCAGCCTTCACCACCACGCGGGCCGAGATATGGACGCCACTTTGTGCGTTTCTCCACCGGCTTACTCAAATCCTGACCCCAGTCAACACGGTCTTCAGCGCCTTTTCCGTCGCGGTCGGGGTTTAGAACGAACCGAACCGGCATGGTATCTAACCCAGCCATACGCGCCGCGAGAGCGCGGTGTCGGCCTTCCTGTGAGTTCCGCATATTGCCGTTGCGACCGAACTCAATGTACGGCATGGGCATTTCACCCGGTTCGTTCTGTAACACCTCGGCGTACTCTTCTACGTCGTCAGTCCGAACTCGGTGGAACGACTCGTAGGCTTCTTGTGGATGGTTCCGGTCAGACGACAACATATCCGTTTGTGTGGCAAGGAAATCTTCGACCGGCATTTCCACGTCGATGTTCGTGAACTGACCGCCGTCGAAGTAATTGAGATTATCCGTATCAGCGTCCCACGGGCCGTAGTCTACTCCGTCACCGACGGCTTCGATTCCGACCTGAATATTCCCAGTGTCGCCAGTGTCGATAATCTGCTGTAGTTTCTCGGCGTCGTCTTCCGACGCGATTTGTCGGAAATCGCTCTGTTCGGGACGAGAGCCACCATTACCCATATTGGGAGTTGGACGCGGTGGAATCACACCCTCGCCAAGTTTTTCCTTTATCCGCTCGAATCCGTCCCGAATCCGTCCGTCTTCCTCGTCACTTTCCGGGTTGTATTCCGGCGTGGGTTCGATATACCCGGTCAAATCGTCACCATTCACCTCGTAGCGCCGTCCGTTGGTAGCGGCAATTACAAACTTCTCGTCAAAGCCGCCGTAATCCACCTCTTCGATTTGACCAACGAATGATTCACCGTCGTCATTCTCCCACGTCGCCGTGACCGGAAGATTGTCTTCAATATACGACGCGTCCGAAATCCCGGTCATTTCGTTCAGTTCACCGCTCTCGGGTTCGTCTACGTCAACGTCATTGCCGGGTGCTTCGTCGTCAGTGGGTTCCTCGTCCACGTAACGAACTTCGTCAGTCAGCATATGTTGGTAGCCCTCGCCACCGTTCGGGCCGACGTAGGGTGTCCACATACTGATTTTCTCTGTCGTCTCGGAGTCTTCGTCCTGAATTGCGGCCATGACGTAAGGGCCGTCAATCCGCTCGGAGAGCCATTCGTCGGAGTGGTCTTGCCACACCTGTTCAGGAAAAATATCCAGTAGGTCGTCGTTCTCCACGGCCTCTTGGTCGGTATGGCTACCCAGTTCCTCGTACTCCGCGTCGTCGTTCAGTTCATATACAACTACTGTCATTCTGAATCACCCGTCAACCGCTGGACGTTACGTGGCGCGTCCACCGTGACAATCCGTCCCGGTGCGTCTTGGATTTCTACCTCTCCGCTGTCAGCGTCGTAGCCCATGAACGTCCCGCTAATCTCTTCACCGTCTTCGTCTTCGACCCGAATCTCTTCACCAGTGTTTAGGTCGTCCAACTCACCATTCCAGTTCCGTTCCCGTCCAACCTGAACTACGTCGTCCCACTGATTGACGTGGAATGGGTCGCCACCGTCAGTCGGACGAACTTCTACTTGAGTCACCGGGCCGTCCGTTTTCACCTCTTCAACCAGCACCTCTTCGTCGCTAAACCCCTGATTAATCGTGATACCCATACCGGGTTCAAGGTCGGTTAAGGAGTCGTATGAATCCTCTCGGTCAGCCAGTGCGTCCATGAGCGCCGCCGATTCTTCGGTCGGTTCAATCGGAATTTTTGGCTCTTCGGACGAGAGAACGTGGTGCGGCATATCGAACGAAATTTCGTAGTTGTCGTCCGTCTCACCATACCAAGTCCCTTGATAGAACTGGGTGAGTTCTCCTGTGCGAACGTGTCCGTCACTCGTCAGAACTGTCACTTCTTGCCCTTCCTGAAAGTCGTCCATGCTATCCGCATGACGCGGAAGACTGTGCGGGTCGCCGCCCCACGGTTCAAATAGGTCTGAATGGCTTTCGTCGTTCGCCAGTTTGTCTATGGCGTCCTTGAAGTAGGATTCGTGGTTCGTTCCTTTCAGTTCCTCGGGAACGTCAAGGTCGCCTCTCATATAATCCCGCGCAATATCGTATATCTCGTTTTCGACTTGAGAGGTACTAAGCGGGTCGTTGACAACTCTGTTAACGTCCATGAAACTACCAAAATGACTCCCACCAGCGGCGTCGTGGTCGATTACAGTCGCTTCCTGTGTATCGAAGTTGACCCGGATATTGTGAGAGTGAAGGTCTTGATTGCCAACAAAGAACGCCGCCGCCGAAGTGCGAGCGAGGGAGTCCATAAGTTCAGCGTCGTCGTTTTCGTCTATCGACCACTGGCGGCTTCTCAAGTCGTCGCCTTCGATACCCTCTTTAGCGATATACTCACCTCCGTCCGGCCCTTCCACGATTCGTGTTTTACACGCTCCCCCGCCGAGGTGGTCAATCATAATAGGGCTATTCAGATTGTTCTCGCGTGCTTCAGCCGCACTATCAACCACGCCCGTTGTGATATGATTGTAGGCTTCCACCGGAGTCGCAAAGATTAGCGAGTCGTCCGGCATGGTAGCGATTTTCATTTTCTCCCCAGTCGTGTTCCCGCCAGTGATACCGGCTTCCCGAGAGCCTTCGACCTTGTGAGCGTGTGCAAACGGATTGGACAGATACTCTTCCAGCGATAAATCTTGGTCGCCTTCAGGGCCAATGAATCGAACGAAATTACTCGGCCCTACTGTCGTTTCTCCCACGTAATCGTCTTCGGTCTGGACGCGTAGCGAGTTCGTTTCGCCTATCGACGCGTCGTAGTCGATGTACCCAGTCACTTCACCCTCAATCGTTCCGTTCAGTTTCGGAGTATCGAACTCCACCGTCGCACCCAGCGGAACTTCGCCAAGGCCGTCAAACGGGGTAAATTCGAGTAGGTTGTCCCACGTCTCGTCAGGAGCGCGGAATCCACGGAAATCGCCCTCGTTGACCACCGACTCGAACTCGAAGGGGTCTTCTCGGGGTTCAAGCGGAACCGGCCCTTCGTCCACGGCCACCATATCTTGTAGCCGAATCTCGGTTCCGTCTTCGAGAACAACACCACCAAACGTCCCTTCTTCCGTCTGAACGAACGTCGGACGTTCGTATTCGCCAACACGACGAATGCCGTTCTCGCCTTCGTACAGCACGTCAGCGCCTTCCTGTAGTTCGTTAATCGGTGGAATATCTGTATCCCACTCGAACTCGGGTACTTCGGCCTCATGCGGCATATCCGTAATCTCTTGAATCTGGTCAGCCGTGACAGAGGCTTCGTAACCGTCGTCACCAACGACTTTGAGATACGCGGGCGTTGGGTCAGCGCCTTCGATGTTCTCACCGTATTCATAGCCCACAACGCGTCCTTCGTGGTGATTACCGACCGACGAGATATAGTAGATTTCAGCCCCCTCGGGAACGTCAGACGGAGCGGCAATATTCATGCCCTCAAAAGCGTCGTCCCACTCGTCAGCGTCATAGTATCCGCTGGTGTCTTGGGACTCGTCGCCTTCACCGTAGCGCTCCCAAAAGTTCTCTTCGACGCCTTCCACTACGTCACCGGGCGGGTCGTCTTGATACACTACCTCTTGGTCGCTAATCCGTTGCCAGCCTTCGCCACCTCGGGGGCCTTGGTACGGAACCCACTCGCCCATGACGTTCTGTACCTGTTTCTCGGCTCTCTCCGGGTCGTCACGGTGTTCCGGGGACAAGAACCAATCCTCGGTCAAGTCTACAACCGGCGTCTCGTCAGGCGAACCGGGCGGATTCTCGGCCTTCTCTACGCTGGATAGATTGAGGCCGTGTTCCGCTTCGATACGACCGAGTAAGTCCAGATACTCGTTTTCCCACTCAATCACTTCGCCGTGGGCTTCACCGGGGCCAGCGGTTCCCGTCGTAAAGAACCTGTCGCGCTCGAAATTGAAGCGGTCGCTGTTTAGTTTGTCTTCAATGTGGTCTTCGTGAGCCTTGGCGATACGTAGGAAGCGAAGCGCGGTTTCCTCGTCAGGCGTTTCGTCGTCGTAGATTAGACTGATAGCCCTACTGAAGTTCTCCGCGTCGTTCGCTGACCAGTTCTCGGCTGGTTCGCTTAACCCAGCCTTTCGTTCCGGCCATGATGTTCGACCCTGTGTATCTCGGCGTGTCTTGAGTTTCACGTCGTCAGGCTTGAGGGTAATCCGGTCGCCCCGCATATGCACCTCGGATTCCGTGTTGTGGACACCGGAGAAATTCAAGCCGTCGATAGCCAGCACTATGTCTTCCGGGTCAATATCCGGCTGAATGACAACCGTATTCCCAGCCCAATCACGGGCGACCCGGTGGTCGGCGGAGTAGTTGGCGAGCGCCCTGTGTTCCACCTCGAACTCGTCAGCGCCGGGGTTTTCCAGCCACCCCTTGACGAGACTCCGAAAGCCGTGTCGGGAGATTCCACGGAACAGGTCGTCGCTCTCGTACTGGTCTTCGTAAAACCGACGAGATGCGTCAGAGAGAATTTCTACCGCCCGTTTAAAGTCTTCCTCGTTGCTTGTATCCCATTCTTCCCCGTAGCGATTATCCCGAGACACCGCGTCAATCTCGAACACCTCTTTCGCAATGTCGGAGTAACGGCCAGTGCCACGGTCACTGTCGCTCTTCCAACTGGCTAAATCCGCCCGTAGGTCGTTCATGGACTCACGGTCGAAGTACGCGCTCATGGCTTTCCACAAATCGTCAGCACCATGTTCAGAAAGAACAGGGAGCGTTTTGGCGTCATTTCGCCAGTCAGCGTACTCTTTCCACTCGAACTCGTCGTGAGAGAACGAATGATAGACTTTCTCGCTTACGTCTTCCAAATCGTCTTCGTGGGGATTGTCGTCGGCCAGTTGCCACGCTTCGTATTTCGGGTCTTGTGACGTATTGACGTGCTTCAAGACACGATTTAATGGCACGTCGTCACCCGATTCAAGTTCGAGAACGACACCCGTCACTTCATGACCACCGAGATTGGTGTACGTATCCACACGCGCACCAGTGACGCGACCCCAACTGTGCGGGGCCTCTTCACCTTGACCGTCTTCGTAGATAACTTGGTCGCCACTGAACTTCGCTTCGAGGAAGCCGTCTACGTTGTCCGGGTTGGCTTCGTCAATCTCGTCTTTCACGTCGTAGTTCATCGGTGGGCGCTCCCACTCGTAGCCGTCAGGGGCGGCACGGAACGACTCGTCTACCTCAATCTCGCCGTCACTGTCCCACCCGCCACCGGGCCGGTCACTTCCGTACACTACGTCGCCGGTGTAGGTGTTGATGTACCCTTCCCCACCTCGCGGGCCACGATACGGAAGCCAGTTGGTACTACTCCGAAAAGCCGGGTGTTGTTTGGCTACCGTACCAGCGAGTGCGTCCGCAAGGTCTTTGGTCAGGCTCATTACAGTTAGTTCGAGATTCGACCGACGAGGAACGGCTGTTCTTTCTTTTGCGTCGGGCTGGGGTCTTCGTACACGTCGAACGCGACCGGGCCAGTGTTGACGATGATTTGCTCACCGTTCTCTCGGGTAGTCTTCTTTTCCTGAACCATACCACGCGTCGGGCCGACATTCGGCACGTCCAGCATGACTTGAGTTCCAACGTCTACGTCCTTGACCGACACCTTGCCGAGCGTACCCAGCATTTCGTCACTCATTTCACCGGCGTCACTGACGCACGCAACGAATTTCTCGGAGTATTCGTCTTCAAACGGCGTCAGTTCGTACTTATTCGCGCCGGTGTCTACCGTGGCCTTCAACGTCCCCGACCACGTTTCGTCTACGTCCGTTACTTCGCCAGTCTTCCCGCCGCCCATCGGCGTGTCGATAACCACCATGTCACCGCGTTCGAGGTGTGAGAAACCTTTCTCTTCGTCAAAGCGAGACGACAGCCCGTACTCGTTGTAGGTGAATGCCTTCTGTGCTTCCTCGGGGTCGAAGCCGTATTCCTGACGCGCTTGACCGTAGACAGAACCGATTTGAGGGTCTTCGTCGTCTTCCTCGTTGACGGCTTCGGGATAGTTGTCGCGCTGTTGTGCGTTCGGGTTGCCGCCGGGGGCTACGTCACCTTCACGACTGTCAAGGTCGTTGTACCCTTCCTTCGCTTGCTCGGCCACAGTCGGACTATTTTCTTCTCCGTTCGACTCGTCGTCGCTGTCCTGCTTGTTCAGGTCAACGACATTTGGCGTATCTTCAGAATCGCTCATGGGGATAGTGGCCTCTTGTTAATACTGTTGATACCCCTACTGTAAGACCTTTCGGGAAGAACCGGTTAAACTACTCTCGCTCGAACTCAAGCCAATCGCCGCTCTTTTCGAGCGTCACGTCGTCGGTCGCTTGACCGAAATCTCGCTTCTTCCGTGTAATTTTATCTATCGCCTTGACGCCACGGTGATTGAGTTCAGTTTGAATCGGTGGGAGATATTGGGTGTACTCGTCGCCAGCATTGTGAAACAACTTATAGAGACAGAGCAACACCGACGGACACTCTACTGACTTGAGAACAGCCCCACTCACCGAATGAGTATCGCCCCACACCGGCTCACCTTTTTCAACGGCTTCACTGGCTTCCTGTATCCGTTCGTTATCCGACTTACAAATACCGTACTCGTTCAGTTCGTCAGGTGAGAGTTCAACGTCAGCGTCCTTTTCTATCACATTCGACGGGTCAACTTCATGCTCGGAAAGATTGATTCGCGTCTTCGTCTCGAACGGTACTTCGTAGTACCAGTGATTTCCAGCCGGGTCGCCCTCTTCGTCGTAGAGCGCCATGCTGTCGTCAGGAACGCTATCTTGGTCGTTGACCCACACTCGGTAGTAATCCCGAACTTCCAACACCTCACCATCCCCTGATTCTTCAGTATCCTTACTGACGTTGTAGTAGAAGAATCCGGGCGGCCCTTCGTGTACTTCCTTTCCATCCGGGGCGTTGAACGGAGCGTCAACAGCCTTGATTGCTTCACGCTCTTCCGTCTCTTCGAGGACAGCATGATACCGAGTCATTCGGTCAATAGCGACCTTGACGCGTGGAAGTGCTTCGTCCGTCTCGAACTCCACGACCTCTTCGCCGGGGGTAATTAGTTCGCGTTCATCCGCGCCCCCGGAGCGTTCAACTGGCCCTACGTCCATAGCGAATTTCTTCGCTGAACGCATGAGCGCTCGAATCCGTTCCTTATCCTCGAACGGAATATCAGCCTCGAACTCGAAATTCGACCGTATCTCGCCCAGTTCCTCGTCGTTGTTGTTGGTGATTATGAGTCTCATACTTTTATCCCGTACTCTTCCCCGCCATGACGATGAATCGCCTTTTTAGCGTACAAGTGCGGCTCAAACAGTTCTACATAAGCCGCAACCAGATACGGATGTTCTTCAATCAAATGCGAGGTTGCCAACTGGTCGCCGTTCTGTAAAACCTCATGAGTTTTCGCCATTGTCTCTTGAGCATTTGTGGCCGAGTATCCCGACCCAATACTGTAAGCGCTGTTACCGAAATCAGCAGGGTCGTTCTCGAACATTTTGGCTTGCTTGTACCACGCACGGTTCACGGCTGACACTAAATTATCTATTCTCTGTTCAGTGGTTTCAGGGTTTGGCTCAAACCCTTCCCAGTTCTCAAGAGGATTATCCACGTTCGGGCTGTCCCCGTCTTCTTCGCCGTATGTATCGTCGTACCCAGTAACAATGTGGTCAGAGAACTGAAGTTCACCGTTGTCACTCTGTACGGTGAAATTCCACTGTGAACCGTCGCCGGGGTGAACGAACTCATAATCACGCCGGTCTTCTTGAGAGAGGTTTTCTTTCTCTTGAGCAATAAGGTGAATCGTCTTGTCTTCGTGCTGGAACCGAACTACGTCGCCCTTATCAACCGACTCGAACACGTCTTTGGGCGACATACCCTCGGTATTCTCGTACTCCCTCTGTTCCAAATCGGTTTCTCCGTGAACCTCTTCCTCTACAGCGTCTTTCCACGCGTCGAATCCGTGCGGTAGTTTCTCTTGAGTGAATGCGGTTGCTTCCCCAACCTCTTCCCATCCACCACCGAACGAATCGTACTGATAGACAGTCCCCTCTCTATCAACATAGGCGTCTTGAGCCATACTGGTGTGGATTTCTAACTTACCGTCTTCCATTTCACCAACTGACTCAATTTCGTATGACTCATTCGACATGAAGGTATCGGACGGCTCGATGTATATGTTCCTTCCAGCCTCTATTTCGTCAAAATCAAAGTCTACAAACTCGCCGTCGTTGTCGGTATCCTGAAGCATATAGTCTTCGGGGGCAAAGAAATCTGAATCTTCGCTGAAATCGAACGCTATGGTATCGTACCGGGTCTTCAGGTCATGATACTCGTGAGACAAATTCGTCGGACGCCGCCTGTACTTCTCGTCAGAGAAATTGCTATTTTTGTAACGATTCTTGTAATTATATCCGAACGAACTGACGATAGCGTGTCCAAATTCGTGTCTCGTCGTGTCGATAGGCGCTCGTTCTGACACCTTGATTGAAACACTCCCCGTTCCGCTACAACTCGCTCGGGATACCTTGTTCCCGATTTTGAAGAGTGACTTGAATGTCTCACGGGCGACGTTCATGTCCTTAAACGAGGGGATAATATCTTCAGAAATATCGTCATTCAGATTTTGCCGCGTAGCCCGACCCATCGTCTCAAGACGAGTATTTTCACGGTAAGAACGTCTCACAGCGTCAATTTGCTCGTCCTTTTCTAAATCCGACCAGCGACTCGTCTCTCGTATTTCGTACTTCCCGTTATCGTCTTGGTCATGCCAGTCTATGTCGTCGTTCGTGATAGTAATAAGGTCGCCAAATCCACGTTGATTCTGAACTTCAAGTTCGACAGCGTTGATTTCACCACCCGCAACGAAGATACTCTCTACGTCCGCGTATTCCACCATGTCGGTGTTTTTGTTGTAGAGTTTGATAGTCTGACCGTAGAACAGGTTATTGTCGAACCAGTCAGCGCCAGCGTGGTCAGGTGCTTCGAGTCCGTCGCCAATCTTGTCGTCCGGCGTGCCAATGAAATCCTCTTCTTCGACTGGCGATTTGCCGTGACCGTCCTGAACCCATATCACACCGAACGCGTCCTGTTCAACAGCAGTTACCTCTCCCTGCTGTAGTTCGCCGTAGTCATCGTAGTAGGCGATTTCGTCACCGGCGGCTACGTTGTCCCACGTAATCTCTTCACTCGTTTCTGTCGTGCCGTCAGGGGCCTCTTCTTCCAACTCCGACAGTGCTTCCGGGTCGCCATGCTCTTCCAGCCACGCCCGTTCTTCAGGCGTCATGCCGTCACTGGGCGGAGCGCCATCACCTGTCCCAACTCGCCCCGGCGGCTCTTCGACGTAGCGAACCTCACCAGTCTCCACCTCTTGCCACCCTTCGCCCCCGTGCGGCCCCTGATACGGAATCCACTCCTTATTCAACGTCTTTACTTCCGTCCAGTTTTCCGCCTGTTCCTCGAAGCCTTTCACTATCGGGCCGGGGGCCTCCTCGGTGAATTTCTTCTCGCCAGTGCTGGCACTAATCCACCCACGTTCGTCGCCGTTGGTGTATGGAACCCACTTTTCAGTACCCCTATCAGAATTAGCGTCAGTACCACCCTCGCCGGGCGACTCGTCTTCCATTTGGGCGAGAATATGTGGGCCGTCATGAGCGGCGAGTAGTTCGTCTTCGTCGGAGAGGTTCGGCGGGTGAACGATACCAGCCAGTTCCTCTTCGCCGTCTACGATTTCGCCGTCTTCGACACGCCCGATTTCGTTGTAGTCCCGACCTTCGAGACGGTAAAACACTATCATAGTTCGAGTTCTCCGTTCTTTGCCGCTTCCGCGTTCCGAGCAACGTTGTCAGCCCCACCGTCTCGCCACATCGGATTCCCACTCCGAACCTTCTCCGTAGTTTCCTCGGTCGCGTTGTCGTGGATATACGCGAGGATTTCGTGTGCTAATGGGTGTTGCGAGTCGTCAAAAGCGTCGGGGTTCCCCTTATCCTCGAACTCTTCACTGGGTTCGATTCCGAGTGCCTGACCGGTACTGACGAGTTTCCCGATAGCGGCGCTCAAATTGCGGCTGTTGGTCATGTCGTACCCAGCAAAGTCCAAGTCGATTGGGTAGACGGTTCCCTCATTATCCGCCATAACGTTATTCGAGTGCATATCTTTGTTGCCAGCCATGACCGCTCCGAACGCCATGTCCATGAACGTCTCACGTTCAACCGGCGTTTCGTAGGCTGACCCAGCGAGTTCACGGGCGAACTCGTTCCAAATTCGTGGGTCGGGTTTATCATAACGGATTTTGGCGACAGCCACCCAGTCCTGTGAGTTCTCTTCGTCCAAATTGTCGTCACTGTGGAAGATTTGTTTCGTCTCGTTGTGGTCTTCCCAGCCCGGATATACCGTTTCACTGAACGCTTGTTGTACGTCTTCGACCGTCGCACCAACCGACTCTACAATATCCGTATCAGGCGGGCCGTCCGGCAATTCCATGTCCTGACTCGGGAACGTCTCAAGGAACTGGTCAGCGAGTATCGCGTCGTTGGGAGCGCCCTTCACGCTGAAATACTCGTCCATTGAGTACGTGTGGTCGGGAACCTGAATCGACTCGTTGTCTTGAGCCAGTTCGTTCTGAATCCCGAAGCCAGTCATAGCCCGTTCGGCCTCTTCGGACGTTTCCATGTGGTCGTTAGACACAAGTCGGCCCGTTTCCTTATCCTTGATTCGAGTGACGAACGCCCTACTACCGTCCGGCCAGTCCGCAATGAACATGGCCCCGGCGGAGATTCCGGTGTTCGTCCCGGTTTCTGATAGGGCTACCACCTCGTCGGGTTCACCGTCGAAGTCGTGGATTCCTTTGAGATTGAATGGAACACCGTCACCCTTCCACTCGTCCACCGCGTCCTGTAACGAAGCGATAGACACGAACTCGTCTTCGTGAGCGAATTTGGCGGCTTGTTTCAGCCACTCTTCCGGGTCGTCCATCCTGTCCATATCCTGACGAACAGCGAAACTCGGGTCGGGGGTTTCGCCAGCAAAGGCTTCGTTAACAATACGTTCCGCCCGGCTCTTCCCGATTCCAACAGAACGCCCTCGAAGTTCTCGCTTGAATGATTGCCACGTCGTGTCGTCTTCAGACCCACGAACGTCGATGATAGCCTGAATTATGTCGTCCGGGTCGTCAGCGTCGTACCCACCCTCTTCGATTTCGTTTTCAAGCACGCTCACAAGGTGGGGTGCAAAAACCATTCGGAACGCGGCGTTCACGTCGTCAGCCGTGACTCCGACACGCTGTGCAAAGTTCTCGTCCGGGGGTTGTTCGTTGTCTTCTATCTCTGGAATCCCACGGAAGGGACTATCCAGCACTTCGTAAGCGCCGTTATAGAACTGGTCAACCTCGGCGTAGTGAGTAATGTTACTCGGGTCAACGACCGTGTATCCCTCGTTGGTTTGCACCTTCACCGCACCCCGGTCGTCGGCGTGTCCTTCGACCATAGCCACTCGCTCTTCACCGTCAGAATCCACAAAGTGAACGAGATTCCACGGAATGTAATCTGAATAGACTCCGGGGGCGTCACCCCACTCTTCGTCACCGTGAAGACTCGGTGGTTCGACCGCCATAGTCATATCCGCATGAGCGGCTATGTCGTCAGTCAGAACTTGACGACCGTCAGCGAGAGTGACGCCTGTCTTCGCACTATCCCAACTCTCGTCACGAATGAATGTCGCACTCTCGAAACGGCCCACTTCCGACTCGCCGTTCCGATTGACGAAGAGAAGAGCGTCTTCCTCTTTCATGTCAATCGGGTGTGGAACGTCTTCGTTCCACTCCGCGCCCTCAATCTCCGGCCAGCGTTGTTTCCAGTGGTCGGCCTCATGTCCGTCCGCTACGTCACCGGGTGGCTCTTGTTGGTATCGCACCTCGCCGGAACCGACCTGTTGCCACCCCTCGCCTTCCTGTGGCCCCTTGTACGGAATCCACTGACCGTCGTCTTGCTTGAGAAGGTTGCTGGACGGCCCCTGACAGTCCACCAGCGACGTTTGTGTCTCTTCGAGTCCGCTGGTGGGGCCTTCACTCTTCAGCAACTCACTCACGCGGGCGCTGGCCCCCCTGTAGAGGAACGCACCGGTATCACTGTCGTACCAACCGACTTTCCCGAGTCGGGGTTCGGTGAGCCAATGAGTTCTCTCGGTATTCTCAATAGGGGTACTGTGAGGAACGTGGTGTGTCTCTTTTGCGGCGCGGCGACCTTCCATTTTCTCTTGAAGGCCGGGGTCGTAGTCTAAGCCGTCCACGTCAATCGCCATAGCCAGCATATGCGGGCCGTCCAGATACGTCAGTATCTCGTCCACGCTCCGCTCTTCGAGGAACCGAGTAGCGATTTCAGCAAAGTCTTCGTCACCCCGAATCAGGCGTCCGTCAGGGCCTACGTCAGCCTTTGCTTCCAACTCGCCACCGTCACGGTCGTAGACTCGAACAATTTCTGTCATTCGCTATCACCGTCTTCCAGCCGCTCGTCCAGTTCGTCCATGAGCGCGTCAATCGGGTCAGGTGGGTCGCCCTCTTCGTCGCCCCCACTGTCGATGATTTCTGTTATCTCACCGGGGTTGTGAACGTTCCACCGCTCACCTTCACCGAGAATCGCACCGTCTTCGAGGGCGGTCACTTCAACGTGGTCGTCGTATGTCTCGGTAATCTCGAACTCTTGACTCCTTTGCTCTCGGTCGTCTTCTGTCACCTCTACGACCTGACCCTCGCGGAAATCACTCATTTCGTCGTATCCGTTTACTCCCAACACGTCAGTTGGGTAACGCTCGAAGTAGTTCTGGTTCTCAATAGCCCTAACGTTGGCTTCAACGTTCCGACCGATTGAGTGTGTAATGTCGCTCTTTCCGGCTTCAGCGATTTCCTTGGCCTCTCCCGTCTCACCCATTTCAGCCACCCGACGTTTCGTGGCTTGCTTTATCTCGTCAAAGTCGATAGTATCACCACCGTCCATGCGGTCAAAGAGTCGTTGCATACGGGGAAATAGACCCATGAACCCATTCAAATCAGCGTTATACCGATTGAACGTGTGGTCGGCGCTGTGGTGAAGTTCAGCACCAGCCAAGTCCATGTCAACTGGAACGAACTCGCCGTCGTGGATGAATACGTTCCCTTCGTGAATGTCCCATGCACCGAGAACAGCCGCCGCCGCTCCGAGTTCAGCGAATTGCTCTACGGGATTGTCAAGGTCATTTTCGACGTGAAATTCGTCAGCAGTATCACCGGGGGCCTCTTCGACAGCCCAAAACTCTCCCGGTTCATGGTACGAGTCAGGGGAATCAAAACCCGCCGCTTGGAATCCGTTCGACCCGAGAATCTGTCGGTTGGCGTCGGCGTCGTCTTGTGCGTAGGCCCCTTCCCGATTCCGGTTGGTGTTCGTGATATACAGGTCGCGCTTGTTCCCGTCTTCGTCGGGGACACCTTTCGCAACGAACATGGAACTAGACGACCGCCCGGTCTTATCGGTGTACTTATCCAGTTTCCCCACCTCGTCGGCATTCTGTGGGTTCATGTGTTCCGGCGCGTTCGTACTGGTTTGACTAAACGGCTTGAGAATGCCTTCGAGAGCACCGTTGAACGCTTCTATCTCGTCGTACATCTTATTCGGGTCGTCCCCGAACTGGTCTTCCATAGCCTGTGCGACAGCGGGAATCGGGTCGTGGTCATTTAGCGGAAGTTGGAACCCGGAAAGCGACGTGTGATTGAGCGCGTCGAAAACGTCACTCTCTGTAATATCGCCTTCGTGGCCTTCGGGTACTTCTATCGCGTCTTCACCAGTCAGATTCTCGTCTCGCCACTCGGCCCGTTTGCTGTCTTTCCACGCGTTCAGGCCAGCGTTATCCAGCACGTACTCTGCTGGCATATCCGCGTCTTCGACCATTTCGTAAAGGTCTTGACGAAGTTCCTCTTCGGTCAGGTCGGTATCGTCCTGAACTTCACGCACCGCTTCACTGATATTCAGTTTGTCGCGGGTTCCCATGTCGGAGTTATCTTCGACCAGCATGGCGAGTTCGTCCATTTCCTGACGCTGGGCGAACTTCGCTTCTCGCCGTCCAAGCATACTGTCTACTAAATCGACTATCGCACCTTCCGGCGCGTCCCCCAAATGCTGATTGAACCGTTCTTCTCGGTGCTGAAGACGACCCCATACGTACCCTGCTTCGGTGTCTATATCGGAGTTCATGGCTTCAGCGGCGTCCTGAACCCGCGCTCCGATACGACCCATATCCTCGTCAGAAAGACGTTCTGAAAGGAACTCGGTAAGTGCGTCAGCGCCGAAATCGTCAGTCCAGTAGTTCTCTTCGACACCTTGGGCTGTCTCTCCCGGCGGTCGTTGCTGGTATCGCACCTCGTCGTCACCGACACGTTGCCATCCTTCACCACCGTCAGGCCCGACGTATGGAATCCACTCGTTCTCCTGCTTCGAGAGCCACACGTATCCTCGCTCCGCGAGTATCTGATTCTCTATACGCTGGCTCATTAGTCAGTCGTCCCCGTCGAACACTACTTCCGAGAGTTTTTCCGCAATATCGCCCGTCACGTCACCAGTATCGACGCTCTTGGGGACACAGTTCGGAACCGTTTCGCCGTCTTGTTCCTTCGTGCCAGCCATTTCGTAGCCTTCCCAGCATGGGTCGTCTTTCTCTTCCCACGCACCGTCCGTGATTTTATCACGAACGTCTTCCATCCGCTCCCACCACTCATTCTCGTCGTCAGTGACACGAACCTTGTCGTCTTCCACGTCTACGACTTTTACTTCGGTGTCGTTGATTTCACTGTAAAACGATACGCCTTCGATTTCTTTGAACAGGTCAGTCTTGTTCATAGTACCCCTATCAGATTTTCCGAGTCCGCCCGCGTCCAGTTCGAGTCGGTCGCCCTTTTCGACACCAGCCGCTTCACAGTAGCCTTTCGGGAGTTCAACCGCGTACTTCGAGAAGGCCGTCGTACCTTCCTCGTCCGGGTTAGCCGAATGCACCTTCGTCACCTCGCCTTCGGCGTCAGCGAACACCATGTCGATACCGAAGTTCATGTCGCGCATGACCAGCCCGTGTTCTTTTTCCATCGGCCACACGAACATCATGCCCTCGTCCTTCCCGAGTTCGTCGCGGTCACTCAAGCCCTTGTACCGGTGAGCGTCGTTCTCCGCTACTTCTACCTCAATCGGATTGCCAGCGAGAGCGATTGTGCGGGTCATTGTGCCACCTGTGATTCCAGATTTCGGTGGTGCTTTCGACACACTGTTACCAAATTGTAAAGCCGATTCGCTTTACGGAGTGCTTCGGTTTCGTCTTCGTATTCGTCCAAAAACCACGACCTTGGGGTCTTATGATGGACACTCAATTCTCTCCCGTATTCCTCTTTGTGAGTCTCATTATCCATTTGACAGACCCGACATTGCCGGTAATCCCTTTTCAGCGCTTTACGCCTTTGAGTAGCCCAATTCGGCCCAGTCCGATTACACCTTCCACCATTCCAGCGTGGATTTTCGTCACCGACCATTCCGTCATTGCCCCTATTAGATTCGCCTATCTTTTCAGCCCATTCACATTCACGCCCTTCCATTTGTTCCGATTGCCAGTTATACCGACACTCTGAAGAGCAAAAATACTCTTCTCGGTAATTGAGTTCATAATCGGAATATGTAGTCAAATCTCCACACCAATGACACTCTACCTCGGTTGTTGCGATAGATTCGTCATGTACCCGAGTGTGGTGTTTCTTCATTCCTGACTCTGTAGGCAACCCGTCACCACAAGTAGGGCAATTGAATGTCATTGTTTTGCTTTAACCATCAACTCATAAAGATACTCGGTTGTATCCTTCGCCCGCTTCTCTTTCATCCAGTAGCCGTAGTGTTCTTCCTGAAGGTCGCTGAAGGTCTTCTCGCTGTCCTGTGCGAATTTCTGAACCGTACTGGCGTCCACACCGAGGTTCGAGAAGTTGTAATTGTACGCCTTCTTGGCCTGTTCAGCAAGGTCGTCACGGCTGGTCGCCCCCGACTGGGCGTCCATTTGCTCTTCGATATGCTCGAAGATATTGATAGTGCCACCCGAACGGCCACTGTACGACCCGTTCGAGAAACCACTATCGCTAGTGGTCACGCTGTTACCACCGCCACCGTCACCACCACCGTCTTGCATTTGAATTGGATTGTCTTGACTCGGCCCGTTCGGTGTATCGGGAGCGCCACCTTGCGGGTCGGCTTTGGGCGGAGCGCCGCCTTCAGGGCCACTCCCACCACCGGCGAGTAGGTTCGTAGGCCCACCGCCGTCGTCACCACCGCCCATCATATCTTCCATGCCACCCATACCTTCCTCGCCCTCGGCCCCTTCAGGCGGTTCCAGTTGACCGGGTTTCACGTCCAACGTGTCGCGGCGAGTCCATTCCACGTCCGCACCGATTTTCTGTGCGAGTTGGGCGTTCTTGAGTTCCTTCCCGATACGCTCTGCTTCGGCCACTTCGTCTTCCTCTTCGATTTCGTTAACTTCCTTCTCCCAGCCCTCTACCTGTATTTGAGACAGGAACGCGGGAAGGAAGGTGTCGTCGTACAGTTGCTTCAGCCGCATGGCCGAGCGGTTGCTGACGATGATTTCCATAGATTGCGACAGCCCGGAGTTCTCGGGGCTGGCCTTCTGGAAGATAGCCGTCACTCCGAACTTCGCGGAGATACGGTCAAGGAACCACTCACGCATTTGCATATGTTGCATTTGCGCGGGTTCTTCGAGAAGCGGTTGCCACGTCAGCGGTTGGCCCTTCCCCTCGGTGTCGTCAATGAACGTCGGAATGTGCTGGGGGTCATTCTTCAGTTCTTGCATTTGCTGTTGGTTCCAACTCCGAACGGACTCGGCGTTGGACGACCGAACCACCATAGCCCCACGCGGGGCGCGGCGTTGCTGGTACGCCTCTTTGTACCACTTGTCCATCATTTCGATAGTGCGGGCCTCTTCCCACAGCGTAATGATGGGGGACATTCCGTAGAACTTCGAGGGTTCGTACTCGCTGGCGTGAGCGAACTCGCCCCGGATATACCACTCTACGGCGTCACCGTTCACCTCTTCGAGACGTTCAGCGAACGCTCGGTAGGTCTTCGCGCCACAGTGCTGGCACTCGTCACCAGCCTTGTCCGGTGTGTAGTGTTCCTTCGTAGCCCGACATTCGACACAGACCCAGCGAGCGACACCACGGTCGCCACCTCGGCCCTCGGTGTGTCCACCGATATTCCCGTCTTCGTCAACGATGTATCGCATGAGTTCGGGTTCGCCCCGGTGGACGCCCTTGAGTTCCCAATCTACGATATTACCGTTGTGGTCAGTCCAGTATTCGCGCTGGAATAACATCCAGCCGTCGTCAAACGACTCAATGTCCCACGCCACTTCCTTACACACTTCGAGGAAGGTCTGACCGACCGAGTTCTGTTCGTCGCCTTCGAGGAACGAGTCAGTTCGACCCCGCATATTCGCGGCGTCGAAGTATTTCTGTGCCTCTTCTTTCTCTTCCTCGTCGGGGGTGCTGAACGCGGCCATTTCCCCACAGTCGGGACAGGGACGAATCTTCGAGAAATCCAAGTCTTCTTCTTCGATTTCGTCACCGTCGTCACCGAGCATACCGGTGAACGGCTCTATCGTCTCGAACGTCTCGCCACAGTCCTGACACTCGGCTATGTACTCCTTCTCCCACTCCGTGAATCCACGCCGGAAGGTCTGATTCACCTTCTCTTCAATAGCGTTATTCACAAGCGATTGCTTCCGCCGCATTTGGTAGATTGCCTGTGGCGGAACCTGACGGGCGTAAGGCGGTTCAGCCTCTTGCCCTCGGCCACCCATACCAGCACCCCCACTGGGGTAGCCGAACTTTTGCATTACGCTTGCGACACGATTCTCGAACCCTTGCTTGAGCGCCTTGGTGATTCGGTTGTTGGTAATCCGTGACATTTTAGTTACTTTCCTCTATTGACGGCTGATTCGGTACGAATTGAGTCACGGCTTTAGAATCAGCCCGACTCAAGAGTTCTTCAACACGTCCGGCGTCAGCGTGTCTATGACACGAAGCACAGAGCAAAACCGCGTTGTCCATCGTGTGCGCGTCACTCGGGTTCTCGAACGTAGCCACTTTCCGAATGTGGTGGCATTCGAGTCGGTGTTCCGTCCCGTCGTGACCGCAAATCTGACACACAGTATCCCTATTACGAATCTTACGCCGAAGATTCTTAAAGCCAGCCCCATATCCCTCAAAATCACGACGTTCGGGGTGGTCGTCACACCATTCTGACCAACACTCGGTTGAACAAAACCGTCCTTGAGTCTCTTTGTCGTAGTATTTCTTCTCGAATGTATCACCACACTGTTCACATTCTACGTGAGCGTCAGGGTCATATGACCCGTGGTCTTCTCCTTCAGGGAACGTCTGATAGCCACACTCGGGAGAACAGGTTTTTGTCTCTCTTGACGGATAAAACTCGAACTCTTCACCGCAAACTGGACATTCTTTGCTATTCATGGTCAGAAAGTTCCGTCATTCATTATCTCCCCCCACTGCTCCATTTCTTCCTTGCTCATAGTGTTGCCTTCGTCCACACTAAAGACAAGGTAGCGCATGGCGTCAGCGCCGTGGTCGTTCTTTTTCTTCGGTTCGTCTTTCTGGTCGTCGTCCTTCCACACGTAACCGGGGAGTTCGTCAGTCGTGCGAGTCGGCTTGTCGTCCAGTTTCAGGCGAGCGTCGGGAGCGTGCGTCCGAGCATTCGCCATGAAGTACATTCCCGGCTCACCACGGTCGTCTGTCCGAAGGCGGCCCTTGACCGCCTGAATACCGGGGGATACGTCCTTCTTCGCGTTCGCGGCGTACACGCCAGCCTTCTTGAGCGTTTCAACGCCCTCGGCGTCGTGGTCAGTGTACGTATTCTCTAAATGCCATTCGTCGTCTGTCTGTTCGATAATGCGGTCAGCGGCGTCTTCGACCAACAGTTCCGTCTCGTACAGTTCACGGAACATATACAGTTGGTCGTCCGGCGACCGCGCCCACCACTGACAGACGAACGGGTTCCGATACCCAAGGTCGATAGTCCGGTACACTTGCCAGTCCGGTGGCGGAGAGTACCAAATCGACTCTTCCTCGTCAAAGGTACGCCGTTGCTCAATGACCCAGCCACGCGGAATCTGGTCGGGCTGTAGAATATGGGTATTGGGGTCGTATTCGCTGTAAATTGCACCTTCCGCCCCAATCCATTTACCCTTGAAATACCGCTCGTAGTACATCCCCGAGAGATTCCGCCGCATTCGTTCGATGTATTCCTCGGGAACGTGGGGGTTGTCTTCGACGTTCATCTTGACAACCTCGCCCTTTCCTTCCTCGAAGAACATTTGATACATCCAGTGCTGGGGACTGGCCGGGTTCGTCGCGGTGAAAATCTGACGGAAGGGAACCTCGTAGAACTTTCCGAGTTGTCGCTTCCCCTTGTAACGGAGTCGGCCCTGAAGTTGTGACCACTCCCCGCGTGAGAGTTCCGTTCCCTCGTCCACGAAAATCCACCCGTATGCGTGCGACCCAATCTTCCGGGGAAGGTCGTCGTCAGACGTACTCTTACCGGAGTCAAGGCCGTGATAGTGAATTTGCGAGAGAATGGGTTCACCGTCGTCGTCCGTGACGCCAGTGCGGTGTTTAATTTCGTGATTCCCCTTATTATGGCCGTCTTCGGGAATGTGCGATTCAGGGATTACCTCTTCGAGTAGCGTCTGTTGTATCGTAGACGCACGCACGTCGGAGAAGTGCTTCCGAACAATCAACCCCCGGTTGCCGGGATACATCATGTTCATCATATAGCCCTTCTCACATCCGATACGGCTCTTTCCGGCCCCGAACGAACCCGACAGAAGAACCTGACCAGCCGTCGAATGAAGGAACTGTTTCTGCTTCGGCAAGGGTTCAAACTCGCGTTGCGGCAAATCGTTTTGAGCGCTCATGGGCCGGTAAGTCGTATAAAGGTTTGACAGACAGTGGTTTAGTCCTTGTGTTCAGTAGGGGTATTAGAAGTTACGGCGTTCTTGAGCCTTTATGTTTCCCTCGGATTTATGCCGCTGATAGGCATACTGTGATACAAGAATGCCCAACGCCGCACAAATCGAATGGCCCCAAGGCAATCCGCTCTTTCAGGTTCAGTGGCGGGCTGTCGCTGAATCGCTGGCCGGAAACGGGATACAAGAACCGAGTCACTTGGCTGTCACGGCCACAGCCAACGCGCTCGAAATCCAAGTCGATACAGGAACCGCGTTTTACATCGGACAGGAATACACACTCGGTTCCGCGAGTACGTTCACACTCTCTTCAGGCGATTCAGACGACCGGTGGGATACGGTGTACTTCGATACCGCCACATCGTCCGCTGGCGTCCGTGAAGGCACTGCTGGAACCTCGCCCGAACCCCCGGACGTTCAGGGTGACGAACTACTCCTTGCTGTTATCTATGTCCCTGCTGGTGCTACCGACGTTCCCGACGCTGATATACTGAATTGGCGAGCGCAATTCTCGAACGAAGCAGAAGAGATAAACTACGACGACAGTTCAGGAATCTACGGAATCAACACCGTAGACGCCGCCCTTGACGCACTACAATACGCCGCTCAAATTTCAGCATATCCACTGGAAATTGGCGACCTGAACGCGCCCTACGCTCCGACGAATATTGCGAGCGTCAACGCATACCCGTTCGCAAATTCTGATTTAGCAAATTCTGCAATTACTGTCAATACGGGAAGCGGTCTGACAACGACCAATGCTTCCATTGGACTCGGTGGAAGCGCGGATATTGCTATCCCGTCCGGTGGAATTACCACGACAGAACTCAATAACCCCTACGCTCTTCCTACGATTTCAGACATGGACGCGGCGGGTAACGACTTGACCGACTCTGCTGTCGGAGCGACCATTTGGGACACGTCCGAAGGACACATCCCTCGTCCACAGATTGACGACAACCGCGTGACAGTCGGCCCTCTCACTTCCAATCATACAACAAGCGGAGAAGAAGTAGCCTTGGTGGATACCAGCAGTGGGGCATTCACACTCACTCTCGCTTCGGCTGACGTGGAAAATGGAAATTATGTGACTGTCGTTGACGTAGCCGGAGCGGCTGAAACGAACAATGTGACGATTGAAACTGAAGGAAGCGAAACTATCGACGGCGTTTCCTCAAAATCACTTTCCAGCGACTACGGGGCTGTAATTTACGTTTCCAACGGAACTAATTGGTTCACTGCTGGCGGAAGTGCCGTAGACTCCTCGGGAATCTCTATCGAAGACAGCGGTACAACGATATTGAGTTCATCCGGCGGCATTGACTTTGGGAACGAACTTGCTGTTACTGACAACGGTGACGGGACAGTCAGGGTCGATTCCGATTCATCCGGTGTTACTGTACTTGACACCGGTGTATTCAATCACACTGGCGGCTCTTCTACTTCAGAAACCATTGCTGGGGTGACAACTGACCAAACAGAAAATCTCTACGTAGAAGTAGGTGTCAACGCTGACCCGAGTTTTGACGCTAATTACGCATGGGATTACGACTGGGGCGAAGCGTGGGACAATGCCAGCGGGGAAAAAGACGTAACAATTGACGCTTCATGGGATACAGACCCCGGAAGTGGGAACGACGTAGAACTCGATTATCGGGTATATACTCTGGACGTGTCAATCTCGAAATCCCGTGTCCAAAGCCTTGTTGACAGTCCCAACGGGAATATCCCCACTGCTCTGTTGGAAGACACCGAAAGTATAGAAATTTCTGTCCCCGTACCAAACACGGAAACACTGAAAGTGTACCGCTGGGGGGCCTACAAAATAAGCGACGGTACTGCTCCGGCTGGACTCGAAGTACAATTACTCGGTGATTCAGACAACATACAGGCAAGTGAAAATACAGTGAACACAGAAAGCACAACCGGGCCAGTAGTTCAGCACGGGAATGCCAGCGGGAGTCTATCTATTTTCAAACTCCGTATCAATAACAACACTGGAAACGGTTACACAACTGACGGGATTGGTGGCCTATTCGCGTATGTGGTGGAATAATGACGGGAATAGATACTGACGGACGAGGGTTTCTGATTGAGGGACGCGGAGTTAACGCTGGGCGACTTGTTACAACGGGTTTCTTCGACGGCTTCGAGGATGGCGATGTTTCAGAATGGAATGTAAACAATTTCGTGGCTGATAACAGTCGCTCAAATAACGGTTCGTGGTCTGGTTTAGCAACGTACAATTCCAGTACCAATCTCAATGGTGTTGACAATCCGCAAGCAACGAGGCCATTAGGCGGCTCTGTTTCCGAGGGTACGCGGACTGTCACATGGGACTGGTTTGAAACAGATAACGGGAACGGTCACGTCATTGGACTGGAAGATTCATCAGGAACTCCTATCTGTGCTTTCGGTTCAGACAATCCACAGTGGGTCGTGTACCACGGTGGGGGTTGGTCAACAGTCGATAGTTCTTCTTCGTCAGGTCGGTGGACAGCAATGACTATCAATCTGAATTTTGACACCGGAGAATTTGATTACGAGTTCCGCGACGACGCTGGCGTTACTCAATCAGGTTCACTCAATTTTGCCAATCCTGTACCATACGAACAAGTAGCACTTCGACCGCACTCGTCGGGGGGTAAAAAACCGTACACCGGCGACCCGACAAGCAATAACAATATCGAAGTATGGGTGGACGATATAGATGCCTGATTCAGACTATGTGTTCGAGAAAGGAGAACCCATCTTCGTTGGTAGTCACGGCGATACAGAATACGTTTTCGAGTCGGGAGTCCCCGTAAGCAATACAGGGGACGAATCATCGTTCGTTTTCGAGTCCGGTATAGGTCTTGGTG